ATTCCAAAAGCATTTGGGTCTGTACAATTATAGCATCGTCTTCCTCTATAATCTCTAGAGCTGTTAAAATGGAACTGACTTCCATCTTCAATATCAACGCGCCAATTTACATTAAAATTCCCACTGCCTTCTAAAACGATGGCATCATTATAACCGTCCCATTTACTAGGCTCTGCTAGCCCAAAAACAACCAAATTAAAGCCTGTTTCCCATATACCTGATAAGGACCCACGAGAATCAAGTAATACGTTCCACGAAGCACTGTTCTTATCAATCCAAGCGCCACGAACCTTAGGTCCTGTCGCAGGGTTGTTACCTGAAATAGTTATACTAGCGTTCCAGACGTTTCTTCCAATCATGCTGGACATCATAAATGGTGTTCCCAACCTTAATTTTGCTCCGGCTGCAATCATTGAAGATTCTCCTGTTACAGCCTTGGCTGAACTTCCTACATTAGGACCCGTTACTGCCATGATATCTCCTTAAAGATGGGGCCGAAGCCCCATGTCATTATTTAGATTTAAGTTCTTCAATTTCTGCTTTAAGCTCTTTAACAGATTCGACTAATAACGCAATTACTGCATTATAGTTTAAACGAAGTAATGCATCTTTATCGTTATCAGTTGTAACTGCTTCAGGAAGAACTTCCTGCACTTCTTGCGCGATAAGACCTGCCGATGGTTTAGTATCACCGTTTGGAAGCTGTAAATCATAAACATTACCAGATAGCTTCGACACTTTATCAAGAGCGTTATCAATCTTAGCAATATTTGATTTCACACGACGGTCAGAACGAATTTCAACGTCCCAGAAATTACCAACACCTTCAACGCGTAGATTAGCAGCACTACCCCAGATTTTTACCCCAGTATCTGTAAGTGCTAACCACTGGTCAACTCCAGAGGCGTTATAGAAATGCCATCCAGCGCGAACATATTCACCCGACTGCCATGCGTTAAAGCTATCGAAAACCGTATCACCGCGCTGTAAACGTATTCCATTTACAGTGTTTGCATTATCTGTGTTTCCTGGTGCTAAGTGGGCTAATTGCAGATATCCATCATTTCTGAATACAAGCTCTCGACCACTTTGGTTACGGATAATCATGTCACCATTTTGACCGTTAGACCAGATAACGCCTCTGGTGTTACCAGCTGAATCGCGGAACCAGTAGTTAGAGTTTGTACCAGCTGAACCTGCATCACAGTAAACATTACCATTTTTAGCAAAAAGACCACCAGCGTTGGTTGTGTCAGCGGCGACCAAGTTTCCGCTAGAAACTTTAAGACTGCTACTAACATCTAACCCGCCTCTTAGAGTACTTTTGCTATCAACTTCTAACTGCCAGGTTTTTAATCTGGTGCCAGTTACGTCAAGGTTACCGGTTACAGTACCACCCGCTAACGGAAGATAAGTATCACCAGCATTACTAATAGCAGAAGCAACCTTGTCATCAACATATTTCTTGTTGGTCAGGTGCGAGTTATCAGTAGGAGCTTGACCTGCAATAACAAACTTACCAGAAGCGACGTTGATGTTTCCATCAGCATTAATCACACCGCTGAAGCGGGAATTGCCTTTAACTATCAAGTCTGAGTTCAAGTTAGTATTACTTGTTACTGTAAGCTGCCTGTTAATTTGGGCATTTCCGTAAACAGTTTGGTTTCCGCTAGCATCAACTTTGAATATATCGCTAAACGTGTCAGCAGGATTAATTTGGTTGTTGGTATTTGCAGATACCATAACGGTAAATGAGTTAGATTTACCGATAGCCATTTTCCTGGCATACCGTTTTTCTTGACTAAACCAATATCAGAGTTTTTGCCAAGAACGATCATTCTGTTATCTTCAGAAACGTTCAAGTTGCCTGTGATTTTCGAGTTCTGGGCCTCGAACTCACCACCGACTGTCATTTTACCGGTTTGATCAATAACAGTTGATTGGCTTGCAGTGTCGCCATTTGGTCTTAAATGAATTGCTTGGCCTGCTTTTGCATAGATTACAAAAGCACCTGCAGTGTTTGAACGAACAGCAGGGCCTTGCGCCCATTCAAGCATCGTCTCGTTATTGCCATATGCTTTGGCTCTAATTTCAGAATTAGATGTATCACCGTAAGGACGAAAAGCAATATATTTCGCAGCTGCTGGTGCTGTAGTAGAAGCTGACATAATTAATGCGCCAATACTACCACCTTGAGCTTCCCGAATTATAGCACCATTCTTAAACGTGACTACCGGATCATTATTTCCAACACCGTTAACAATTAATCCGCCAAACGTCGCAGTTTGCCCTAAACCTAAGTTAAAATTATTACGAGCATCAGCTGCAGTATTAGCCCCAGTACCACCAGACGAAATTGGTAAAATACCGTTAGTGTTTGATGTAGTTATTACTTCTTCCCACGGCGTCCAATTGACAGCAGTCGCAGAAGTAGTTCCTGTTCCAGCACCATATCTAAAGTAGGTTTTATTATTACGTCCAGATATAAACGTTTGTTTATTACGGAAATCTACGCCCGCTGCTGATCTCATCTTTTCAACAATAAGAAGGAAATCACCATTCAGATTAGTCAATGCAGGAGGCATTCCAGTAATATTTGCGCCAGGACCTTGAGCTAAGCATGAATAAACCCTACGAGTACCAACGTCGGATGAATTCAAGAAAAGATCATCAATAGACAACGTTCTTCCACCAATGTCTTCAGCGACTTCCGGACCGAGATAACCTCCGGTCATGTTAACTCTAACCATTCCAATACTGTTTTGGTCAAATACTAAAGCATTATCCGTTTGGTTATCACCGGTTCCCCAACGAAGAGTTCCATCTTTAGCTAAACCAAGTTTACGTTGAAGAATTGGATTGACACCAGTTAATCTGAACGCTATTGATAAGTTTGCATCAGTATTTCTTTCAAGAACTAATGGTGTATGCTGAACGCCTTTAATGTATATAGCCTGGGCTCCAGCATTTGTATCAGATTGGTAGACATTTAACCTGCCAGTCATGGTGTCACCCGATTTGGATACTTTGCTATTAGCAGTTCCGGTTAAATTACTTAAATAATTGTTTAAGTTTCCACCGAATAAAGTACCACCAACGATGTTTCCATCAGTCTGGAACGTCACAGCTTTAGATATGTCAGAAGGGAATAATACTAAATCCCCAGTGTTTCTAATTTGCGCCAGATGACGCATGTTGCTCGTATTACCTTCATAGTTCCAAAAATCAAATCCGCCAGGAACAGTTGAAGTAGTTGAACGATGGTTAATAAAATCAGTACGACCTGACCCGTTTTCTTTGTTCCAAGATATGTATGCACCTTGAGAAGGTGGAACATACGCTCCACCGCCACCGGATAGTTTTAACACCCTACCACTGACGGTATTAGCAGTAATATCACCACTGATTGTAACATCAGCTCCAAAAGTACCGCCACGAGATTTAGATACGAAGTCGTTATCATCGGCATTCGGTTTATTTGACGTTCCGTAAAGCATGTTATAGCTTACTTTACCATCTGCCAATCCGCGGTCATTTATAGCAAATACTCTGACATTACCGGATGAATAATCGATATTAAGAGCAGCCATTGTATCGCCGGCTCTAGAAAAGAATCCTGCTCCATGCGAATAATAAGGAGACCCGGTATACTCAGCTTTCCCATTTACTGTCTTAACGTTAGCCCTAAATGTTGTACCACCAATAGCTTTAAGGCGATTCATTAAATCGACATCGGATGTAATATCAACAATTGATTTTCCGCCGCCGCCAACACCAAAAGCGCCGACTTCCATCACGTTTCCGCTAGATTCACCGACATCACGAACAGCTGCAGTTCTAAGACCCAGGTTATTTCGAGCGTCTCCTACGTTAGTAGCACCTGTACCACCACGGTTAACCGGAAGAGTACCGGTAGTATCGCTGAAATCTGGTTTTGAGATACTATCAAAACCTGTTTCATTGAAACAAGAATGCTTCCAGATGGTGTAGTAGCACCAGTATCTTGGCCAGTTTCATAGATAATTACTTTACCGCTATCTTGTCCGTTGTATCCAGCAGTGTTTAGCACTGTAACATAAAGTCCATTTCCGTATCGAGGAACTTTAGCGTAAAAATCAAATGAAGCCTCTGAATCTGTAGCAGCATCATTTTTAACAACGTAATACTCTGGAACGTTTCCTTTATTAGGAGAACCAATCCTGCGCCATTCAACCCAATTATCTAAATTGCTAGTGCTCCAAGATGTTAAATTGCGACCAGATAACGTGATAAAATCAACATAATGCCTTCCGTGTCCAGAATCAATGCCACCTGTAATCATTAAATCTAACTGTGAAGACGCAGCACCTGGGTGTTTAATTGTAGCTACTTTAACCCAGCGTGGAGTTCCAGCGGTTGCAGCAGAAATTACGTATTGCCATGCCTGACGGTTGTTTTCTACATTCGTCAGAAGAGTACCGGATTTACCAGGACCTCTTCCGTTCATGGCATAATAAACCTGGGAATTTCTGAACGTCAGATTACTGTCATTGGTTAATTGAAGAACACCTACACCTCGTTGGTTTTTAATATAGACGTCGTTAGAGCCTACACCCATTTCAAGGACAAGTGTACTTCCACTGTTAATTTTAACAGTCTTATTGGTAGATAATCTTAAATCACCCGGAAGAGTAGTATTACCTGAACCATCAAGCAAGACTAATTTTCGGGCTTCAACATTACCTGCGCCACGTTGCACAAATTGGATGGTTTCAGCACCATCGTCAATAGTACCGATTTCAAGAATACCGCTATTGCTTGTACCACCGGCGCCGATGTACCAGCCATCGTTAGTAGCGCATTTGCCGACGATATGACGAGTTATTTCACCGCTCAAATCAGTAGTTTCAAACTAATTGCTTTATTCGGAGAAATAGTTACGTTATCTTTTAATGTAGTGGTTCCATCTACATTAAGATTACAGCGGTGTCTAAGAAAGGAACACCTTTACCACGCCTAGCACTGAACCAGATTGTACGTCCCTGGACCCCATCACTTGTACATGAGTTCCAAATACCGATGCCGTACCATGAACGCAAATCCATGTTAGATTTTTCTCTGGTATCTCCATCTCCGTTACCAGAATACAACCCGTTCAGGCTTGAACCGCCAGAAAACGTTGCGGAAATCTTAACGCCAGCTTTAAATTCGACTTCTTGTTGGAAACCTTGAGAACCTGTGCCACCGTTAGCTTTAGATACGAAGTCGTTATCATTTGCTTGAGGTTTATCTATCTCAGTATAAACCTTTTTACCTCTATAAGTTAGGGAGTTTCCTGCCGGCACAAGAGGAAAAGTACCTGCGTGCCAAATAGGATTTCCACCAACTGTTGAACCTGCTTTTAAATCGGCCATAGTTTATCCTCTTATATATTTTCTATTTATACGAAAAAAGGAAGCCCGAAGGCTTCCTTAGTCTGATGTTTCTCTGAACGATTGAACTGGAATAACACCGCTCGGATCGACTTTTGAATTTGGAAGTTCCATAATCATAGTGGTTCCTCCTTCAACGCCTTTATTCATTCTTATGCCATTCACACCAAATTCTTGAACAACGCTATTCAGTTTTTCGCTATGAGAGGTTTGAACAAATACAAGGTTTTTGATTTTAGAGTCACCAACTATGGACGTTTTTGGATATCGTGATACCACGATAGTAAATCCATCAGCGTCTGTAGGAACAGCGATAAATCTTTCAAATCTTAGCCACCTGTCAGCTCCATTTTTTGGAACTTCTAATGATACGTTTGAAGATAACAAAGATGTACCCTTGAACCATCGCAAGCTAGCTCTAGTTGTAGAACCCGCATCAAGAAGGCTTTTAGATGCATACATATCACACACTAAAAACACTGAATCCCCAGGAGATAATCCATAATCAGCTATTTTGCTTATAGATTCATTTTGTACTGGGTATCGCTTATATTCATATCCAGTAGAATCCGAGTATTCATTGGTATCTTCAATAGAACGATAAGGGCAGCCTGTATATCCTACATCGCCAACGTTATCATACACTGTATCGACTTTAGCTCTGGAATCTTCTTTGACTACGCCATCATTTCCGTAAAATGACTCAATTAATATACGTCCTTTTGCTGCTCCGAGCACTCCAACATAGGCGGAGTTTGGAAATGATTTAGAAAAGTCAGAACCTGGCCAAGAAGCAGACCACTTGTTTTTAAACCATCTATCTATCAACGGACTAGACTGAAATCGTTCATGCGTCATTATAATATACAATCCCGAAGTTAATCCATTTGCATATTCTACAAACGCTTTGTTATTAGCGTTGTTATCATCAGTGGTAACATCAAAAGTTTTAAAGTTAATAAAACTATTGCCGTTAACCTGAACGACATTAATCCCCCTCCGTAAGGAGGAGGTCATATCAAAGGCACCATTAATATTCAATTCTGGCTTATTAGGAACAGCATTAGAATGTGTAGCATAAGCTTTTAGCCAATACTTCACAGAGTTTGCCTCAGAGAGGATTCGTGTTTCCACGAAATCCTCGCCGAAGGCTGCCATTAAAATTGGTTCAGCCATTAATCACCTACCCATTCAAATTTGAGAGTTTGATTTGGACGGTCTGGCCAGATTTTAACTGGACCAAGCTTAATCCATTCCAAAACTTCAAGGGTTTTAACCTGAGTTGATACTGAGCTTGGAGCTCCGATATCAGCTGCAGTTGGAGGAGTAGCAGATGTAAATACTCGCATCCAATCATCAAACTTATTAAGGTTTGGATTATAAATCCTCATCCACACAGTATGCGCGAAACGCTTATCGGCAGTTTCGGTTGTTGGAGGATAAGGAGTCCAAAGTTGATAAGTATTGTTTGTAGTTACACCAACCTGAGTTAAAACACCGCCAGCAGCAGTCTTTTCTTCATATCCGGTCACTACTAAAGTGCTTGGGTTAGCAGGGTCAATCGGTGTTCTGATTGGAACCATATAACCGCGAAGACCTTTTAGTTTAGTAGCGTCTTTAATTTCAGCAGTCCAAGAACCTTGTCTCATTACAGTTTCATTTGTTGGAACATACCATGATTCAGAACCTGTAATGACGATAGCAGAACCGCTTAAGTTAAGATTGCCGGTCATGGTATCACCAGCTTTCTTAACATAACGACCATCAGCTAATCTTGCATAGTTTTTGGTAGTTAAAATTGGATACGATCCAGTTGAATCCTGTGCAAAAATTTGTGTATCAGCGTCACGGGAACGAATAAATGCGGACTGTGATTGGGCACCGAATATTGAATTCAATCCCTCGACAGCAAGCATCTGAACGTCCTTAACCATAACAGTTCCGCCAACTATTGCATTTCCAGAAGACCTCAGAGTTTTAGTTGACACTTCGTTAGGAACTTCTAACGTACCGTTACCGCCAAATGTGTAGGTCTGGCTTGCAGCAGTAGTTCCTGTTCCGTTTTTTACGCGAACTTTTAAGTTTCCGGCTGAAGCTGTTTGAGGCTCAGCATAAATTATACCACGCTCGCTTCCGTCTCTATTTTGAAAACGAACATGCACATTTCCAGTGTCAGCAGTTGGAGAAATTTTAACTTCACCACCATTAGCATATATAATATTCTGGACAGAAATATTATTGCTAAATGAAGTGTCCTGACTAAATGACCAAGCTCCAGAAATAGTCTGCGCTATATCGCGACGAGCATATTTGTCTGGGGTTTGACCACCTAGCATTCCTGTGTCATAGGCTTTACCAAGACGAGGTAAGTAATGTTTCAACGTGAGGTTCAATTCATACGGAGACACTGCGACGCCCTTAGAGGCATACCCGTTATCCGGAAGAGTTGAGCCATTGGTATCATTACCTTTCCACGTTCCATCGCCTGTAGATAGCCTCACGGTCCCTCTAACGCTGTCTGTAGCTTGCCATGACTCTGTTACCTGAATAGTTTGTTTCAAGTAAGCAGGAGGAACAATTCTATCACTTAATGTGCCTGCATCAACTTGTGCCTGTGTAGCATACTGAGCAAGACCGATAGCTCCTTCAGTTGCTGTTTTAGCATGTAGCGTGGCAGCAGTAACTATTTTCTTGGCATCGGTGCCGGTTCTAACCTCAGCAGCAGTAGCAAGAGTGGTTGTACCTCTTTGAGAAGTACTTGCTTCCTGTATGTTGATGGTATAATGGTCCCAGAGGTTCCCAGTAATAGTTAAGCCAGAACTAGTATTAACTTGGATACGATCAGTATTAGCAAATTTATCGAACAGTAATTTAGGGTTTACCATTACTGTACTTGAAGTACCAGCTTCAAATTCACCCTGGGCACCAGGTGTCGCGAAGCGAGCAATACCAGTACGATCGTTAGTTGCTGTACGGTCATTTAATGTTTTAGGTGTAACTGCTTTATTAGTCACGCCGCCAGCATTAACTTCTGTCTGTGTAGCTATTTGGATTAAACCAATTGCTCCATCAGTAGCAACTTTTTATGCAAAGCTTCTGGTGTAACGACTGTAGGAATATTTGAAGAAGCCGGAGTTCCGTTTCTAACTTCGCTATCAGTTGCTAACCAAACTATTCCTGACTGATTTACAGTAGCTTTATACTCACGAAGAGTTTTTGGAGTAACTGCATTTTTGTAATCAGAATGATCGAATATACCGGTGCCAGCAGAAGAACGATCAGCAGTTGTGTTAGGAGCACCACCAGTTTTTACTAATTGAATAACACCTAACCGTGAATCCGACGTAGTACGATAAAGCAACTTCTTAGGAGTAACAATTGTAAAATCGTCTGTTCCTGCGTCCATTTTAGCATTAGTCGCAATCTCTGCTAAACCTCTACGAGTTTCAGTAGCAGCTCTTTCGTTAAGCTTTTTAGGAGTAACGATTACATTATCCAAGTAAGAAGCAGTTGTTGACTGATTAACTTCGCTGGAAGTTGCAATTCTTGCTATACCAGTTTGGGTTTCAGTAGAACGACGTCCATTTAATGTCTCTGGCGTAATTGCTAATTCTTTTTCTGGGTTTGACTCCGCATTAGCTTGAGCCTGTGTAGCAAGAGCAATAACACCTAATCGAGCTCTAGTTGTATTGTCTTTAGCATCAACTCGTTCTACGGTAGGGTCAGATTCAGTTACAATCCAATAGCTTTTTCCAGATGCTTTATCTTCAATATATGCAAGCCCAAGAACAGGAACATACGACGTAGTTCCGTTAAAGGTAATCGAGCTTGATTGAACCCATGCTGCATCAGGTGGATACTCTGAGCGTTTTGGAAATTGCAGTAAATTCAAATTGCTAGCGATAGTATCACCATCAGAAGCTTTAATTACTACAGTCTGTCCTTTACGCATATAATTCATTGCGATTGTGACAGTATCCCCAACAGCTACGTCTGTAGGCAAAGTAACGTTAATCGTTTTAACGGTACTGTTATCTGCGCCAAATACAGAAATATGCTCATTAGGCATTAAAGTAACATCAGAAGTAATTATTCTTACTCGGGTGCGTAAATCATTTTCAAAAATACGCCAGATTTTGTCAATCGAGTCATATACCAAAAACCCATTACCTGAAGTACGTACTTGAATTTCCGTTTGTCCAGGAGTCCCAATTGAGATAGTTGGGTCAAACGTACGCACAGTCATATGGTTAATTGGCGATGTACCGTCAAGGTCAGTAAAATTGATGATATCGTTTGAATTAGCGAACAACGGCAGAGTAATAAAAATCTCTGAGTTGGAAGTATAACGACGAACTACGTTATCACCTGACTGTACCTGTGTTGGAACAATCCCGTTCGGAACTACCATTTTAGCAGTATCGCCAAAATCGGTTAAACTTGCACGCCATGCGCCATTACTAAACGTAAGCATAATTTGTGAATACGGACGAGTAAGTCTTACTTCACGCAAACGTGTTTCGCCGAAGACAATAGATGCACCAGTATCCTGTGCTTTAATTAAAATTCCGTTATATCCAGGACGGCCGCCAATATCACGAACTACGATGGTATCGCCTTCATCTGGTGCTAACGGAAGCAGTAATGTAGCATTACCTGCAGCGTTAGAATCAACGTTGATGAACTGGCCAGATTGAATTTCAAACTCTCCTTTACGGACGGTATAAATCCAGTTCGGGTCAACACGTAAAGAAGTCCAATTGGCCTGATTAAATTCTCCGGCTGGTTTTGGAATATCTTTATTTGCAATCCAGATACGACGTCCATAAGTCACAGCAAAATCGGTGAGATACCCACGCGTCGGGTCATATTTTTGGATAGTGTTTTCTTGAATAACGTACTCGACGGAGACGCCGTCGGTTTTAACGTTGCGGTCAGCAAGTGCCACATTTATAACTTTATTTCCGCCGGCATCCAAACCGTTAGTTGCACGGAAATGTTGTTTCAGTAAATCGCTCATAGAGTCTCCTATGGGGTTATGCTTCATTATAGAAGTATTTATAATGGCTGTACTAACTAATTGAACGAGGTTCAAATGTCTGATTTAAATTGCTTATTCGCCGAAGAAGACCAAGTAAAAGAAGGTGTCATTCTGATTGACTTGTCGCAAATCGCAATGGCGACAATTCTTCATACGTATAAAGAAGGCGATAAACTAACCACTCCTATGGTTCGTCATCTTATTCTTTCTACTTTAAAATTTAATGCTTTTAAGTGGAAAAAAGATGGATACACTAAAATTGTCATCTGTGTTGATAACGCAGTTAATGGGTATTGGCGTCGGGATGTAGCATATTACTATAAAAAGAACCGTGCTAAAGCCCGTGAAGAATCCAATTGGGACTGGGAAGGTTACTTTGAAGGTCTTCGTACTGTAATTGATGAATTTAAGCAGTATATGCCTTATTATGTCATTGACATTGATAAAGCTGAAGCTGATGACAGTATTGCAGTATTAACCAAAAAGTTCAGTCTCGAAGGCCATCCAGTCATGATTGTTTCTTCGGATGGTGACTTTACTCAATTGCATAAGTATCCTAATGTTAAGCAATGGTCACCGATGCAGAAAAAACTGGTAAAATCTAAAACCGGCTCTCCTGCTTTAGACTGCATGGTTAAAATTATTAAAGGTGACAAGAAAGATAACGTCGCTTCTATTAAAGTTCGTTCAGATTTTTGGTACACCCATGTTGATGGCGAGCGCACTCCTTCAACGAAAATGACGTTTGTTGAAGAATGTCTTGATGCTGGCGAAAACATCAAAGATTTGCTTACTGAAGAACAGTATAAGCGTTTCTTAGAAAATCGTGTGTTAATCGATTTTGATTACATCCGTGAAGACATTGTTGCTAACATTTTAGATTGTTATAATAACTATCAACTACCGGGTCGTGGTAAAATTTATAGCTACTTTGTTAAATCCGGTCTGTCTAAATTAATGAAAGAAATAAACAACTTTTAAGGTGAATATAATGGCTAAGAAAGAAAAAGAGCAAGTAGTATTTGATGAAGCAGTACACGGACAGGCTCTGCGAGATATGATTAAGGAAGCCTCAGGCAATAAGCTAAAAGCAGAAAGCTATCTTGAGCTTAACAAAGACATTAAAGACCGCGCCAAGAAAGAACTTGGCGTAGAAGGAAAACTGTTTAATCAACTGCTTGCTCTGTTCCATAAAGGCACACGCGATCGTTACGAAACTGAAAAGGACGAAGTGGTAGAAGCTTATGACTCTATTTTCGCTTAAAGACGAGGGGGACACATCCCCCTCCGAATCCATTAACCAGCTGCTAGATAAGCAAGCTAATGGATTCGCTATTGAATCTATGGTAACAGAACTTGGAATGGGGTATCTCGAGGCAACAACTCAGTGGTTAGAAGAAAATTCTATTCCTGAGGGAAACTTCAGCAGATATATTCCACCTGCAATCATAGAAAAAATTATGTCAGAAGCATTGGAAGAAAATATGCTTCGACCATCATTTAGTCAAACACATAAAACGAATAGTCTGGATTTTTTATTATGATTCGTCTACGCATGCCCCAAAACAATAATAGATACGTTAACGGTAAGAGCGTTTATCTTTTATATTTAATGCTCAAACAACACTTCGCTGGTCGATATGATGTTGTTAAGTATAATTGGGTCATGCGTGTCTCTGATAAAGCTTATCAAAAGCGCAGAGACAAGTATTTTTTGAGAAACTTGCCGAGAAGTATACGCTAAAGGAATTGACTCTGATATTCATGAGCAATCTTGTAGCTAATCAAGACGCTTGGATTGGTGATATCAGTGACGCTGACGCGTTGATATTCTATCGTGAATACATCGGTAAGTTGAAGCAAATCAAAACTACATTCTCTGAAGACGTAAAGAATATTTACTACTTTGCTAAGAAAGTTAATGTAGATAAGCTTCATGATATTTTTGAATATAATGAGAAAGTCGGAACATCTTATGTGTTCAAACTTCTTCAGTCAAACGTTATATCTTTCGAGACATTCATCATGCTTGACTCGTTTTTAGATATAATAAATACACATGATACTGCAACGGATAACTTAGTTTGGAGTAATTACTCCACTAAATTAAAAGCTTATAAAAAACTTTTAAACGTTGACGGTGCTGAAGCTAAGAAACTCTTTATTAGCATAATCAAATCTTGTAAAGAAATTAGTATATAATTAATCTATCGTCCAGTTGCAAGGACCCATGTTGCAACAACAACTGTTAAATTAAAAAGGTAATCATATGTTTAAGCGTAAAAATCCTGCTCAACTTCAACAACAACTGGCTGGTCTGAAAGGTGGTTCTTCTTTCTCTAATGAAGATAAAAACGAATGGAAACTGAAGACTGATAATGCTGGTAACGGTCAAGCAGTAATTCGCTTCCTGCCTGGTAAAGATGAAAACTCTCTGCCGTTTGTAAAACTGATCAATCACGGTTTCAAACACGGCGGTAAATGGTACATTGAAAATTGTACTTCTACTCACGGTGATTTTGATTCTTGCCCGGTTTGTGCTCATCTGAGTAAAAACGATTCTTATAACAGCAACCCAGCTGAATATAAGCTTCTGAAACGTAAAACTTCTTTCTGGTCTAACATCCTGGTTATTAAAGACCCGGCTAACCCAGAAAACGAAGGCAAAGTATTCAAATTCCGTTTCGGTCAGAAAATTATGGACAAAATCAACGCGATGGTTGAAGTCGATGTTGATATGGGTGAAACTCCGGTTGATGTAACTTGTGTGTATGAAGGTGCAAACTTCGTCATGAAAGTTAAGAAAGTCGGTGGTTTCCAGAACTATGATGAATGTAAATTCCTTGGTCAGTCCGAGATTGCAAACATCAATGATGAAGAAACTCAGAAATTCCTGACCGAAAATATGGCTGACCTCAGCGAAATTGTGGCTCCATCTCAGTTTAAATCGTTTGAAGTTAACGAAGCCAAATTTAAACAGATTATGGGTACAGCAGCTCTTGGTGGTGCCGCGGCAAAAGCAGCAGCTCAAGCCGATAAAATTGGTGATGACCTGGATTCCTTTGACAAAGACCTGTCTGATTTTGAATCCAAACCGACCTCTTCTCGTTCCGCAGACGATATCATGGGCGATGCTGGTGACAGTGTTGGCGATGACGATCTGAATGATATTCTGAACGACCTCTAATATAAAGGGACCTTCGGGTCCCTTTTTCTTTATCCCTCCAAAAATATTTTCACAAAATTGTTTACAATCCAGTTGATGAGTGATACTATATCTACATCGAAACAAAACGAGTAGAGGAAAACATCATGGGTAAATTAAACATTGATATCGTGGCAGAACCTTACATCAATAAATCAGGATTTTGTACTGATTTGATTTTTGAAGATGGTTCACGTTTTTATGACACTGACCATGGTATTGATTTTGATTTAGTTATTAAAGAAGGCCCTGGTGGCGGGTGGCCAAATATTGACCTCCGTGGTTCTAAAGAAGCGGTTCGTGCTTGGTTAGAAGCAAACGAGTGGGAAGATATTGATTTGATGATGGAAGACTGGAAAGAGTAATTACCTTTGGGGACTTCGGTCCCCCACTTTGAGGAAATGATAATGGCACAAGTTACTGTAGAAATATATGATTATGAACACTTCATTGAAACCATTGAAAATACGGTTTGATTGAAGTTAGTAACAAATCTGCTCCATGGGGAGGAAACGAAATCACTGTAGAAGGTGATACTCCTACCCTATGGTTATGGCTTGAACAAGAATATTTCCCTGGCATGGATGATGAATGCCGTGAAGATACATTAACGACTTTTAGCGGGTAAATTATGAAACTGAACACAGAATATCGCATTATCCCAAGTCTTGCTGCCGAGTGGGACCTTTCATCTAGCGGAAATCGCCGGATGCGCTTGATGATTGAAGAACATGGTGGTTCGTTCTTTCCTACTAAAATGCTCGACGAAGATAATAGTTTCATCACAGAAGTAAAATTTAAAGATGGAACAACTGCTGACGCTGAAGGATTTGGAGACGCATACTTTGAAATCTCTGATTATGAATTCAAATACTTCGAACCAGTATATGAAATTGGTAGTGCAATCCAACCTGGTCCTACTCGCTTGGACTTGATCGTTACACCAGAAAATGCAGAAGAAATGATTGACTTGATCAAAAAAGTTTTCAAAAAGTAGTTTACACGGAGCTATGCTTGTGATAGTATAGCTCCATAATCTACTGGAGAATAAAAATGAAACTTCAACGTCAAAGCATCAAACTTGGTTCTGAATATCGTGGTAAATGGAATTTCTGCATTTGCGATAAAAACCCAGAAGAATTAGAGCGTGTTGAAGAAGTACTGTGCCAAATGGAAGCTCCATTCACTATGGGTGGTGAAACTGTCTATTGGAATGATTACTGTAATAACTGCCCATGCTATGAAGATGGGTATGGCTCAGGCTTTTGGATTCCTGTTGAAGACGTTGAAGAATTCAAAAAAGCATTTAAACTTGCTAAGGCCAAGAAATGATTGAGGCTGAATTAGTAGTTTTGCTAATTTCTGTTACTGCCGCTTTTATTAGCGGCATTATATTAGGATTATTTTTATATGTCTAAATTTAGTGTAATTGGATATCCACGTGTTAATATTCGTTGTCAATTTGATGAAATTCCTGGAGTAACTCATATTGAGCTCGTATTTGACCCCCATTCCCGATGCAATCAGGTTTCAGGTAAAATTGATTCAGCGTATGGCGAATTTTTTAATTAATGACCAAGTTGTGGTTTCAGCTTTTCAGAGCATGATTAAAGCTAGTGGGTACAAGTCATGCGGATTTTGACTGACTGGGATTGTAAGTACTGCGGCGGTAGCCTATGGCAATTAGGTGGCCGGTGTTTTAAGTGTGGAATGAGGCAAGGTTAATGGAAAATTTCGCAGTAGATGATTACGATGATTTGATTTGGTGGGATGGCCGTGAATGGGTAACTATCTGTGCAATGTCCAATATCGATAGCGCTATCAAACGTCTCCAAGAGCTTAAACAGAAGTGGGAAGACGGTAATGTTGAACGAGTTGAATTTTGCTGAGGTTTAAATGATTCAAATAGTTTATGCCTTTGCTCCTACAAAAACTGTAGACGGCAAAAATGAAAATGCTTTCGGTTTAGGCGATGGTCTTCCTTGGAAACATATTTCCCAGGATATGAAAAACTTTGCTAATCGTACTCGAGATACTATCTTGATTTGCGGAGCAAAGACTTTCATGAGTTTTCCTGAACCTCTTCCTGGTCGTAAGACAATCGTTGTCCAAGACATGAGTCGTGCGTTAGCAACTGCTAAAAATGGCTTCTTTGCAGATGCTTATGTAAGTGAATTAGAATTTATCGGTTTCTTGGGTGGTGACATTATGGCCGCCCATACTTCTTACAACAGTACTATCACCTTTAATAGAGACCTTAATTATTCTATCATAGAAAATCACTGGTATCATATTGATGAAGTGACTAACATTTCAGAGGTGGTCTATGAGCGCAAACTATGATATCACTCAGCTATCAGAAGACAAAGTCCAAAAGAAGTGGAAAAGATTTCCATTTAAGCATGGTATTCATCTTCTAGTTTTCAGTTATAATGGTCTTAGCACTTATAACGGTTCAACTACAGTATATAACCGAAATGGAAATATACCTATTGAAATTGAACGTGATTATAAGAAGATGTTCATCGGAATGTCACATGGCAATGTGACGGTCAAAGATGATGTAGTGTCTATTATTGGACGATTTGAAAAGCGTGGAGACCAGCTTTTCTTTACACCTCTTCAGGAAAAATTTAATGCGTGAATACCAAGAATTAATTAAAGACATTTTTGAAAACGGCTATGAGACGGATGACCGTACTGGTACCGGCACTATTGCAAAGTTTGGTACTCAACATCGGTTTGATTTACAAGAGGGATTTCCGGCAGTAACTACCAAGCGTCTTGCGTGGAAAGCATGCATTGCGGAGCTGATTTGGTTCATGCGTGGGTCTACTAATGTGCATGAATTGCGTCTTATTCAGCATGACTCATTACTAGAAGGTAAAACTGTCTGGGACGACAACTATGAAAACCAGGCAAAAGACATGGGGTATTCCGGAGGTGAACTGGGACCTGTGTATGGTAAGCAATGGCGAGATTTCATGGGTGTTGACCAACTGAAATTGATCATTGATCGTATCAAGCAACTTCCATATGACCGTCGTCAGATTGTGACTGCATGGAACCCGGTTGATTTGGATAAGATGGCATTGCCACCATGTCATTTGCTGTATCAATTTAACGTTCGTCAGGGGCATCTTGACCTCCAATGGTATCAGCGTTCTGTAGATGTATTCCTTGGTCTACCCTTCAATATTGCGTCATATGCAGCACTAGTTCATATCATTGCTAAAATGACCAATCTTAAACCTGGGCATTTGGTATTCACTGGTGGTAACACTCACATTTATCTGAACCATATTGAACAGTGTAAAGAAATCTTGCGTCGAGAGCCAAAAGAGCTGTGTGAACTTGAAATTAATTATTGGCCTCCAGTAAAAGATAAAGAATTTCATGAATTAGCAACAGAAGAACAATTAGCTTGGGTTACAGGAATGATGAAACCATCTGACTTTGTTCTTAAAGGATATGAATCTCACCCAACAATTAAAGGAAAGATGGCGATATGAATATTCGATTTGTTCGTAAAGGACACCAGTCTAAAACAATATTAGGCGAGATGTGTGATGCATTCTCTAGTGATTTGCCTGAAGTTAATGACAAGATATTTTTTGACGGGACCGAACAAAGGGTTCTGTCTATTGTTAAATCATATGAATGGTCTATAGGCAAAACACAATTAATCTGCTGGTTTGAAGTTGATATAACATGAAGATATGTCGGGTGGTTAATAAATACCATTCCGACTTCGATGTAAATATCCAACGTGGAACAATGTGGGGAAATTACGTCGGCAAAGATTGCGATAATCGTCCTGATGCCATTGCTGCGTTTAAGGACGATTTTATTGCTAAGATTCGGAACGGAGAAATAAAGCGAGAGCACTTAGAAACTTTAAGAGGAATGAGATTAGGATGCACCTGCAAACCGCTTCCTTGCCATGGTGATATAATAGCTCTTGTAGTGAATAAACTTTTTAAAGATACATTTGAATTAGAGGACTTATGCAAGTAATTAAGAGCTCAGGTGTTAGTCAAGAATTTGACATGCAGAAAATCATTAAAGTCCTCGAATGGGCGTGCGAAGGAACTAAAGTAGACCCATACGAGTTGTATGAAATTATTAAATCTCATCTGCGTGATGGCATGAGCACTGCAGATATCCAGAAGACTATCGTTAAGGTAGCGGCGAATAGCATTTCTATTGATGAGCCAGATTATCAATATGTAGCATCCAATGCGGCAATGTTTGAAATCCGTAAGCGTGTTTATGGCCAGTTTGAGCCACCTGCTTTTATTGACCACATTTCCCGATGCGTCAACGCAAATAAGTACGATAAAGAAATTCTAAGTAAATGGTCTGCAGAAGAAATTACTTTGCTTGATTCTTATATTAAGCACGAGCGTGATTTCACTATGACTTATGCTGGAACAATGCAGCTTATCGAGAAGTATCTCGTAAAAGACCGTCACACTGGTGAATTGTATGAAACTCCTCAGTTTGCCTTTATGCTGATCGGTATGTGCTTGCACCAAGATGATGGTGAAAATCGTTTAGCAAACGTTATTCGTTTCTATGACGCAGTTTCTACTAAGAAGATTTCATTGCCAACACCAATTATGTCTGGTGTTCGTACTCCGACACGTCAGTTTAGTTCATGCGTGGTTATTGAAGGCGGTGATAGTCTTAATTCAATTAACGAAGCCGCTGCATCAATTACGAAATACATCAGTAAGCGTGCAGGTATTGGTATTAATGCAGGCATGATTCGCGCAGAGGGTTCAAAAATTGGATTCGGTGAAGTCAAACATACTGGAGTTATTCCTTTCTGGAAACACTTCCAGACAGCAGTTAAATCCTGCTCCCAAGGTGGAGTCCGCGGCGGGGCGGCGACACTGTACTATCCAATCTGGCACTTGGAAGTTGAAAACCTCCTCGTACTTAAGAACAACAAAGGTGTAGATGAAAACCGTATTCGCCATTTAGATTATGGTGTTCAGATTAATAACCTGATGATTGAACGTTTGATTAAGAATGATTACATCACTCTGTTTAGTCCCGATGTGTGTCTTGGTACTTTGTACACCGAATATTTCCGTGATGCTCAAGCGTTCCGTACATTATATGAAGAACTGGAAAAGAACCCAGATATAAGAAAGAAACGTATTAAAGCTCGTGAACTGTTTGAGTTGTTCCTTACTGAGCGTGCTGGTACTGCTCGAATTTACCCGTACATGGTAGATAACGTTGGTGAATATGGTCCTTTTATTCGTGATGTGGCTACGGTTAAGCAATCAAACCTCTGCCTCGAAATTGCGTTACCAACTTCGGATGTTGGCCAAGAAGATGGCGAAATCGCGCTATGTACACTCGCAGCATTCGTGCTCGACAACTTCAACTGGCAAGACCAAGAAGAAGTTAACGAAATCGCAGAAGTAATGGTAAGGGCTTTGGATAACCTTTTGGATTACCAAGACTATCCTGTAGACAAAGCATTAAAAGCTAAAGACCGTCGAGCACTAGGTGTTGGCATTACTAACTATGCAGCTTGGTTAGCAAGCAACTTTGCTTCATACGCAGATGCTAATGATATTACTCACGAAATGATGGAACGTATTCAATATGCACTCATCAAAGCCTCTGTTAAACTTGCTAGCGAAAAAGGTCCGTGCACGCTTTACAAAGAAACTCGATACGGACGTGGTGAACTGCCTATTGACTGGTACAACGAAAGAATTGACCAACTCGCAGCTCCAAACTATGTCTGTGACTGGGAACTCCTACGAGAAGACCTCAAGCGATACGGTATCCGAAATTCAACGTTATCTGCGCTTATGCCATGCGAATCGTCAAGCCAGGTATCAAACTCTACCAACGGTATTGAACCACCACGTGGACCGGTGTCAGTTAAAGAATCAAAAGAAGGAAGCTTCAACCAAGTCGTTCCAAATGTTGAACACAATGCTTCCCTTTATGATTATGCCTGGCAGCTCGCGAAACAGGGTAATAAGCCTTATCTGAACCAAGTTCTGATTATGCAGAAATTTGTTGACCAAAGCATCTCTGCTAATACTTATTACGACCCGGCGAATTTCCCTAAAGGAAAAGTTGAAATGTCGGTAATGATGGACGACTTGCTTTATTTCTGGTACTTTGGCGGTAAGACTCTTTACTATCATAACACCCGTGATGGTTCCGGTAACGATGATATGATTCAAGACTCTGTTGACTGCGCGGCCTGTAAGCTTTAATAAAAGGGAATTATAATTAGACCACGGATGGTTAACACCACAGAATAGGAAATAGAATGAGTACAGTTTTTAATACCAAGCAAGTAGATATCATGACCGAACCGATGTTCTTTGGTTCTGGTCTAGGAATTGCACGCTATGATATTCAGCGTCATAAAGTATTCGAGGAACTCATTGAGAAGCAATTGAGTTTCTTTTGGCGTCCTGAAGAAGTTAACGTTATGATGGACCGTGGTCAGTTTGAAAAACTCCCAGAGCATCAGCGTAATATCTTCACTGATAACTTGAAGTACCAATCTCTTCTTGATTCAATTCAAGGACGAGCTCCAACAGCGGTATTTGCACCACTGATTTCTGATCCAAGCCTTGATACTTGGTTCCAGACTTGGACGTTCAGTGAAACCATTCACAGTCGTTCATACACGCATATCATGCGTAACCTATATGTAGACCCAGCTAAAATCTTTGATGAAATCGTTCTTGACGAAGCAATCATGAAACGCGCTGAGTCAATTGGTGTTTACTATGATGCTGTTACAGAAGCTCACCGCAAATGGCTAAATGCTCAAGATCGTTGCTTTAATCCAGATAACATTGAGATTAAACAAGCTAAGCATTATCTGATGAAGGCTATGTACCTTTGCTTACATGTTATTAACGCATTAGAAGCTATTCGTTTCTATGTTAGTTTTGCATGTACCTTCAACTTCCATAAAAATATGGAAATCATGGAAGGTAATGCTAAAATCATGAAGTTCATTGCTCGTGATGAACAACTTCATCTGAAGGGCACACAGTACATTCTGCGTCAGCTTCAAACTGGCACTGATGGCGAAGAATGGGTTGAGATTGCTAAAGAGTGTGAACAAGAAGCAATTAAAATCTTCATGGAAGTTAACCGCCAAGAAAAAGATTGGGCTATTCATCTTTTCCGCAACGGTGGTCTTCCGGGGCTAAACGTTAAAATTCTTCATGACTTCATTGACTATCTGACAGTGTCACGTATGCGTAGTTGTGGTCTTCCTTGTCCGATTACTGATGCACCAACTCGACATCCTATTCCTTGGATTCGCGAATATCTTAACTCTGATGCAGTCCAATCTGCTCCTCAGGAAGTTGAGATAAGTTCTTATCTGGTAGCTCAGATTGACAATGATGTCACTGATGATGTTCTAATTGGATTTAAAAAGTACTTATAAGGAAAGGGGCTTCGGCCCCTCTTTATTATGAATGATATTGCTAACGAGTTTTCTTTTATAAAATATGTTCAACTTGAGTTAGAACCAGATTTTACCATCAAACCAATTTTGATAGCAAACAAGTTGAATGTAGTTTATGCTATCGCAGTTGATGATGAACTAGTTTACATTGGTAAGACTAAAAATCTTCGTAAACGTATAAATTATTATAGAACTGCTATTAATCGGAAAGACCAAACCTCTGATTCAGCTAAATCTGCCAAGATTTTTGAAGCACTAATGGCTGGCAAAAAAGTAGAGTTCTATGCTCGTCAGTGTTTTAATCTTTTGATTAATAATGAACTTGGCGAGATGTCAATATCCACTATGGACTTGGAAGAACCGATGTTTATTAAAAAAGTTCAATCCTCCATGGAACACACAACATAAGGTAAAGAAATGTTAGAGCTATATAAAAATTTAATGAATCTGTGTGAAAGCTCAGAAGTTGCAAAATTCTTTTATAAAGATTTTACCGGTCCTATGGATGGTAAGTTCAGAGTGTTTTCATATCACTATGCAAGCTACAGTGAGTGGTTAAAACCCGATGCTCTTGAGTGCCGCGGTATCATGTTTGAGATGGATGGCGATACCCCAATTCGAATTGCTTCTCGTCCGATGGAAAAGTTCTTTAATTTGAATGAAAACCCATTAACGATGGGAATTGATATTAGCGATGTAGAATACATTATGGATAAGGCTGATGGCTCTCTAGTATCATCTTATGTCGATGATGGGTATCTATACCTTAAGTCAAAAACATCTCTCTACAGTGACCAGGCAAGACAAGCTTCAGCTTTGCTTAACAGTGAAGAATATTCTTCGCTTCATCAGGTTATTCTTGAGCTAGCGCTAGATGGTTATACGGTAAACATGGAATTTGTTTCACCTAATAATCGCGTTGTTTTAGCATATCAGGAGCCACAGCTGTTTGTGTTAAACGTCCGTAATAACACAACTGGCGAGTATATTAAATATGATGATTTGTACGCTAATGCTAAGATTCGTCCTTATTTAATCAATGCTTACGGAATTTCTGACCCCACTACTTGGGTTGAAGGTGTTCGTGAACTTGAAGGCGTAGAAGGGTACATTGCAGTTCTAAACACTGGACAGAGATTTAAGGTTAAGACCGAATGGTATTCTGCTCTTCATCACACTAAAGACTCAATAACGTCAAATGAAAGACTGTTTGCGTCTGTCGTATCTGCAAATTCCGATGATTTGCGTTCTCTTTTTGCTGGAGATGAATACGCAATTAAGAAAATTTCTGCGTTTGAGCAAGCTTATCTAGATTACCTCGGAAAGTCACTTGAGCTGTGTCAGTCATTCTATGATGAATACAGAGGTCGTGCTCGTAAAGATTATGCTATTGCTGCTCAGAAAGCAACGGTTAATCAGCGCCATTTGTTTGGTGTTATCATGAACATGTACGAAGGAACTGTAGATGTAGATAAACTGCTTAAAGACCTCGAAAGAGTGTTCTTGAAGTACTGGGCAGGATATGTTCCAAAAGAGTACGAAAAAGAAATTGAAATTTCTGAAGAATAGTTGTTTACATCCTCATCAGAGCGTGATACCATAGACTTGTATCAACTGATGAGGATATTGAAATGGATATGCAAGCAATTACTTTAGATATGGTTGTTAACAAATACGGTACTCATTCTGATGGGATTTTTGTGTGGAATGGTACCAAGAAGGTGGGATTCGTCACTGACCTGCGAACGCACATGGCGCGCAAGGAAGCTGCTCGTAAGAAACAGAAAGAGTACACTAATCGTGTGAACGAACAACGTGCCGAAGCTCTTCCTGAAGCCGTAGATGAAATGATTGATTTCCTAGATAATCATCTCGCGAAGTATGGTGCAGAGGTGTTCAAGAACATCACCCAGCCAAACGTTCATGCTAACGGATGCAAATGTTATGTAATCGTTGACCCGATTTATGGCAAGCATCGTCTTGGCATTATGCATCGCGAGCTTAATTATTCTGAGATGGCAGAATATGTAGAAGCTTGCTTCAAGTGTTCTCCTTCAGAAAGTTCTGATCGTCACATCCTCATTTCGGGATTATCCCGTGATGATATCGTAGAGGTTATCCTTAAACTATGCTCAAAATAAACACAACTTGGTTATTGATTGGGGTGTTAGCATTATCCGCAGGAGGATTGAAATATCTTTCCTGGCGGGTAGAAAATCTTAAAGCTGACCTCAAAGTCGTCCAAGATGAATCTGATCGACAAGCAAAAGAAATAGAAAATATCGGTGTTTCTATAAAAAATCTGCAGACAACATATAAAGGCTATCAGGAAAACCGAGCAGCTCGTGATACTTCCAACGCTAAAATGAATAAAGATGCTAAGCGTGGAAACGTAGTTGCAGCCAAACCTGGATTAGTTGAAAAACAGATTAATGCAAGCTTCAATAAGTTTGCAGAAGATATCCAGGAGGCTACCAGATGAAACGAAGTCTATTAGCCATGGGTATTATCAGCTTACTTGCTGGATGCTCTTCTAGTGCACCGGATGTCCCGGTTTTACATCCTGAGTGGCCAGACCCAATTCAAAAATGGGAAGGACATTGGGAAGTAAAAGTAATTGACGGTAAAGCCTGGGTTGGTATGCCGTTTGAAGAGTCTCAAGAGTATCGCATCTGGATGAATGACATTTTACGATATACTAAAGATGCTAACGGAATGATATGTTATTATCGTTCTGAACTTAAAGAACCGCGTTGCATCAAGTAAAACTAAACAAGAGGAAAATATTATGGAACCGTCACATTTTTATTCTTACTTTGTAAAAGACGCATCGCATCTTTTATCGATTAAAAATACACAGCTCAGAAATATGCTAGCTGTTGGATCGTGCCAGTTAACTCCTCTTGCTAAGAAAGCTACTGTTATACCAGAAAATATTTCTAATGGATATGTTTATACAGTCCGTGTTAGTGTACCTGGCGCTTTAAAAGAAAGATGTTTGAGCTTAATGACCAAACACGAATTTCTTTTGATGTGTGGTTTAAACTATTCATGGTAGAATTCATGTATCCTGATTTCCTGAAGTTTGTTCAGCGTAAAGAATCATTGAAGGAAGCAATTTCTGAATTGGAAGATGCCTCAATTGAATTTGGTAAGGCACTCCAATTTGTAGAAAGTGGCGGAGTAGACCAAGATGACGTTAATGGTTTTTTGAAGAAATATGGAAAGCGCCGCTCATTGGCGCATCGTAATCTTTCTAAAATGGTGATGTAGTGAATCAAGAACAGTATGAAACACTTAAAGGGTTAATTGCTGAAAATGAATTGGCGTGCATCGTGTTTGGACGCGCAGCTGAAAATTATGACAAAAACGATATACTGTCAATGAATAAGCCATTGCGAGCAATTAAAGAAAAATATCGTGCAAATTGGGGTGAAAAGTCTAAGGCTCTTCATGATTTTATTGACACTCTTAAGGATGTATAATGAAAAATTGGTTTTGACACAAGGGGCTCCAGGCTCTGGTAAAACAACCTGGGCTAACGAATACGTAGCAGCTAATCCCGGTTGGTATGTTTTGTCTCGTGATGATTTGCGTGAAGGCATCTTTGGCCTTGATAAACGTAATGATTACAAATATTCTAAGCTTCGTGAGAAGTCCGTATCTGTATGTCAGTTTTCTATGGCGAAGACTCTACTCGAGATGGAAACCACTAAAGGTGTCATCATTGCTGATACTAACCTTAATCCAACGACTATCAAGAAGTGGCAAGAACTGGCATATGAAATTAATGGCGTCAAGTGGGAAATTAAACGCTTTGACGTTCCTTGGACTGAATTGCTTAATCGTAACCTCTATCGTGGCGCGAATGCAGTTCCTATTGAAGTGCTTCGTAGCTTCTATTCTAAGATGCATCCATATGATTTGTACATTCCAGACGAATCATTGCCAAAAGCAGTTATCTTTGATCTTGACGGCACGTTAGCAGATAACAATCATCGTTCTCCTTATGACTTGGCCAAATGTGGTAAAGACCATCCAAAGGAAATGGTAATTGAATTTCTTAAAATGCTTCGTAACAAAGGATATAAAATTCTTACTGTTTCTGGTAGAGAGTCTGGAACTAAAGAAGACCCTACAGTTTATCAACGTATTACGAAGAAATGGCTGTTGGACCATGTTGGCGAAACAGGCGAACACTTCCAACGTAAGCAAGGCGATTCACGCAAAGACGATGTGGTAAAAGAAGAAATCTTCTGGGACCGAATTGCTGATCGTTATAATGTAAAACTTGCAGTAGATGACAGGGCGCAGGTAGTTGAAATGTGGCGTCGTATCGGTGTTGAATGCTGGCAAGTAGCCCACGGTGATTTTTAGAGGAAAGTATAATGTTTCCAAAGTATTCTGAAGTAGTAAAAGTATCATTTACGCAAGTTGTTGCTAATCATTTAACAGATGAGTTTACTCCGGCTGAAGTAGCCAAAATGCATGCAGAGTTTTTATCTGCTATGAATGCACTTATTCCAAATGGCGAAGTTGTTAAATTTTCAATTGACCGTCTAGGCGGTTCGTCTGAAATTAAAATTTCTTGTGGCGAAGGTGAACACGACTGGTTTATCGTTGGAATTATTGCTAATTTTGAAACCCAACAGGTTGAGACTTATGTTGTCTGACGCTAAATTTTCACATGATGAATTTATCGCGAGGGTCAAGGCCTTCGCTCAAGAAGTAGCAAACCGAGTTCCCGGAAGCCAGGTGGCTCTTCGCCGAGAGTCTTCATTTAATTATGTAGATGCTTATATCATTACAGTTAATAATGGAAAGAGCAATCAACACACTCAATTGGCTTTAACCGGAACAGGCCAAGTTGAAATGACTAACATTTTAGGACATATCTAATGACTTTACGTGAAGCGGTAGAAGCTCTTTTAATTGAACATGCTCGTGGCATTAAAGCAGAAATCAGTCCAAATGGCATTCGGCTGATCAGTGCTGTTATTGGTTCTGACCAAGGTGTTTGGTCAATTCCACGCGAAGAATATGATGCTATTTTGTACAGTAACGTTGATGTTAAGGAAGGCCAACCTCTTTATGGTTATGTCTTTTCCGATGTTCTTGAACGAGGAAATCATCCGTTTCCAGATGGCACAGGTATTCGTACTTCTCGAGTAGAGAGTTTTGCTTCTCCTACTGACGAGTTAAAATTGGTTAAAACAAATAACACAACTTATCTGGTGATTTAAATGAAAGCGTCGACGGTACTACAAATTGCTTATCTCGTGTCTCAAGAGTCAAAATGCTGCTCGTGGAAAGTCGGCGCGGTAATTGAAAAGAACGGACGAATTATTTCTACTGGCTATAATGGTTCACCCTCTGGTGGTGTGAACTGTTGTGACCATGCAGCAGAACAAGGTTGGATTGGTGAAATTCCTTACAAATCTACGGGATTGCGTCAAGACGGATTCCAAGTCAAAAAAGTCGGATTGCTCAAAGAACATCGAGCAGCCCACTCTGCATGGTCTAAAGTCAATGAAATCCATGCTGAGCTTAATGCTATTCTTTTTGCTGCCCGGAACGGCAGTAGTATTGATGGAGCAACAATGTATGTCACACTGTCTCCATGTCCAGATTGTGCAAAAGCCATCGCTCAGTCTGGTATTAAAAAATTAGTATACTGCGAAACATACGACAAGAACGAACCCGGTTGGGACGATATTCTTCGTTCTGCTGGAATCGAGGTGTTCAATGTTCCAAAACGTAATTTGGATAAGTTGAATTGGTATAACATTAAAGAATTCTGTGGAATTGAATAATGAAACTTAGAATTGTTGAAATTAATAAACTTAACCTAAGTGGTGATGTTGTTATATCATACTCAGTAGAACGCCGGTATTGGTTTAAATGGAAACCATTAGCAACATTTAAATTTGAAGATCAAGCAGTTCGATTATTAAAAGAATTATCCAAGCGCAAATCTGTAATTATCAAAACTATTAAAGAGACATCAAAATGAAACTGACTACTGAACAAAACATCCATATTCGTGAAACTCTGAAGGCTGTGCTGAGCATGGGCGAATCCCAGATTGTGTTTGAAAAAGCTGATGGTACTATTCGTACTCTGCGCTGTACTCGTGATAAAGATATTATTCCATCTGATTTGGTAGAAAGTACTACTAAATCTGCCCGAGCAGAAAGCACTACTTCACTTCCAGTATATGATACCGAGAAAGAAGGTTGGCGCTCATTTACCTTCGATAAGCTTATCTCAGTAAATGGTATGAAAGTTGAGCATCTGCTGCAGATGATCGGTAAGTAATTTGCTTTAAACCGACCATGTTAATATAACTACATGGTCAAACAATAAAGGTAACACATGGAACTTCCAATTAAAGCTCTAGGCGAGTATGTAATTCTCGTATCTGAACCTGCACAGCAAGGTGATGAAATTGTTTCTCCTTCTGGTATTATTCTTGGTAAAGAAGAACAAGGACAACTGCCGGATATGTGTGAAATCTATTCTATCGGTGATGATGTACCGAAAGGATTTGTCGAGGTCGGTGATTTGACTCCACTGCCTGTTGGTAATATCAGAAACGTACCTCATCCGTTGGTAGCAGCAGGTGTGAAGAAACCTAAAGAAATTCGGCAGAAGTTTGTGACTTGTCATTATAAGTCACTTGCATGCGTATATAAATAATAATATGAATTGGGCGTCGGACAATTAGTTACCCGAGCAATTCTACGCGGTGGATGCCCGAGCTAAACCTCGGTTACCGTCCACCAAATTTTAACCTCATTTGAGGAACGATTCAATGAACAAACAACTTACTAAAGCTCTGGAACTCCAACGTAATGCATGGAATTCCGGTCACGAAAACTACGGTGCTTCAATCGATATCTATGCAGAAGCACTGGAAGTTCTGAAAGGTTTTAAACATCTGAACCCAGCACAAGCTGAATTTCGTGATACTTTAGAAGCGATGGACGAACTGAAGTATGCTAAGCATCTTGGTTCTGCTGCTCGCAAAGCTGTTCGCCACTTTGTGGTAACGCTGAAGTAATTTGTACGCCCACCATGTGTACGCATGGGTAACGTATGATGTGGACGTTGTTGGTTATCCCCACGTAAAACATCCGAAACCAACGGTGATTTGCTACCAAAGTGCAGCTAGAAAGTAAACGGCAAGTGCATGCTACCCCGAGGCGATGGCCAATCGGGAGTACGCCTCAAGGCCTATACATCCATCGGTGTATATCTTATCCCCGATAAATCGGACCCGGACCTTTAAGCTAACGGTGTGCAACAGATAAGAGTTTAAACGTACCCCTTGAGGGCTTTCGGGAGCTACAACCGAAAGAACTGTCGAAAGAAGTTGAACCTCGGAAGAACGTGCTCCCATGTATTTCTCCAAAATGGAAGATGATAAAATGGCTAAACAAGCTAAAGCAAAAACTGCAGTAAAAGAAGTTGTTGGTACCTCTAAACGCGCTGGCTACAAGCGTGGGTCGAACAAGCGTATCAATCAGACGGTTGAGAAAATCATGCGTCGAGCTCGTGCGGTTCTTCGCGATGATGCTTCTCGTTTTGGTAAGCCGAAAGCATAAGTTCAGGGACTCCTTCGGGAGTCCCTTTTTTATTTTCCATGGAATGAAAAAAGTTGTTTACTTCTAGGTTCAACAAGGTTACTATAGACCTGTACCACCCAAACGGACAACGGAGAATAAAAATGAACTTCACTAACTTCAACCGCAAATACGTACAGAACAATGCTTGGGACGTTTCTACTACTTTACTTTGGGAACATAACAATGGTACAGTAGCTCAAATTGATATGTACTGGGAAGATAACTACGTATTCTTTAGCTTTGAAAATGGTCCTACTCTGGATATTCAGTTCAACGGTTCTGAAATCAAAGTTGGATTCCATGATGAAGTTCGTAAACGTGATTTATCTTCACATCCGTCTTGGAACACAAATCGTCAGCTGCTTGTTAAAATTTATCTGCGCCACATCCTCGGTCGTAAAACAACCGAAGAACAACGTGAAGCAATCTGGGATATCGTTTCAAACGAAATCAAGTTTTAACTAACTCGGGGCTTCGGCCCCACTATTGAGGAAATGATAATGGAAAAAGGTAAGTTCTACAAACTTAAAAGAGAACCTCGTTTGTCTCCAGGCGCTCTTATCAAGGGTGTTTTTGAGCAAATCGGTAATAATCCGATTAAAATTACCAGAACCTTTAAATATGCGGAAAATACCGGATTAGTTGAATTTGAAATCATTAAGCCAGATGGAGAATACAAACGCGTTAGTGTAGATGAAGTTCGCTTTTCTCACATGTGGTGTATTCTTACTAATCAAGATTTCAGCATTATTTTGAAGAAACCATCTACAAAGAACTTGAACCGAAGACCGATGATGGAAGCAATGATTGGGGTGTTTGGACCTCAAATAAAGGAAATGATACCTACCAGGGTGGATTGACAAAGGAAGAAGCTGTTAATCTTGCAAAAGTACAACGCCTGAATGCAACTAAAGACACAAAAGTTGTAATCATGCAACCTTTTGCTGTCCCTGTGGTTCACGTTAATATTCGTCCGTTTTAAGAGGAAATTGAAATGATTGTATCAGCTTTCTATGATTCACGAAAGAAAAAGGTTGAAACCATTATCAGCGATACTCGCGATGGTACACCTGCTAATAAAAATGGTGTGAAAGCATACATTGATAAGTATTGCCCTCCTGAATTTCGCATGGTTGATGGCGTAGATTCTCTGAGCGTTAATGTTATAAATGCTAAAATTGAATTCATTAATGCAACTATGCCAATTGGGTATTCTGACGGTGATGGCTCAAATGCCAAAATGCCGAAAGAAAAATTCATAACTAAATTTTGAGGAAAATAACATGATTGTATCCGTGCCTAAATCTAAAGCTGGTATTTTTTCTTGCGGCTTGAAAAACCACCCAATGGTTGATATCATGTCAGCTAACGTTAAACAACACACCGTTGAGTATGAAATTGATGCTCCGGATTTCTTTGAATTGCCTGAATGGACAGTGAGACTTGATGCATGAAATATCATATCTTCAGTACAGTAAGATTAGCAAATGGAATTCCTGGAGTTGTATGTGATACGGCTCCAGCTATTAAAGCCTACTCGGTTGAACCTTGGTATGAAGTTAATTGGGTTGATGGCAATCGTTCAATCCATGCAGAATCCGAGCTTTATCCAATTACTCAATTAAGGGCTGCTAACGACGATGTCTATTAATCCTCACTTCGGTCATATGGTTGCCCGACGTATCACCAGGGAAATGCTAAAGACTGCTGAGTATTATAATATAGAATTAATTGATATAGAACCCGCGGACGCTCCAGGGTTAATCTGGTTCAATTTCACCGGTGCCGCAAATAGCGTCGCCAAATTTAAACAAGCATTGAGGAATTTCCCCGAATGTCAAAACCAGTAATCGCAACCGATGTTGATGGAATCATCGTTAAGTGGCAAAGTGGTCTGCCTTACTTTGCCCAAAAATATACCTCCGGTAGAGCATATCCTTGATATGATGACTACTGAAAAATTCATTAAACCCGCTGAGCTGTTTGATTGTGAAGAAGACCTAGCAGTTAAGCTTCTTCTGAAATATAACAACAGCGATTTTATTCGTTATCTTGCTCCGTATGCGGATGCGCTGGCTACGGTTAATAAGCTCAAAGAAAAATACGATTTTGTAGCTATCACGGCTCTTGGCAATTCAGTAGATGCTAACCTTAATCGTCGTTTCAATCTGAATGCTTTGTTCCCTGATGCATTTACAGAAATCATGGTCTGCGATTATGATGAATCTAAAGATGCTTTACTGGAAAAGGCTAAAGTAAAATACGGCGATCGCATCGTCTGTTATGTAGATGATTTGCCTAAACATATTGCTGCAGCCAGCAAAGTATTTGAAGACACTGAAACCCGTGTGTTCTATATGCCTCGTGGTGAGCGAGAGGGTTCAGTGACTGCTCCTGGAATTATGGTTGAAGATTGGCATCAAATTGTAACTTGCCTGGAATCTTTGGAATCTGTTAAGAAACCACAGAAGTCTCTTTCTAGATTGTGGGAAGAAGCTATCAAAGACCAAATTCGTAAAGAGCAACATCCTTTTAATTGGCCTCCACGACAAGTTCCAGGAGATTGGTGGAAACAACCTATCATTCCGTTTAGTCCTGGTCCGCATGTTCCTCCTGGAAACGACTGGTGGAATAACGGTCGTATTACATGTGATAACCACCAAATTAATTGCTAACACATTGGGTATGGTATAATAGCCATACCCTAGGAGGAAATATGTTTGTAGTTCATACTAAGGTGGGTAAACGTTGGTTATCATGTGATTATAATCAGTTTTATCGTTGGAATCCAATTTGGCGTGAAGCAAAGGCGTGCCCGATTTGGAATGAATGCATCAATAACGGGTTTGTTTATATCGATGGATTAACTTATCATCGTAGCGTAAGCGAACTTTCAAAAGAATTAGGTGAATAATGATTTTTGATATCATCAAAGCAATTGAAGATGCTAAGGGTTCTAAAGCCAAAACCCAAATTCTCGTTGACAATAAAGATAACGTTGATTTAAAACGAGCTTATCTGCTGGCGTATTCCGGGCGATTTAAATTCTTTATTAAGAAAGTTCCAGAATATACTCCCGTTAAATATCCAAATGTTCCTTCAAAGACGTTTTCTGATGGTCTAGATTACCTCCAAGACATTCTGGCAGCACGAGTACTTACTGGTAATATGGCAATCCAGGGGCTAGTAGATTTGCTCTCTAAGATGAACGAGGGTGATGCTAGTGTACTGGTACGGGTTCTTCTTAAAGATATGCGGTGTGGCGCTTCAGGTTCTATTGCTAATAAGGTATGGAAGAAATTAATTCCTGAGATGCCACAGATGTTAGCATCAGCTTATTCTGAGAAAGCGCTATCGTATATTAAGTTCCCTGCATTTGCCCAACTTAAAGCCGATGGAGCCCGGTGCTTCGCTGAAATCCGCGGAGATGATTTAGATGATGTAACTCTTCTTACTCGTTCCGGTAATGAATACCTGGGTCTAGATAAACTTAAGCGTCAACTTATCGAGATGACCAAAGAAGCCCGAGAGCGTCATCCTAATGGTGTGATGATTGATGGCGAGTTGGTATATCATGTCGAAGTGAAAGAAGAAGAAAACGACCTGTTTGATATGTTTAAAGAGCCTGAGCTTCCTGAGCTAAGTAAAGCTAAGGAATTCCAACAGACGGCTCGTACAGAATCAAACGGCTTGGCTAATAAGGCCATTAAAGGAACAATCTCTGCCGAAGAAGCAGAAGGCATGAGATTCCAAGTTTGGGATTATGTTCCGCTTGATGTAGTATATTCCGAAGGTAAAGTTCCTGGATTTGCTTATGATGTGCGTTTCCGTGCATTGGAAATGATGAGCAAAGGCTATGACAAGATTATTCTAATTGAAAACCATGTCGTGCATAACATCCATGAAGCTCGGGCTATCTATAAGACATACGTAGACAAAGGTCTCGAAGGTATTATCCTTAAGAATATCGGTGCTTATTGGGAAGATAAGCGTTCTAAGAACCTCGTTAAATTTAAAGAGGTTATCACTGTAGATTTGAAATGTGTCGGTTCGTACGAGCATAGAAAACAACCTGGTAAAATGGGCGGCTTAATGTTCGTATCAGAATGTGGTCGTATTCGTGTTAACGCTGGGTCAGGTCTTAAAGATAAGCCCGAAGAATTACATGAACTTGATCGTACTCATCTATGGAAAAACAGAGATTCTCTTCCAGGAACTATCTGGGAACTTGAATGCAATGGTTGGGTAACTGCTGAAGGCCGTGATGATGGTACAGTAGGGTTATTCTTACCTATCATTAAACAGCGTAGATATGATAAAGAAGTGGCTAATACATTCGAAGCCGCGTTTGGTGTTAACTTTACTGAGGCAACAGGAATAAAATGAAAGTTTTATACGAAGTGATTGCTAAATCTTCTGACGGACGTGGGGGTATTTCTGTTCACACCGAAGTTCTTGAGTTTAATAACATTAATACATTAAGAAACTTCAAAGAAAACATCGAAGCGTATGAATCAGTAAATGGATTACAGGTTTGGCGCACAGTAACAATAATTAATTAAGGCCTTCGGGCCTTTTTTCGTATAAATAGAATAAACAAACGAGGATATGTCATGGAACTTTTAAATGAAGTTTTCGATGAAGAGAATAGTAAAATCTATCCTGTCGAGAACGTTAAGCCAAAACTTAAGGTACCACAGGTCTTTTTGATTAAGGTACCGGGTAATAACAATTTAATGATTCGCTTAGTACACGGGTCAGGTCAAGGTGATGCAGTTAAGAATATCAAAATGGGTGATAAATTCATCCAGGTCTACGTTTTCTCTGTGTCAGAAAAAGGTAACATTGGTGCTCTTAAGGGTGGCTTAGGTCATGACCCGATTGGCGCAATCAATACCATCTTTGAAACTGTCAACAAAGTAGTTAAACAAATTAAAGCTGATGCAGTGATGTTCCGCTTTAATCCGAAGAAAATGCAAGGACAAGATAAAGCTATTCAACGCATTCTTGCTCGGTTGATTACTACTCGCACCGGTGGTCGGTTCAATCTAATGAAAGATATGGCTTACTATAAAGGTAAGTATGCTTATTCCATTATGGTTCGCAAGGGTAAGAAGCTTGAAGAGATTGAAGGAATTCCTGAAATTTCAGATGAGTTATACACAAAGGTTGAATCCAAAGTAGGCGAAGTTTATGTGTCTAAAGAAACCGGCGAAAGCGTTACCAAAGCCGAAGCATTGGCTAATTCCATTGGCGAAAAAGAAGACAAGAAATCTGAACTCGCTGTAATGAGTAAAATGAAAGTGTCTCGAAAAGATTTAATCCGAGCACAATACGGCAAATTCGTTTCGTATGTTGATGAAGATTGGCCAGAAAATAAACGCGAACGTTGGTACGAATTAACTACTAACACTCCAGTACTAAACGCAGAAGGCGATACGGTAGACCTTCAAAAAGATATCAAAGCCGGATTAGAAAAATCAATTCCTTTTTATGTTGATGATATCAAGCACTATCGTGTTCGTGGCGGATATGGAAGTAATTTTGGTGATGCAGTTGAGAGATTATTTGTAGGCCAAATGTCTAGAATGCATGACGACTGGAAGGTTTTCATTCCTTCGGGTTCAGACAAAATGAAAATCGCTGAGCAACGAATTTCAGACGTTGCTGACGTTATTGCTCAAGCTAAAAATCCTGCATCTATGGAAACAATGCGTAAAATCGTTGAAGTAGCTACTCGTGGATTTGATATGCCTCCGGCTGACGATTTCGGAGCTTTACGTCAATACCAAAATCTTGTCAATTATATGATATCAGCTTATGTGTCAATTGTTGGCGATTCTATATCCAAAGCAATTGAATATAACCGTGAAATGCAATCTCGTTTAAGCGAAGAAGAAATAGATGCAATACACCATTACTGTGGTTCTGGCTATTCATTTGTTAATAACTATCTTATTGGCATGGAAAGCTTAGGCGATCCAATTATTGACAAGAAAATTCGTCCGCTCGATTCTGCCTTTGAAAAAGGTTTGCGTCTTGAACCGGGCACTCTTTTGTATCGTGGTCAGCGCGGAAAATACGAAGAGTTTAAAGATAACATTGAGTCTAAAATGTTTTATTTCCAGAACTATGTTTCTACTTCGTTAAGTCCAATTATCTTTGGTGCTTATTCAAATGCTGGTGATTCATTAATGCCAGATGCGCCTAGTTCTGATTTAGAAAACAAAGAAACAACTATCGATGCAGTATCTTCTGTTATTGGAACAGACAACTTGGAAAGAGTTGATAGAGGCGAGGAAGTTGCCTATGGTGATGAGTTTAAGTTTGGGTTCATTATTCACGGTGCTGATAAAATTAAGGTAGTTATCCCAGGTGTCTTGTCAAGCTTTAGCGATGAGGCTGAAGTTATTCTTCCTCGCGGGTTGGCAATGAAAGTCAACAAAGTATGGGGAACTCCTTTTAGAAATGGAGTTGGTGTAGCGAATAACAAGACATTCATGGTAGAAATGACGGTAGTTCCGCCAGAGCAAATCGATGAATCGGTTCATCTCTATGATGGTGACATCTTGATGGAACAAGGCAAAGTGGAACCTCTTGAAGAAAGCAAGTTCAAAGGCTTTTTAAACGAGATTTATTTCTCTCCAGACCGTTCTACAGATAAGGTTAGCTACACACGTACCATGGAGCTACTGGCTGGTGCTATCAACCTGGATGGTATCCCAGAAAAACTTGCATAAAGTTGTTTACTTATCACAAGGACGTGATACTATAGACTTACACAAACCAATGAGGAAATTGATATGAAACATGTATTCCGCTTTAACGGTATTGAATGGTCTGCTGATGTTAAAGATGCAGAGAAGTTCAACGAAGAAGTTCTTATCATGCTTGAAGGGTTTAACGAAGGTACTCCGACGGTTCTTATTCAAGATATCTTCCGTAAGCCAACTGAACCATCGTTTGTTGAAGCGGTTCTAAACGGTAAAGCAGAAGGTATTATTCCGGTCAAAGTAGTTTGGACTACTGAAGAAATGAAACTTCTTCGTACTGAGCCAGGGTTTATTGGTTGCATTGCATAAAACAAAGGGGCCGTAAGGCCCCTAAATTATTCTGCTTGTTGAAGTAGTGATATTAGAAATTCCACCACCTGCCCCGCCTAAACGAGACAATCTTGAAGCAGACGCACTCAAGCCCTGATTTGGATTAATCGTCTCAATTTTCTGAATAGCCTTATCTTCCAACCAATCCATTGCGGCTTGTTTTCCAACTGAACCTGTTTGCATGCTACGGTAAGCAAACGTGACATCAAACACAGCTATTGTGTTTTCTCCATCGTAAGTAAATTCGGGAGCTCCACATGCTACAGGCATAGCCCCTGAGAACAGGCATACAGTATGTGGTAATCCATTTCTAGCATGAAGGTTAACTTGGATATCACATTCTACGTCTTGTGGCAATCCTCGCAGACCAGTCACTGGGTCTTCAACTGCATTTACCCAATCTTGCATTGCTCTATAGTTGCTTGCTTCTGGGTCCATCCTAAATGAAAGAACCAGCGGCTCCATATCTCTTCCAGTGATTTTTATATTAGGAGCGTTATGGAACTTATCCATTTCATATGACAGTCTATTCTCTGGTATTTTAGCAGAATACACCATCAAGCCTGCTGTCGGAAATGCCATGTTAAAGAAATCAAGCAGATAAGTACCTACTGTGAATTCACCTAACAACGACTGTACAACACGCTGTGTCATTGCGCCAATCATAAATGTATTCACACCTGATTTGCGAACAACTTGTCGAGTTCCTTGTGTCACTATGGTTGTTATACCCTGATTGAATTCACCTGGGGTCAATCCAAGCCAATTTCCATCTAAACCCATATTATTATACAGCTCTCCGCCAAAGTCGTTTAGAAGAGCCTGGGTTTTACTAGAGGGTACAGTAGCGAATACAACAGAGAACATATTAGTTCTCTGGAAATCGATATCAGCCGCTTGACTCTTAAATTCTTCGAGAGTAAACATTATTCAATACCTCCGATATAAACGTTCCCTCTATTAAGAGTAAGTATTTCACGCATAGTAATTTCAAGCGTAAATGTGCTTGGAAGATTAGGAGCGATTGCTAACCCATTAAAATGACCGTTCGGTGTTTTATCAAAGCGGATACTCTGAATTTGGCATGGACCAAATATATCCTCTCTACCATCCATTGATGTAGAATATCCAAAATTACGAACAGTCCAAATCGTTGGGTTAGAAACTACAATAACATTGCTTAAAAACGATGTTATTTGCTCAAACACAGTGTTTTCTACTTTAGCTCCTTCTGGTGCTGCCGATTTAAGTGTTCCTTTATACCATTCATCAATAGCAGCTTTAACTTCTTTTGCATATGATGAATTCCCCGTCACACCGTAAGAATAGTAGTTAAAAATTTCATAGATGCGAATAATTTGTATGAGGTCATCTGCAGACCTAGGAGTTAAATCCCAAGTAAACACTTTCGTTCTATTGTCAGGTCCGGCATACATACTACGAGCTGTGTTATAAATCTGTTCACCGTTATCAGCCATTAATCCCTGCGTTAAAGACTCTATCGACCCAAACACAGCAGTAGAAGCGACGTTGCTTAATACACCGGTAGCAGTACCGCTGCCGCGAGTAACAAGAGAATCACCAACATCATTAAATTTATGGCTAACCGAATCAACGTCTGACTTAGACCGTGGTAGTAGAATATTAGCTACCGGCGCAGTACTTGTAGTAGAACTTGATGAATTAGCCAGTGCTGACATTGGTGAATCGAATACAGACGATAACATTACATCTCGTCTAAATGAACGCAAATCAGGAGTAGTTCTTCCTTTAAAATCATATGCTGTGAATAATAATCCGTTACGATACAAGTCATGTACTCTCATATCTTGTGCGGAATCGTTTCCGGCTGAGCGTTCGGCCGGAAACTGCGCCACCTTAGTGGTAGGCGCATTCGTCAGTTTAGATTTACCTTGGGAAATTCGAGTTCCTGATTTTTGATGTTTTCAAGGCCATCGGCCAGTTCTTCAAAAATCATTGTTTTTCCTTAAGAGGTTTTCATAGCGCCTTGCATTCCAGGAGCAGCTGTTGAAGTCTGTGGAGGCGTTCTATAAACGTATGTGCTATTCTTATTTACAGCGGTATTAACCTGAATAGGTTGCGACTGTGTATTAGATTCACGTGTACGAGCAGCTTCACGACTATCCGCAGCGGCTTTAATAGAAGCAGACTGCTTAACCTCAGGCTGTTCTGTTGCAGGTATAGCTTCGGCAGTTGGAGCAGGTTCTGATATTTTAGAATCAAGAAGCTTTTGCAATTGGTCTAATTCAACCTTTAAATCTTTTGCAACTTCTGGAGATAATTTCTCCAATTCTTTATATCTGGTGGTTGTGCTTTGTACTGCATCCTTAGCAGAGTCTAATCGAGTGGAATCAGATGCATCAGTTTTTTCAACATATGCTTTTGTACGCTTGAGTTCTGCCTCAGCATTATTACGAGCTGTGATGATTTTGAGGCGTTCGTCTTCTGGCAAGTCTGCATACGCTGACTGCTTTTTCTCTCCGCTCAGCAATTTATTATATTCATCGTCATCAATCTGACCGGTGAATTTTTGGAACTTAGCAGAAAGCTTTCTTTTCCATTCAGGTTGTTCGTCATATTCTCTTTCTTGACGGTCAACATATTTTGCTCTCATTTTAGCATCTTCTTCATCTAGTTCTGCCCCAGTAACAGTTTGAAATCTGTCTAAAGCAGCGCCTTCAATGTTATCTGCCGAATCGTTAAATCCTAATGCGCGTAACATTCCAGCAAGAAGCTTACTCATTCCGAGCATAATAGTTTCTCCGAGCTTGTCAATTACATCAACCAAGCCAGAACCAATGGCTTTAGCTAATCCGCCCCAATCCCCTTTGACGAATGATTTTACTATTTCATTCGACATCTCGCTTATTGCAGTTAATAGCGGACCCCATTCTTTGGCTTGCTTGTTAAATTCAACAAAGTTCTTTTCGAACAGTTTAGTCCAATAATTAAAATGAACTTTAATTAAATCTATAAGCATTATCACGCCCAAAACCATGGCGGCAGTTTTCGCCATTTGAGCCAAAGCGCTAACAGTATAGCTAAATAGCATGCTGCTAATCTTATCTGTTAATGAAATAGTTTTTCCAAAACCAGATTTAACGCTTTTAATTAATTCTCCAAATTTTAGGCCAAGAAACTTTTTATTCTTGTCTTCAGTTTCCTTTTTAGGTTCATTTTTTCCTCTTGCTCTTCTGTGTTAGGAAAGAAATCCGCGTCAGGACGTCTATCATCCTGTGGAGGAATAAGCCTTTCGAGTAATTCCTCTAGCGGCTGCTGAACCGGAGCATCAGGTACTTGTTCCGTTATTGTTTCTAACGATGTTCCAGTACCAGTCTTTTGGACATCTTGCTGAACATCATGCTTTTTAGATAACAAGTCGGCAAGTTTCGTGAGCTTATCATTAATTAACGATGCTGTATCATTTAGTTTCGAGACAGCATCTGTTGTGCGTTCTGAAGCTTCAGCAGTTAATTCAACACCAGCTGAAACATCTTCTACTGATTTGATAATTTCGTTTGATTTAGTTTCTATTACATCCGAAATCAAATCAGTAGACGCTTGTTGGTCGTCTAAGCGACGACCAATATCTTCTAGCGTATTAATCTGAGCATCAGCTTGAGACTCAGCCTTTTTCTGTGGAGCCGAGTCAGCAATAACTCTTCTACGCATTGAATTCATTTCTGATTTCTTAGTCATTCAAATATTTCCATTACGTTAAGCATGCCTTTGATTGGTCCTTCAGGTCCATCAATGGCTATAGTGTTTACTAAGTCATCAGCCCACTTTGTCACAAAAGCTGGAAGCTTCATAAAGTTTATATCCATTGGTTTTCCATCTACTGATTCAAGAAATTCGCTCAAAATTGAATCTACTGAACCTAGTTTGGAATAACGAGGAGGAGCTCTGAATTTGAATTCTTTACCATCTAACCGCTGAGTTAATCGTTGGCAAATGTAAACTTTATTCAAATCGTAGGTAAAATCATCTTTAACAACGGTTTCTTTTATTCGGTTGTTAAATGCTAATAAATGTAGTACAACGATATCGGATTCGGCTGCAGTTAATCCTGGACAAATTGAATCTAAAAGAAGATTCATGTTTTCGTCTGGTCCCTTAACATCTTTCATCAGATTATGGTGCTTTAATCCAAGTTTTGGAATTGATATCGTCTTTTCGTTTATTACTATTTTCTTAATAGGAAGAATCACGTTTAAGTTCATTTTTCACCTTAATCAAATCTACAGGTTCAAGGGCAGAGCCATTTGTGAACATATATAAGTTAGTTATAGATGTGTTATTTGATATTTCATGGATAACTTCATCTACATAAAAGTCAGTTCTGAACTGGTCCTTTATATCAACAAAATTGATTTTCATTCCAGGAGTTAGTTCAAAATTACCGTAACATTTAGTTTGAGCATACCCGTCATATTGAGCCATCGTAGAAATGCGTAGTGCTTCTTCATAGCCATTTCTAAAAATCATGTCAGAATATCCGCCTGACCTATTAATGAATACGCTGTTTTGGCCTTCTCCATTAATAATTCGGGTAACATCTTTGTCCACAAACGAGTGTGCATAAAATGTTGCGTTTTTCATGGGATTTCTATTATATCTGTTTGATTTAACAAGCCATTCAAAATCCCATGCCAATGGATATTTTAATCCTGATGCAAACTGACCTATTGTTTGAGGAGCTCCAAACATGAATACATTTGGGTTCTGGGATATCATTGATTCATAATCCATCATGTTAATCCCAGTGATATCTTCCCAGGCAAAATAAATTGGTCGTTATCAGTAGAAATGCCTACGTTTCTAACATATCGTAAGTAATCTTTGAGAGTACTAGTCCATGGAACTCGTGGGACGTAAGCGTTAATTCCGTTGATAGGAGGAGCAATCAACGGTTGGTCAACATACATCGCGCCTATCATTTCTTTTATAGTTTCATATGCAGAACTAAAAAACGCTCTACTGAACTTGAGATTCATTATGTCATGCAGCGTTCCAAGCTGAAGGGTGATAATGCTATCACCTTTATCATCAACACCAACTGTAAAGTGTTTAATTCCGTAAATTCGAGTTTGCGTTCTTGATGTGTTGCTATTTGCAACAGATATTTGAACCAGTTCATCACCGTTCATACGCGTGTGCATATTTTTCGAATCATAAAACTGAAGTAGACCCTCATTAGTCCCGCGTAATGAATCTCTCATTGTTAATGTAATAAATGTAGCTGCTAATTCAACGAATCTATTAGCTAGCCACGCATCATATCCAGAATATAATTTTATGCTTATATTAGGATATCCTAATCTTTGTGCTGTCATGATTTAAGGTCCTTTTCAATAAGCGATAAGGTTATGCCACGTTCTATAGGCAGCATTTTCATTATAGAATTCAAATCGTATTTACCTTGAGAAACCAATCTATGGTTAATCTGATAAAATGTGAAAATTTCGTCAGGATGTAACAATAACTTAAAAATATCGACAATGTTATCATATTTTAATACTGTCGTGGTATCACAGCATGACGTCTTTAATTCAAAATTAAAGGGCTTCATCTGCGATAAAATCTTTTCCAAGGTTTCAACATCTATAGCATCGATAACGGTCAATTTATTGCTATCGCTCAATTCATTCCACACGTATTCCCCAGATGAATCCTTCACAGATATAATGTTGTCTAAAATCATTTTACCTGTATCGTCAATTATTTCTATGGGTTTTTGAACTTGAGCGTTAATCCAGCAACCTCTACTTTTGGATTTACCAATGGAGGTTGGTTAAGATTAAAAAGATACTGCTTATATTTTCCGCATTTTGGGCACTTCATTCTGACTGGTATTTTGGTTTTACCAATACTTGAAAGAAATACCTTAAGAAATATATAAGGACGATACTCTGCAGGATGGTCATGAAAATAATCATCCATTAATTCTGCTATAAGTTGTTTTTGTTCTTCTTCAGACTTGGTGTTCATGTCGTTTCTAACCAATAAAAGGTCTCTATAATCTTCTACTGTAAATGGCTTAAAACGTTGGACACCATCTGGTAATTCGCATCTAACTATATTGGCCATAAGGTAATCCTCTTTATACTATTTATAAATAATTGAATAAGAGGAGTGGATATGAACATCACATATAAATTTGAAACAAGAATAAATGGCAAGAATATCCAGTGCCGAGCTTTTACACTAGAAGAATACGCTAATTTAATTGCAGCGAAGAAAAACGGTACAATCGATGAATGCGTTAAAGCATTGCTCAGAGAATGCACTAATGCCACTGAATTAAACAAACAGGAATCGGAATTACTTATAGTTATACTTTGGGCGCACAGTATAGGCGAGGTTAATCATGAGGTGACCTGGAATTGCACCTGTGGGCGTAAAATTCCTGTGCCATTAAATTATACACATGCGCAAATCGATCCTCCAGAAGACCTCTGGTATGACTTAAAGGGATTCAAGATAAAGTTCAAGTATCCTAATCTTTTTGACGATTCCGACATTCCAATGATGATATCAAAATGCATAGATTATATCGTGGTTGGAAATGAGCAGATTTACTTTAATGATTTAAACGATGCAGAAATCGATGATTTATATTCTGCTATTACAACCGAAGATGTAGTTAACATCAAAAATATGCTATTGAAGCCGCAGGTTCAATTAGCAGTTCCCATTACTTGTGAATGCGGAATTTCTCACATTCATGTAATTAAGGGGCTTAAAGAATTCTTTAAGATTATGTCATGAGCAATATCGATAAATTATATTCTGACCTTGACCCAGAGATGCGACTTGCTTGGGATACTGATGTGTCAAAAACGGTAGGAGCACGATCGGTTAAAAATAGCCTTCTTGGAATAATAACCACAAGAAAGGGGTCTCGGCCATTTGACCCAGCGTTTGGTTGTGATATCACAAACGAATTATTTGAAAACATGACTCCATTACTGGTGATACGATAAAGCGTAATATAGTCTCTGCTGTGCGTAATTATGAGCCTAGGATTAATCGTCTATCGGTTGATGTACTTCCGTTATATGACGATAATGCTATAATTGTCACCGTGCAGTTTTCTATAGTAGACGACCCTGATACGCTAGAGCGTATACGCATACAGATGCGTAGTAATGCTAACTCTAGCAGTAGAGTATAATGGTTCTAGTCCTTCCCAAGAAACAGTAGAGTGGAGATAGAATGAGATTAGAAGAATTACAAGATGAATTAGATAATGATTTGATTATCGACCAGACCAAGTTACAGTATGAAGCGGCTAATAACCCTGTTCTGTATGGGAAATGGGTGCGTAAGCACTCGACTTGTCGAAAAGAAATGTTAAGATTAGATGCCCTCAAAAAGCAAAATCTTAAAGCACGATTGGATTATTACACTGGCCGTGGAGAGGTTGGTGGCGAAGTATGCATGGATGTATATGAAAAATCAGAAATGAAAACTGTTTTAAGCGCTGATAAAGAAATCTTGGGTGTAGATACTAAATTGCAATATTGGGGAATTCTTTTGGAGTTCTGTAGTGATGCAATGGATGCTATCAAGTCACGAGGTTTTAGCATTAAGCACATTATTGACCTTCGTCAGTTTGAAGCTGGCGCGTAATAAATAAACTTGTAAACTAAGGAGACAATCATGTCGAATACGGTATGTGTCGTCTGTAAAGGACCAATCGATGAAGCATTGGTTGTCCAAACAGACAAAGGCCCGGTTCATCCCGGAGCTTGCTATAATTATGCGATTGAATTGCCTGTCACTGAAGACACAGAAGAGCAATTACAAGAAACGCAGCTTTTAATTTAGTCTAGTGTTGATGTAGCCAATTGGCTTTGCCCCTTCCTTTCGGTTGGGGCTTTTTTATATCAGAAGTCTTCGTCTTCGTCATCTTCAGAATCAGCTTCAAGAGCTTGTCTACGCCCCGCCAAAGCATCCCGCACAATGATGTCATCAGAATCAGCAAGAGTAGTTTCTTTAGAGCGCTTATCGTAATACTTCTCGAGTTCTTCCAGACCATCTAAGGTCTGGCAAGCATTAATTTTACTCATGAAGTTATCGATAGTAGCCTCACGAATTGTGGCTTCGTAAATATCTTCAAATTTAATCATAGATTTACCGTTTTCATTACGTAGTTAAATTTTTCATCAGCATATCGTTGAATACGCTCTAATGCATGTTTTAAGCAATAGTTTAAATGTGTGTATTTCTTTTTAGCATTGGCTGACTTCGGCTTTACACCCAGGTCATCAATGATATCCCACACTGTAGCCAAAGATTTATCTTTATGCTTACGAAGAACACGACCAATAGTTTGGAGTACGATAATCTTCGATTTAACTGGATGGGCTAAAATTACATGATGCAGGTTTTTAACAGAAATACCAGTAGAAAATACACCGTAACTTGCGACGATAATAATTCCCTTTCCGTTTTCTGCCATAGCCTTTAAAGCATTACGTGTTTCGGTATTAACTTCACCTGATACGTAATATACATGCTCATGACCCGCAGCTTTAATCATCTCGAACAGCTCTTTACCATGAGCTACATGTTTAAACATCACAAAGGCATTTTCGTCACGCCCCGCAAGTTTAGTAGCAAGATTAGCAATCCAACGATTTCTTTTCTTAACATTGGTGATGAATTTAATTTCTTCTTGATACGTTTTGCCTTTTAAAGCGTTTGCGGCTGCATCTGGGTATCTTAAGAAGATTGTATTAATTTTAAGCTCAGTTACTTGTCCGTCTTCCATTAATTTGGAAGTTGATACTGGACGGAAGATTTCACCAAACATACCAACATATTGCATGATATTAGCTTTGCCGTCTTTAAGAGAACCAGACAGTCCGTACTTAAACATGCAATTGGTGAGACCCGCAATGATTGTTGAAATTGACTTACCCGTTGCAAGATGACATTCATCATTCATCATCATGCCGAATTGAGAAAACCATTCTTTAGGCTGCTTAACAGCGGTCTGCCAGGTAGATACATAAACTAATGCATTCGAATCACGAGCAGTACCACCTCGAATACCCAGCATAGCATTGCGAGGAAATAAACGATAATCACAAAAATCATCAATCATCTGGTCAACTAACGCTGTAGTAGGAACAATGATAAGAATTTTGCCTTCGTAATTTTCTACATAATAACGAGCAAGTAATGCCTGAATAAGAGACTTACCGGCAGACGTTGGAAGATTAAGAATTCTACGTCGATTAACTAGACCTTCATATACAGCATCTTTCTGATACCAGTGTGGCTCAATCTTAGTTAATCCTGAATAAATTTCTTTAGTTGATAACCAATTATCAAAATCCTCCCGCGAAAGAGTTTCTTGCTCGAATATAGTTGGATCGAAATAAACTTTATATCCGAATTGGTCAGCGAATTTTCTAATTTGGCCAACAAGACCAAACGGTAAGAGACGATTATAATCTAGCAGACGAATTCGTCCATCCCAATGTCCATAGCGATATTTCGGGTTGAATCTGTATCCATCGGCTTCGAAGCTAAAATAGTCTCTGAGTTCATAGAAAATCGAGTCATCACACTCAATATGAACATGACTAAAATCTTTAAATTTGACTTGGATGTCGTGCACTGTACTATCCTCAGTTATAAATACAAACATATTTATACATCACACGAGGCACAACTAATGCTAGATAAAGACTATATCAAAGAAATTCAGGCACTCGATAAAAAAGAAGCTAAAGACAAGCTCGACGAGTATGCCCAAACTTTCGGTATTAAACTGAAAAAGACCCGTTCATTTGACAATATGGTTGCTGACTTAGAAAAAGAACTGGCTAAATTGGCCGATGAGCCTATGCCAGAAGATAATGATGGGCTGTCAATTGCTGATTTAATTCAAGCAGATGATGAAATTGAGGGTAAAGCAGTATTTAAAGATGAAGCATCTGATGAAGCAAAACTACTGTTTGACGCTCCGGTTAATGCTGGTATTAAAATTCATGATATTGACCCAGGTTTCTATAAAGAAACCCCTAAGGTAAATGACCCAGGGTTTGAAGTAAAAACACCTTCTATCAATGATAAAGGATTTTATGCTGAAGCTCCTATTGGAGACAGCGTTATTCACATAGATGATGAAGGACAAGTTACCAATATTCCGGTTAGTATCACGGACCCTGAAGAATTCTTCAAAGCAATGGACAAAGTAGTTAAAATTATTAAAACAGACGAAATCATTGAGCTTCCTGAAAACTTTAGTCCAAATATGCAATTGCTAGGTAAGAACCCAGGATATATCACCCTTCCATGGTGGATTTACCAATGGATTAAAGATACCCCAGATTGGAAATCTCGGCCAACGTCGTTTGAACACCCATCAGCACACCAGACACTGTTTAGTTTAATCTATTACATCAAAAGAAACGGGTCTGTTATGATTCGTGAAACACGTAATTCTTCATTTGTAACTTTAAAATAAGGAACACCTATGGCTTATACCGTATCTATTGCTCCTTTGGCTGCTTCGGCAGTCATTGGAGCAACAACCAATTTTACTGCAACAACTTCTGGCGCCGCAGTTGAAGGCACAGAAACGTTTGTATGGACAGTAAATGGCGTAAAACAATCTTCTGTCACCGCAGCTATGAATTATGTTGCTGCAGGACCTGCAGGTAGTAAGACTGTTAAAGTAGTTGCTACTGTTACCCCAGCAGAGGGTGAGGCAGAAACTGCTGAAGCAGAAACTACTTTGACAGTTAAGAACAAAACTATGCCGGCCATTACTTTAGCTTTGAGTCCGACTTCTGTTTCTAAAGAAATTGGCCAGTCTCAGGTAGTTACAGCTAACGTTGTTGGTGCTCCAGAAGGTGCAAGTATCGCTTATGTCTGGAAACGTGGTACTGTCGTTATTGAAGGTCAGACTGCTAAAACGATTACCATAACTGAGTCAGCAGAGGCTAATTATACTCTGAATTGTGAAGCAACAGTTTCTGCACCAGATTACAATCCAGTGACTGTAAGCAAAGGCGCTAGCGTAACCATCACTAAAAAGACCATGGGAGATGTTTCAGTTACTTTGACTCCTGAATCTATTACAGTCGAGCAGGGGTCTGATGCATCTTTTAAAGCCGACGTTATCGGTGCTCCTGAAGGTGCAACTGGGGTTTATTCTTGGACTAAAGACGGTTCTCCTGTAGAAGGTTCTACTAGCACTTTAGTGATTGACACGTCTGATATAGGGTCCCAAGTGATTGGGGTTTCTGTTGAGGTTTCCGCAGAAGATTATAACTCAGTCACAGTAACTACAACTGGTAATGTAACCATTACTAAAAGGGTAGCTCCTACCCCTGATGGAGAGCTTCCGTATGTTCATCCTCTACCGTTCCGTGGAACAGCTTATATCTGGTGCGGTTGGTGGGTAATGGATGAAATCCAGCGAATGACTGCTGAGGGCAAAGATTGGAAACTCGACGACCCTGACAGCGATTATTACCTGCATCGGTATACTCTAGCTAAAATGCTAGATGATTATCCAGAAGTCGATGTACAAGAATCTAGAAATGGATACATTGTTCATCGTACTGCGCTGGAAGCAGGTATTATCTATCCGTAATATTCGGGAGCCTTCGGGCTCCCTTTTTGCTATTCACGGATTGGTTTATTATGTCCTCGTCACATAGATGAGGTTATTATGAAAGCATTACAAGCTCACTTGATGCATGAAAGCGGAAAAGATTTTCAAGAAATTGCAAGGGCGTTAGATATCACTCCAGCCGAAGCTGCTAAGCTGTGGGTCTCAGTTGAGAAAGCACACGAACGGTTTAAGCAAAAAGAAAAAGTCGTATATCGGAAACGCTTAACAAAAGTTGGTATAAAATCTCGTCATAAGAAACTTGTTAAACACATGAGGTCATTATGAAAATGCCTAAAGTAGACCCAATTGTAGTAGAACGATTTGAAGAAATGCTTTCTAAGAAATTTACGCCAGCTGCTAATGGGGTAAATGTCTGGTTGTTTGCATCTAAATTTGTTAGTAAAATGATGGCTGTTCAGAGTTCTTACTACTATAAAAGTGGTGCACGTAAAATAACGGATTTGATTAATGAACGGTATGGAAAAATTGATTGGATGCTGATGGATAAAGATATTCCATTAGTATTGGAAGTTGGAAGCAAAAGTCAATTTGAAATCATGCGAAATAAACATGACCAGTTAGTGTACCGCTTTGTTCCAAGCGGATATTAATTGCTTTAAGTTTGGACGTGGTATAATGGGCTCAGGGGAAATCCTCTGATACCATTACCCTTGTCCAAATAGATGGACTCCTGGTTTTATTTTATTTATTGAGAGAAAAATTATGAACCTTGCCGATAGAATGGCTAATACTGCTATTAATGTTGCTACAGAAGAATTATCAGCAGCAAAAGAAGAAGTATTAACCCAGATTGAAAAAACCGCTTTAGCGGGTAAGCGTGAGCTAATTATGTATCCGAGCAGTCTAGTTAAGAAACATATTACAAGTGTTCTTAATTATTTGCATGATGAAGGATTTGTTACAAATTATACCAGTGCCCAGCGTAACGGTGATACTGACTTTATGAAAATCACATTCTAAGGAAATTATAATGTTTGCAAAATATTCTAGTCTCGAGAACCATTACAACAATAAGTTCATCGAGAAAATTCGTGGTGCTGGTTTTGATATGCATACCGTTGAGTGGGTGGCTCGTGAGAAAATTCATGGCACTAACTTCAGTGTGATTATTACCCCTACCGAAATCGTTCCGGCTAAGCGTACTGGTCCTATTTTAGAAGGTGAAAGCTTCTTTGGTCATGAGATTATCATGAAGAAGTACAAGGATTCTTTCGTTAAGATGCAGAACATGCTGAACGCCATGGATTTAGTATCTGTTCAAATCTTCGGTGAATTTGCTGGCGGTGGTATTCAGAAGGGCGTAGATTATGGTGAGAAAGATTTCTACGTGTTTGATATTCTGTCGGATTCCGGTAATGAAAAAGTTTATTGGGACGACTACGTAGTAGAATCGTTTGCTACTGGTCTTGGTCTTAAATTAGCTCCACTTCTTGGTCGAGGTTCATTTGCCGAGCTATCTCAGTATGTAAATGACTTTAAATCTATTGTCAATTACTATAATGAACTTGTTAACACGACTGACCTTGAACATGCAAATAAACACGTGTTCGGTCCACAGGCTTCTTCTGAAACCGGCGTAGCTGAAGGTTATGTTCTTAAACCGGTTAATCCTAAATTCTTTAATAACGGCACCCGTGTAGCTATTAAGTGCAAGAATTCTAAGTTCAGCGAGAAAGCTAAATCTGATAAGCCTATTAAAGCTAAGGTTGAACTCACCGAGAATGATAAGCGTGTTCTGGAAATCTTTTCTGAGTATGTAACCTGGAACCGTGTAAGTAACGTTCTGTCTCATATTGGTACTGTAACTGCTAAAGATTTCGGTCGTGTTATGGGACTGACTATGAAAGATATCATTAACGAAGCAGCTCGTGAAGGTCACGATATGTTATTCGCTGATAATCCTTCTGCAGTTAAGAAAGAACTGACTATTTTAATTCAAAACACTATTCGTAGTAAATGGCATGAGGTTTTAGAATAATGAGGCTGGCGCTGATTGGTTCAAGAGAAGCGCCACGCAGAGTTCTGAGTCTAATGACTATAATCGGTCAACGCCTCTCGGAAGAGGGGCATTTTTCATATTCAGGTGGAGCTCCGGGTTCAGATGAAGCGTGGTTGGCGAAATACGATAGGTCAAATTCTTGTAGGATTATTCCTTATTCTGGCTTTTGTGGCCATGTTCCTGATACAGGTGTTGTTGTATGGTCTGAATTATCAAACGAAGCCAAAATCAAAAGCATCATTAAGGCGAGAGAAGTTACGTCGTACTGGGATGAATGCTCGAAGATAGTACAGACACTATTTGCACGGAATTCTATGCAGGTATTGGGCCTAGAATGCACTGAGCCTGTAGATAAGGTATTATATTGGGCGCCTGAAAAAAAGATGTGGGAGTGTATCTGGAGGGACGAGAGTAGCTGTTGATATAGCCCGTAGACATGGAATAGAATGCGTCAACCTCTATGATAAGAATGTGTTTAAATCCCTCGAGGAGGAATACTCCCCGAGGTTTGACATATTTAGTTTATAACAAAAAGGGGAGCCGAAGCTCCCCATAAATTAGTCCGCAATAAGCTTAGGTAACTTAACACCGAGCAGTACAGACATCTTACTTCTTCCTGCCATCTTATCCATATCCGCAGCATTAATCACACGAGCTTCGTCCTCGTCCAATCCTACAGTATATGGGTTAACTGACAATGCATATCGTACCAGTAAAGCAACAGAAGGCTGCAAGCTAGCTGGGTCAACAATAACTTTAAATGCACCAACATGCTCAGGGTCGTCTAAATCCAAGCCTTCGGTATATGGCGCATAAAATAAAGAACCTACAGTTTCCTTCCCACCAAATTCTGCCTTAACACCAACAATAACGTAATCAACCGGACTGTTAGTATCACAATAAAGAGGTAAACCGTTATTCAGCATACCGTATGCGTTTTCCGGAATACTTCCATCATTCTTCTGTGTTAACCAACCGGAAGCTGCAAGCACCGCAGCACAACGAGTAGATGCTACTGCATAAGTACCAGAATAAGAAGTATTACGTTGAACTGCTGAATTCATTTCACAAATGAAACGATACAGAGTACGACCTTGTTCCGGAGCAGAATCTTGTTTAGTTAAATCTAATACACCCTTATCGGATACACCAGCTACTTTAAACCGAGAAGAAACCGTAATCAATGATTGCAAGATGTCTTTATTAATGTCTTCTGCCATTTCAGTAGCAAGTAAATCATCAATAAGTTCTGGAGCATCGAACCCATTAGCTTCTAAATCTTGAGCTAATTCTACCGTTAAATCTGTTTTAGCTTACGTGATTTAACCTGGGTCTGCCATTTATCAATTTTAAAACTGGCTTCGGTGATTGGGTCTGAATCGGGTCCTTCAAATTTTTCAGTGACTGCAGCATCTGACAACATACGAATATTATTAGCTGCTACTGCTTCAGACACAATTCCAAATTCATCGGTTTCTGCTGTATCGGTAAACGGGCTATCTTTAAGTACTTTAAAGACCACATTCTGATATTTGAACATATCGTCTTTATTGAATGAGTCTTTATTTGCCATAGTGAGTTCTTCAATTGACTCACGTTCTGGCGCCCCGATTTGACCTGCATAAGTTGCACCCGTATTAAACGTCAGGTCACCATTAGGGTTAAGATATTTGATACCATATAGCGCTGCTACAGGCTGTTTAGTACGCTGTGTAGCAACAAGATCGGTATAGATTAATTTAGTAGTTGCGCGCGTTAATGCAACGAGATTAGGGCGACCAATTAAGTTGCTACTCGTTGTAGTTGACTCGCGCAGAAGTTCGTTGATTTTAGCCATTGCGCTTTCCTCTGTGGATTTATAAGTTTATTTATATCCATTAAAACAACTAAAGGGAGCCCGAAGGCTCCCTTATTGGTATTAGATACCTTTAACCCATACACGACGGAAGTAAGCATTCTTACCAACAGAGTTGACGATAGAAGGCATACCAGAGGTAATACGACCTTTCGGCTGTTGAGCAGCAGAATCGGCGAACGGGTTAATACCGATACCGTAACGGGTTTTGAACCCCATGACCGGTTGGAAGTTCTTCGGATCGGAACCACGCAGCGGGGTCAGTGCAACATACGGAGCATAGTAGATACCAGCATCCATTTCGTTAGCACCTTTATAACCGATGGTGAAGTAATCCTGACGAGCATACTGGTCGATGTATACACGGTAGCGACCACCCAGAACACCAGCAAATACTGCTTTAGTGGTGTCGGTATTATAACCACGACCCAGACCCTGAGCTGCCGGAGATACGTTGGTATCAACAGCTGCCAGTACGTTAACTACGTTACGGGAAGCGATAATGAAGTTACCTTCACCGCGACCGGTCTGACGAGCGATTTCAGCGGATTCTTTGTCAATCTGGAACAGCAGAGCTTTAAAGCTTTCACCTGCCCAACGAGCACCGCGGATATCAATCGGGTCTTGGAAGTCGAATACACCAGCTTTAGAACCAACAGTCTGGGTCATACCAGATTTACCAACCTGAGCGGAGTAGTTAATCCAGTCAACAACTTCACGGTTGATTTCCAGCATAATTTCGGTAGCCAGGATTGAACTCAATTCAGCATCAGCGTCCATACCGTGAACAGCACGGAGGTCCTGAGCCAGTTCGATGGAATACTGTGCTTTCAGCTGACGAGATTTCGCTTCGATAGTTTGTTTATCGATACGGAAGCCCATTTCATTCCACGGGTTATCTTTAGAACCGTTAAATGCTTCTTGCAGTTCAGCAACGGAAGTAGCCATACCTTCGGCGATTTCTACAACTTTACCAGCTTCCAGAGCAGCAGTAACTGCAGCGTCCAGTTTAGCAGCATCGGTAGCACCAGCGTCTACAGTGAAATCTTCAACAACCTGCAGATGAGCACGACCGGTCTGTGCGAAATCGTGAACAACGATATCACCAACAGTCAGAGCAGCACCAGCTTTAACTGCTTCAAACTTCTCGGTTGCACCCTGACCAGAGAACATTGCATCCGGAGCGTACATCGGATGGAAAGCTTCTTTAGCACCAGCAGCCAGAGGGTCTTTGCCGTAAACAGCGCGGAGAGCGAATACCTGACCGGTTGGGTTAGACATCGGCTGTACACCACAGATATCGAAAGCAATCAGGTTAGGGATAGCACGACGAACCATACCCATAACTGCCGGGCCAATCTGGGTTACAGCACCAGAGGTCTGACCAGCTGCGATGTTCTGTGCATCATAACCGTGGTCACCGCCAATTTCTGCTTCAGACAGGAAAGAACCAAATGCTTCAGCGATTTTTTCATCGCGGTATTCTGGAGCCTGATTAATATCAGCTTCCTGGTTTTCAAAAATCTTAGCGATCAGAGCTTTTTTGCTAGCGCCAACAATTTCCGGCAGAGCTTCGTTCTCAAGCAGCGGCTGCCATTTTTCGATAAGTTTATTCTTTTTCATGTGTTGTATAACCTTTTAAATTAAGAAAGACGAGCCGCTTGGGCCACATAAGCATCCATAACGGATGGGGTTTTAGTCGCAGGAGTTTCTTCTACTGCTTCAGTTGTGAAGTTTAAACCGTCTGCTTCTTTGTCGATAGTATTTATATCGGCAGATTCCGTTACAGACTGCTCTACAGAACCCTGCACCATTTCAACAATAGCTTTCAGCTTAGTTGAAAATGCGTCAGAATAATCCATGCCCTCTGTCAGAGAAACTACTTTCTCTTTTTGGGTATCAGTCAGTTCACGGGTTGCTTCTTGAATAGCATACTCACGTTGGGCATAATTGATATACTCATCGCGTTTAGAAACTTCTTCAAATAAACGAGCAGTTTCTGCTTTTTGCTCAGCAAGTTCTTCTTCCATCTCAGCTACTACGTCTACTGATTCTTCAGGAATTACAACGTTGTGCTCAACAAACAGCTCTTTCATACCGACAAACATGGATTCAAACAGGTCAGCTTTAATACCGCGGTCAACCGCCAGCTGGTTTTCTGCCATCCATTCTGCAGCGATATGGTCAAAGTATTTAGAAGCAGCTTCTTTCAGCTCTTCGCGAGCTTCTTCTTTAGCTTTTTCTTTTTCTTCTTCTACTTTTCTTCTGCTTTCTCAGCAATCTTTTCAATGTGAGATTCTGCCAGAGCTACGGCGTGTTTTTTGACTGTTGCTTCGAATACAGTGCTGAAGTTAGCTTTAGCTTCCGGAGAAAGCTGAACTGATTCGAAAATACTGTCAAGAGCGACGGAAGCATCGATAGTTTTAGCTTCGGTCATTAAAAGTTCTTTAAGCATTTTTGATGTCCTGTGTTAAGTTACATAATTATTTATAACGCTTTTAACTTCTCTGCGAGAGCCATAAAAGCATCATCAGCACTATTGGCAACTTGTGCCGAGGTATTTTCCGAAATTTGTTTCGGTTGTACCCATGCATCCGGAGCACTAGGACCCCAAACTGCGTCTACACCAACAGTCAGGCGAAAGCCTTCTTGTACGATGTTATATCCTTTTCCTGAGTCTTTCAAAGAACCTAGCCCACGGCTTGATACACCAGGAATCCAACCAGCACGGATGTTAGCGGCTAATTTATCACCTGGACCGTGGTCTCCTTCGATGATTCTTGCACGCCCATAAACATCGTTGCCTTTCCACCACATATCTTCGATAATGATTGCGGCTTGCATCGGGTCAACATTTGCGCGAGGTGGATGGTTTAATTCTCCTAGAGCCTGACGAGTAGCAACCTGTTCTTTAATATAACGGCTTACCGCAGTCTCAAGAATGCGTTTTGGATAAAGACGTTTATTACGGTTTACTACTTCTGCCTGCATAAAAACACCTTCAATATACAGACCAGGTTTTAAGCCAGATTCATTTTCGCCTTCAACGATAATAGATTCTAGCATGGGTTTACCATCAATTACATCGCCCGGTTGACCCCAATGCTCAATTAAAAGTTGTTCATTGAGGTTTTCCATTAACTTAGCCCCAGAGCCTGACGGCGTTTAAGTGCTTTCTTACGTTTACGTAATCCACGAATTTGAGCCGATGGATTAGCACGTTTTGATTTTACTGCTTTACGCGCGATTTGGCGGCGTTTAGCTTTAGAAAGTCCAGTTGTTTGGAACGCGTTACGCTCACGTGTTTTACGATCCTTAGTACGTGTAATAGTACCTTTAGAATCAACATGTTTAACGATAAATTCATTTAGTTGTAGAGATTCATTGATTGAACCTAAAGCAATTGCTAAATCAGGCTCAGAAACAACAAGATTCTCTACAATTTTATTTATATCATCTTTAGAGAGCGCTGCGGACAACTTATCAAAACGTGCCTGGGCTTCAGGAAGAAGAGCTTCGACAGTGTCGATAACTAATTCATGATTTTCAGGCAGTATAAGCATTACTCGTCCTCTTCGTCGTCTTCGTCTTTATCAGACTTATCTTCGTCTTCGTCGTCTTCATCTTCGTCCTCATCGGGCTCTTCACCCTCAATCATGACAGACGCTGCGATAAATTTTTTGCGCTCTTCAATTAAACCAGATGTCCGTTCAGCCATAATTGCACCAAAAGCTTTTTTGGCTGCTACGAGGTCTCTGGATTCAATTGCGGAAATATAATTTTCCATTAGAAATCCTCTTCATTTTCTTGGTCTTGGAAGCGAGCCTCTTTAGACTCTAATTCAATTTGCTTGGCTTCTTGTTCAATTTCTTCATCTGACATCTGAAGGAAGTCTTTCATTGCTGTCTTATGAGAAATATACTTGCCGATAAACGGCTCAGCCATTGTGAGCATATTGATTCTACGCTCCATAACTTCAGCATCTTTCAACTCGGTGAAATATGAATCTTTATGGAACACAATCTTAATATTATTTATTTCGTCTTCCCACTCATCTTTAGACAAAACTTTTTTAAGAATTAGATTAGTGCGAAGTGGATCAAGCATAATCTCTTCAAATTTATGCTGTAATCTACGAATAAATTTGGCAAAATCAAGTTCGTCACGAGTGATTGCTGTACCAGCATCAAACTGCACACCGCCTTGATTATTTGCATCCGGCATGCGTGAAAGAGGAACTCGCAATGCCATGTATAATGCTGTTCTAAAGTAACGGACATCATCCATATCACTCATACCGGACATACCAGGAAGAGTATCTACTTCAGTAACTGCTTTACCATCTCTACGCTGCAACCAATAGTCTTCTGTCATTGACATATTATGCTGTTGGTTTTTAATCTTACCAGTTGACGCATCATATACAACACGGTTTTTCATCGTGTTCATAATATGCTGCATGTGTGCTGCCGCTTTACGAGAAGGCATATTACCAGTGTCGATGTAAAACACACGACGGTCAGGAGCACGAGTAATACGATAAATTACCAACGCATCTTCTAATAGCTTTAACTGGTTGGCAGGTTTAACGGCTCGGTGTAAATAACCGATGATGTTTTGACCTGAGCAATCAACTAGCCCAGAATGTGCATATACTATAGCATCGCGTGGAATTTTAATTTTCGTTCCGGCGGAATATAATCTACCATCTGCGTAATAACTTTCTTTGCCAGTATCGTAAATGAAATACTCTTTGTACCCCTTAACGATTTTAGTACCAGCGTCATCAGCAGTAACGATTTCGCGAATGAATTGTAAGTTGCGCGGGTCAAGACGTCTCAGTTCCTGAATTCCGTCTTTCATTTTCTTGGTGTTGACGATTTTATGGAAGAATATTCTTGAGTCAACATACCAACGGCGGAAATGGTCAGCGCCCTTTCTCTCGAAATTAAGGCATGTTAAAACTGTATTAAATTCTTCAAGAATACGGTCTTTAATTGCTTGACTGAAGTCAGTAGAATCTAAATCAAGAGAAACTACTGGGTGACCGTCTTCATACACAACCGCATCAGAAACTATTTCTTCAACAGCGTTGTCAACCTCATAGTTATTCATTAAACTACGATAAGTGTTGATTAAATCAGCGGTTGTTTTCATTCCAGGTTCATTGGAACCAAACATCATTTGGTTGAATGAATTATACTGGATTTCGTTTTCGTTTGATTCAACTTCACGAGCTCCATCATCAAATTTTGGAGCAGTGATTGACTCTAGGTCATTGTTGATTTGTTGCTTATATTCAGCTTCGTCGCGTTTTTCCCACGGAGCGAATAAGTCCAAAATATGAAAGGCCATTGGAGTCTCCGAAATTATCTATAAGTATATTTATATCGAAGTTTTGTCAGATATTTAAGCAAATAACTCACAGAACTTCGATACGGGGCCGAAGCCCCATAACATTATTCCCACCAGTCAATAGCAAAGGTAGTTTCGAACGTTTCTACCTCATTATTCGAATCCCAGTCCATCTGTACTTCACCAACGTTAGTTGGCCACAGACCAGTAATGGTGTGTTCATTTGTGATAGTTTTGCCATCACGACTAAACTGGCGTACCGTAGCAACCTTTTTGTAATCAGCTGGAGTCATACCAGAGATATCATTGCCTTGGGCGTGGGCCTGAGCCTGCCAAGCAATAATTGCCTTACGTACTTCATGTTTATCATCGTTATAGATGGTAACAGTCCAGTCGTCATAAGTACGGTCACCGGCGACGTTAATCTTACGGTTCATGTACCCGACTGGAACTTTTTCTACGATACCTGCCGGCATCGGTGCTGCTTTACATTTGAAACTGAAGTTACGACCCAGATAAGGAATTTCTACCTCAAACAGGTTAGGACGTGCAAAGTCACCAGATTCAAACGCACGAGTGATGTCTGTTAATTCCATCGTTGTTTCCTATAGATATTTATATAGCCTCTCGATTGACTACATCATCGTAGAGGCTATTAAAGTGTGCGGTAATATAATTTATCATCTAAAGATTAGATGACCCCAGAATGTCCTGGGGTTCATATTACTGTGGTCCGATTAACTCATCGAAGTCTGCACCAGTTGCCGTAGCAACGAAGTTCAGAGTGATGTAGTTAATTGAACGCGCCGGCTTGATGTAGAAGCTCGCTACAAACTCGTTGCGGTCGATAACAGCAGGGGTGTTGTTCGTGGTATCACATACAACTCGGAAGTCATATACACCGCCCAGAGCTTTAATACCCGCCAAGTATTGGCTTGTTTCCATACGGAAAGAAGAACGGGTAAAGTTATCGTTTAACTCGAACAGCTGCCACTTAGAAGAATCACCGATGTTGTTCTTCAGCATGTTAAACAGACGACGAACGTTAATTCGGTCAAACGGCGTTGGAACAGTAGTTGCAGTCTTATCACCAAACAGAATGAAACCATCACCGGTACCTTGACCCGTTACCGGGTTAATACCTGCTTGATACATACGGTCACGATGTGCTTGACGAGGTTCAATCGCAAGTTTAATGCAGTTCAGAATCTGACCACGACGATAACCAGCCGGTGACATCCAAGGTTGAGCAACATCATCTGTACGAGCACACAGGCCTGCAATATCAGCAGCTAACGGAACCCAACGGTTTACGTCGTTATATTTATCATACTGATATTTATAGTTGCCATCAATTGCTGCGTACGTAGTATTGATGTTCATGTTTGCAGAGTCGTAGCTTCCTTCACCTTGACGCCAATCAATTAAATTATCAACAGCACGGGTCAGAGGAATATTTACAATCGTTGACCTTGGTGGTGAAATGAGTGCTAAACAATCTTGACGTTCATCTGCAATAGACGACACATGCTTTTGCACTGTACTTGCGATTTCATCCGTTTCACCAGCGCAAGCACCAGCAATCAGAAGGTTTACTCGCAGTGCTTCGCGGTCACCAAATAAATCCCAACCTTGTATTAAATCACCAGCAGTAACTGATTCATTAGCTGAAACCCCACCACCCAGACGAATAACGCCAGCAAAGCCTTCAGGCCATCCTTGCGCAGTGGCAAATATATAGCGTGAAGAACCCTTGGAGAAATAATCATCCATAAAGATGTTATTTCCGTAGATATCTTTGTCTTGACGGCTTGTCGATAATACTGCGGATTCGACTACCGCGCCATCTCTACGAACAATGATAGCATATTGGGTATCGGTCTGAGGACCATATCCAAATACAGCTTTTGCAGTCGAAGCGCGTTTTCCACCAGCCGGATAAATCGTCAGCTGTTCACCTTTATCAAATGCAGCTTTTGATACGATTTCAATTTCTAACTGATTTCCGAGCTCGCCAGGATACGCAGCTACAATTCCAGGCATTTTATACTTAGCAAGAGCAGTCTGGAATTCGGTTTTGGTCATTTCTTCATGAGCAGTTTCAGGTTCAGTTAACAGAACTGTTGAATCAGAAATAATTTTGCCCAGAGTAATAACAGCGGAAACACCAGAACTCTGTGAAGTAATAGTAGTTGTCCACGAAGACCCTAAATCTGGGTACTGATTAATGCTTTTTGCATATGCAATAATCTTCGATGTCGGAATGAACACCGACTTAATTTTCCGTCACTATCTACTTCAGTAACTGAACCAGTGTCATCTACGACTTGGTCTGCATACTTAACCGTAATTTTGTCGCCAACTTCATAGTTACTACCAGCAGTAGTGATAGTCCATTCAATATTATCAACCAGCGGAGATGCGTTTTTAGCAGCTTCACGGTTAACTACACGGACGGTGCGTAGATCATTACCATATTGCAGAAAGTTCATTGCTGACATAAAGTAATCAGCAGTTTGGTTATTAGGACCACCAAACATATCAACCAGTTCAACTTCGTTAGTGATTTGGGTAACTTGATATGCAGGACCCCATTGGAACTTCCCGACAATTGCGGCACGACCTGTAGCGTTAAGTACTACCGTGCTCTGTACGCTCGTTTCTTTGAGCTCAATTCCAGGAGAGACTAAAGGCATGATATATCCTCAATGTTGTTTGCTTTTTATTATTTATACAAATGAAAGACCATGTTCTTGAGGCGCATATTCTGCGCTATTCACGGCGTCAACGAACACTACAGGAGCGTAATCGTCGTTCATATCTTCTAATTCGCGTTTAAAAACTTCAGATGCTAATCGCATTTCATCTTTATCCACGAAATCAGCAAATTTTTGCTGTGTTGTTAACCATGCGAAAATTACGAGTGACATAATTAAATCGTCATGATATCCATCTTCTGCTGCCCATGACACTCCTTTCTCAGAGAAAGTACGAAATTCTTGAACAGTAGCACGATGATGAATAATGAGTTTATCTTTTTCAATAAGGTCTTTTAGTGCAGAACATCCGACGGCCTTTGACCTTTTCGTCTGCTTCATTCCTAAGTCAACTATTGAATCACAAATGACATTCTCATATTCTAAATCCATATAAAGACTCTTCGCCACAGAAACACCTGTAGAGTTGAGTTCTATATAGATCGGAGCTTCGTTGTACTCCATTAGATATTTAATAACTATATCTGGGAGGATTAAGTGAGAAATTGTATTAGAATGCAATACTCCAACTTGTTCCCACTCAGATGTGGTTACGTCAATAATATTTAGTGCATGGTAATCCTGACCTCGTCCTTCAGCAGAGTCAAGGGTTGCAATATACTTGTGGTCTGCTTCAGCTTCTTTGAATTTATAAAACCCGTGTGAGTCAGGAGTAACTTCAATCCAATCCATATTAGCAAGTTTCATACCGGAAATAAGAGTACCGGATGTGCCATGGAATTCAGCGCAGTGCTCTTGCTTGAACTGTTCAAGAGAAGAAGCACTGATAGTTTGAAGTGACCATTGCCACCCATCATCAAACATATCTTCGTCGTTATATAGGCGTTCTTTTACTGAGTTCCAAATTGCAGTATAAGGAGTAAAGCCGGATTTACCTTCAACCGCCGCAGTCCAAATATCATAAAAGTGGTTTAATCCACTCGGTGTAGTCGTGATAATAATTTTAGAACGACGACCTGATGAAATAACGGGTTGAATAGCAAGCCATGCATCGATGAAGTTTGGAATAAACGCACATTCGTCAATGTAAATCATTGCAAATGAGTTACCACGAACGGCGTCAGGACTTGAAGCATACGCTCCAATAGATGAACCATTATCTAATTCGATTGAGCCTTTGTTCCATTCAACAATGCCAGGTTGAAGAAAGTCGGGAAGCAGTTCAATTGCTTGCTTAGTACGGTCGAGAACTTCCGCAGACATTGAGCCTTTGTGCGCAAGAATACCTACCGCTTTATCCTTGTTAAAACAGACAAAGTGCGCAAGGAATATTGCTACTACAGTGGTTTTACCAAGCTGACGACTAAGGTTACAACAAGTCATACGTTTAGCCGCCATGATTTCCAGCATGTCCCTCTGGTAATCACGGAGCTGGACTTTGATAGTACCATAGTCAATATGTGTAATTGCACAGTAGGTCTCTGCGAAGTACACAATATCGTCTCGGCATTTCTTCCATTCTGCAACTATTTCACGGGTTAGTTGCATTTTAATGTTTGCTCGTTTAAGGTTAGGCAATCCCATATAACGAGTGCGCTTATTATTTTTATCCTTAAACGTTTGAAAATGCGCTGGGTCTTCACCTTGCAGGCGAATTTTAACTATCCCGTGCAGCTTAAGATAGTCTTCAAATTTCTCAGGATACCACTTATCATCCCATTGCGATTTAAAGAAACGAACTCCATTTTCAATTTTCGTTTCCATTTCAGACGGGTGGCGAATAACCACTTGTTTACCGTCATTTAAAGGATGTGCATCACTCAGAACGTTAAACGGTTGAGTCTGTTCCATTTACTATTTTCTCTCGAGCTTCTTGTGCTTCATAGGCGTCTCCAAACTCATCCATCATATCGGCAGTAGAACCTACAAAGACTGTTGCGTTTTGAATATTCATTCCTTGTTGAGGATTAGCTCCTTTTCCAGTACTAACCTGCTCAGAAGTAATGTCTTTCATTTCTTTATGAAGCTTAAGAATTTCTTTGTTAGTTGTGGTCATCTGACCCATAAGAGTTGCAAATACTTCCATATGTCTAGGAGAATCAGCGTTCTTTGCAGTTTCCAAAAATATTTTAGCTGCGTCCATTAACATTTGTTGTTGGAAGTGCATATTCTTACGAACGACAGAATAGTCGTCTTCAAGGTCAGGTTTACGATCATTTGGATTAGATTTAACTTCGACTAATTCTAATTTTTCATAAACCGGAATTTCTTGCCCTTCTATTCCGGGAATTCCTTCGATGTCTAGTAATTTAGCCATATCTAATTGTAAGTCACTCATTTTTCACCTCTCGGTCCAGGAGCCTCCGGATTTACCGGAATAGGAATATCGTGAGAATACGTCTGTTTGCTAGAACCATCCCAGTTTTCTTGCTGGACATCACGTGGAGTAACTTCGCTATCCACAGATTCAAAATTTCCTTCTGGCGTTAATTCTTTACTATTAGCGAAGAAATCCAAATAAATGGTTCTAATTTCGCCGTCAACCTCGGCAACAGGAGGATATAGCCATCCGTTGACTTCAAACATCAATGACCATTCTAATCTACGACGAGTAATATTATCTCCGTCAACAGCTTCATCCGGAGAAAATGATTGTAATACAATTCTAACATCACGGTTAAAGCTCGTGTCTTTGTCGTAAAGTTCAGTTATAGTCGTGTTAAAATGCGGCTGAAAATAAGGAACGATTTGCTCGATGATTTGATACATATCATCTTGGTTCCGTGTATAAATCCCCAACTCAAAAATCATCTTAATCGGAGTAGGATTATACTGAGATGTAATTTTTGAAGGGGTTTTATATGATTTGGTTCTATTCAACTGTGATGTTTTATACATCGCGTTGTATTGCATATCAACCAAGTGTAAATTCATTCTTGGCAAAACAGTTTCTATCTTTGCTTTATTCTCGGTAGACTGAACAGCAGTCCATTTCCCAAGTTGAGAAAGGAATTTTTCCTTTGAAGCATACGTAATAGGCACTTTAATATATTTTAGTCCAGTGTCTTCACGCCAGCGAGCAATTTGTATATGAGAAAATAAATCTCCCAGCAATACAATGTATCGGCGCAAGGACGAATTATACCAATGTCCAAACATGATTTCTCCTAAGGGACCCAAAGGTCCCATCTTTATTTTATTTATTCAAAAAATCCGTCATCAAACGAATCTGCTTTAGGAGGAGACTCAAGTCCTCTTCCGTTATTAACATAATACGGATGAACATATTCAGAGGCTTCTTTATTAATTGCCTCGCTTTCTGCGTATTGCACGTCAGAAATATCAGCAAGAGAATCAATGTTTTTGATTGGTTCTAAATCAAGTTCAGAGAACTCAGGAATGATAATTCCTTCATTGCGCTGCAATTCTGGTTGAAGCTGCTCACCGGAATAAATGTATTTCTGCGCAGTAATCTTACGTTGAACATTTTGACCTAACTGATAAAATGGATCATATGGTTGAACCCAATTAATTTCAAACAGCGAATTATCCATCGGGAAATAAATCAGGTCACCTGCCTTTGGTTCTGAATTATTGGTCTGATGCTTGAACAAATTAGGATTAATAGTCAAATTGACTTCATCATTAACCATCATACCAAATTTACTGAAGAACGTGTTATCACCAGAATAACCGTCAAAAGAGTCTAAGTAAGCAGCAAATTTCCAAGCCTTGGTGAATTTACTTGATGGGTCTTCTCCGAAAAGCAAATCCGGATTGTTATATTCGCGAGGAAGGAAATAAAACTCAATTCCTCTCATTTGAATAGCCTCAGCTGATAAAACATCTGCTAACGTTTGGCTATTTCTGTGATTATAAAAATTCACATAAGGATTGAGAATTTCTGTCTCATTAGTTTTATTGTATCCTCGGTAATCCTCAAGGCGAGCGAATAAACTAGAATTAAATGTAGTCATCTTTTACCCCAACAGAATAGGACAACCCGGGTCAAGTAAATCAAGTTCCTCTCGGAGCCTCTCGATTTCTTCTTGGGCCTCTACTTTAAGTGTTTGGCCATCAACTGTAACGCCGCCGGCTAATTGTAGCCCTTGGTGTTTAAACAGAATTTCACCCCACAATTTTTTAGTCAGTGCTGTAGCATAATCTTTTACCCAACGATTATTATAAGCACCTTCTCTATTTGTATTACCTTCACCAGCATATTGGCCGTTATTACGAAGGTCAGGATTCTGATATCTATCTCCTAATCCCCAATGATCAGCAGTTTGCGGCCCGGCAAATCCGTATCCTGCTGTATTGCCTACCATCATGTCGGTATTCATAAATGATTTGGTCCAGCATTCACAGACAATGATGTCACCCTTCATGAAGTTGCCCATAACTTTAAGCATTTCATTATCAGAGTTATACCAATAGTCTGGAAGTGGGGCAAGCAAATCCTGCATCATTGACCAATAAGTCATTAATTGAGTAAAATAGCCCAGGTCAGCACCGAAAGCGTTTGGTCCATAACTCTTATTACAACTTGACCCCATTCCACCATTAATTCCGGCCATTCCCATTAAAAAGTCAGTAAACCACGGATAGGTAGCATTACCATCCATTGAAGTTAATGAACCTACATTTGTTCTAACGATTTGAGTGACAGCAAATACATTACGACCACGCAAATCAAACACACCATTTAAAAATCTTGCGTTGTCAGCTTCATCTTTTCCAATATAAAAAACTTGATAGCCAAAAAACTTGATAGCCTTTATTCAATCCGTTAAAGTGGTATTCACCATACAACTCTAATGCTCGTTGAATACAATCATAAATTTGGTCTTCAGTTACTTCGACATTAATTACCGGCGCTCCTAGACGTCGAAGTATAGCGTCTTTAAGCGTTTTTGGGTTGTATGTGTTGTATGACATATGAACTCCTCTTTATATTCCTATTTATACGAAAAAGGGACCCGAAGGTCCCTTTTGTTATACAGCTGGATGAATAGTAATATCCAAAGATTTAATTTTAACAAGAACCTGTGATTCTTCTGAAGCAGCTCTATACACGATTTTGATTGCATCACCAGATGAAAACTCAATGAGTTTCTTGGTTTTAATCAACTGTTCGCCCGTTACAGCCTTAACACCGAGCCCGTAGGAAAACACCTCGATGTTATTAACGAGAATAACAATTTTCACGCCTTTATCTGAATCAGAAGCTTCGATAACCGTATCAGTTTCTACGCAAAATACGCCATCGTCATCAACAACAATGTCATCGACAATACGAATGCCAGCATTGAATGGAGCAGCGACCAATGAGTTAGGATTTACCAATGCATCAGAACTTAAATCAACAGTGAAATCTTCTTTACTGAATTCACCTATTGATGAAGGTTTTTTAAACCATTCGCCCTGTTTACGGAGGTATGCTCCAGCTTGTTCTACGTCAGTAACTGCAGTCACGAATTTATCTTGCAATTCTACTACAGTAGCGTATACACCATCACGTTGAACTGGGTTTCTGACGAAAAGTCACCATTCATTTGAGTCTGTAATGTAAATACAGAACCCTTTAACCCTTCATTGTTATTGCCAAGTTCTACTTGAATGTCCTGAATAGCAGACTGTTGAGAGTTTTGCATACCTTCAACATTGGTCATTCTCGCTAAAATTGACCCAGGAGGAATCGGCTGCTCGCTAGGAACAATACCAACCTGTTGGTTTATCCATGCTACTTGACCCTGAAGCCCTGATGAAGTATCACGTCCTACAACATCAGAAATGTACCCTTGGTCAGTTGAAAGAGAACTAATTTTTCCTTCAATAGTATCAGGCTTATCAGAAGACCCCAAACGAGCATCAATATTATTGACACGAGGAACTAACCCGGTTTGTGCAGAGTTAAGTGTTGCGTCAACTATACGATAATCGTTTTCTAATCTAGTAGTACGAGCTCCAATTTTTACTGGATTGGTAAAATCAATGGCTTGGTTAATAGCAAAGATTTCATTATTAGCTGCGGAAATAGCATCAGCGTTATTCACAAGCCTTGCATAAATTGAAGCTGACGTAGCTCCGGATTTAGGACCAACTTCTTTACGCAGGTCGTTTACTTCAATAGTCAGAGAACCTACGTCTGAATCATTGTATGCATCTTCTAGCGCCTGAATACGCTCGTCATGTTTTACTATAGCTGACGCATTGTTGATGATTCGGTATTTCATACCAGAACCTGGAGCGTCTTGCTTAGGCTGTCCGTTAACATCTTGCCCAGGATACGCACCAATTTCACGTTTAACCCAAACTATATTATCACGAACTGTTCTGTAATAGTCATCTTTACTAGAATCATAAACACCTACATCCTCTTCGAGAAAATCAAGGTCAGTTCGAAGTTTTTCGGTGTCTTCTTCTAATTTAAGAATTTGTCCATCATGCTTTTCAATATTCTTTTTATTGATATAAACCTGCTCAATGGCGTCAGAAGAACCTGTAATTTCTAACGATTTTTTGATTTGGTCTACATCTACTTGAATATTTTCTACAGCAGTTCCAACGTTGTTCAAATCGTTATGTACCTGAACAACGTTTTTCTGGATTTGAACAGAAGCTCTATTCAGTTCTCCATCATTTCCATAGCGGGTTGAAGCCCCATTAAGAGGCTCTGTATTTTTTATCCAGTTAATTCTCTGTTGAAAATCGTCTGGAATTCCGTCTACGAACGGAAGCGAATCTACTAGTTTGGTCATATTGTTCCTTACGGTCTATTTGTACAGAATGTAAGCATGCAGTCATAAAATATAATACGACTGTCTTCTGTTGGTCTTATTTGAACAGTGGCATTTGGAGGAATGTTATTGAAGAAAAAGTTGCTAGATGCGTAAGCTTCAAATCTCCATGAATGACCATTTCGTCCGCCTTTAGTATTTTCGATGTTAAGAGTAAGTTCACCGCCCCATTGGGAACCGTTAACTATTACAACAAATCTGAAAATACGATTGTCATATCCGTCGTTGTTACGCTCAATTTTACATTAACATTTAAAGCTAATCTACTAGAAGCTTCCCATGGTGCATTACATGTAAACGTTGCACCTCGACTAATCCAAGATTGACCTTCAACCCAAGTAACATTACCTACTCTGGTTCCAGCTGGCATGTAACGCCCGTCAGATTCTTGTCTTGTATAACAATTAATATCATTGTTAGTAATCGTTATGTCATTGTCAAGAGTTTTTCCGTTTATTCTACGGGTTTTAAAGACTGCATCTGTTGCAGCCGCTGCCAATGAAGCATCAGTAGTTGGAGAACCTGATAATCTGGTTAATCCATATTTATCCTTGGTGGATTTTAGCGCTTGAAGACTTTTTGGAGTAACAGCCAAATTGTTAGAAGTAGCTGAAGCCACATCTGAGTCTTTAGCAAATTTTACTATACCAAATACGCTGTCAGACGCTTTTGATGCCATGAAGGTTTTTGGAGTTACTGCGTATCCATCGTGAACAGCACCTGCTGCTACCTGGGCTTGGGTTGCGACACGAACTAATCCCAAGTTGCTTTCTGTCGCAGAGGTATAACTAGGAGGACTGACACTGAACTTTCCAATCATTTCTACAACACGCTTAGGAGTTACTGCGGTAGTTTCGTCAGTTCCTGCTTGCGCTTGAGCCGCAGTAGTTAACCTAACAGTTCCATCTACGTTTTCTTGGGCTTTCACAGTTTTAAACACATGACCGAGAGCCGCCGCGGTAATAGTTCTATTTCCTGCGGTTAATGCTGCGGCTTCAGTATTAGTAGCATACCGTGTTAAGCCAAGAACTGTTGTAGTTGCTTCAGGACGGGTAACTGTGGATTTTAATGTAGCAGGAGTTACCGCAGCATTACCAATAGTTCCAGCATCAACTTCAGCCTGTGTTGCTGTGCGAATTACACCGGCTACTGTAGGAGATGCTACAGGTAATCCGGTATCAGTTCTTGCCCAGCTACCAATCAGCTCTAACGCTGATTGGACGTCTTTTATAGCAACAGGCCATTGTGTATTTGTTGGGTCAAATATCGTATATTTGGCCAAATCACTGTAGTGATTATAGTTATTCTGGGCCATTATCCCATCCTTCTAAAATAGTGGAAAGTAAATGTGTTCGCGCCGAAGGTTTTAGATTCGTTGCCGATAGCATCCCATTGCCCATAACCTGCTTTAGCTGGTGAAGTAATAGTAAATTCAACAGTTAAACCATACTTTTTATATGTTTCAAAATTATGGTTCTGATAATCTAAATGAATAATATCAACATACTGTGGTGTTGCCGGCGATTGAGTAACCTGTTGAACAACCTTTCCAACAGCTTCTAATTCTTTTACTTTATCATACCAACGTGTTGCTACTGCTGCAAAGTCATCACCGTTTGCAATTCTAATTGGTAAGCCAAGAATATGAATTATTACTGGGTCACCGACAGAGCCGTCTTCTTTTGGCTCTAACGCAACGACACCTGAAAAAGTAGCACGCGTAATTTGCTGTGCGGGCTGTGGAGATATTCCAGTGTCATTGCAAATAATAGTTCCAATTTCTGCTGACTGCAATGACATCAAATCATTAATAGCAGCTTCAGTATTTGGATACCAAACCCCTAAATCCATTTGTTCAAAGGTTAGGCTCCCTATAGGAGCCGTATTTCCTACCGCAATATTTTGCGGGTCAACGCGATATTCTGAAAAAGCAGCTAATCTTGAATTAACTTTAGCTCCTTCACGAGTTTTAGTTTCAATCGTCATTTTAACCTACCCTAATCCAACGATAAACGGTGATTGTTGGCTGAATTTTAGTGATGTCATTTGGAACTACACCGTTGTTTACCGCAACAGTGTCTTCACGGTATTTAGAATAACCTGGTCCCTGCGCGTCTGGGTCTAATTGACATCCACCGATAACTACGCTTCCATGTTCAGGGTCTGAAATTAGAACTTTATCTCTTGACATTAGTTCAGGAATGTGTTCTTTTCCTAACGTAAATGTCAAATCTCCAACCGTTCCACCTGCTGTTAATGATGGCTGACCATTTTCGTTTAAGTTATTGTTGTTACGCGAAAAATAAGGATCAGATGAATCATTATTCCAACCAGCAGTAACACGGCCTTGTGAATAAAGCTTCCACACCCCAAATCCCATATAGTCAGCAGGGTTTGCGTGGTTGTGAGCGTTTTCATAAATCGTGCCAATCGGATAAATTACGTCAAAAAATGCTGCAATATTATTGACTTTAATCATAATATCGTCAGCAACCGGACGCATATTTTTCTGATTAGGTTCATCATAATTTGTGTATTCAATGCGATTTTTTAGAGTTACTAATTGCTCAGCATTCATATACACTTGGTCGGTTTCTGCCATGATATCGTCAATATCCATAGTAGTACCGATGTTATTATTGAACCAACGGACGGTAAGAAGGTCTTTATCTTCAAACGCCTCACCAAAAATAATAGCTTCGACGTTAGTACCAGTTGAGTCAAATTCCAGTCTATAGTCTTGGTTAGAATTTACCCATTGACCACCATTGTTTATACAGTCTTCTGCGTATCCACCTTCCGCACCTTCACAATAAAATAAAGGAAGACCTGCAGTTCCAGCTTCGAGTAATTCCTTTCCGTTCAACGAAATTTCAAGCGAGTTAGGATTTACCCCTACGCCCGGAAGTACACCCATGTCATCCAGAGTGATTCTGCGGAGAGTAGCAAGGTTATCTACTATCATTGACCCAGGAATCGTCTGGGATGTAGTCTGGGCTGAATCTCGTATCTGGATAGCCAACTTGTTGTATGAAGACCGATAAACACCAATTCCATCTAGGAAGGTTTCAAATGTTATTACTTCCCCTTCAACACATGGAACTTTTAAACGAATGTCTTTACCGTTTAATTCTACCAATGACCTGCTACTGTTCCAGGAGAACCGTAATCAGCATTGGCTTTATCCATAACGCTGGTTTCACCGTAATATAAAAATATTACCACGACGATATACATTAAGCGAGTCTTCGTTATATTCTACGCCATCAAAAATGTTAAGAAAGTCAGTCTGACCCGCAGTAGCAATAAATTGATTTTTCGCTACAGTACTTAAGTTACCATTAGTTAGCTTATCTACAGTTTTATTTTCAATATATTCCCATCGGCCAGGGGCGCAATAAACCAATTCCAAATCTTGGAAGTTAGTATTGAAAATTTTAGGAGAAGCTGAACCCTTTAATGTATCGCCTTGAGCAGGAATAACTGTGATTGGGCTTAATCGCCAGGTTGACCAAACATCACGAAGTTTAATAACTTTGTTATAGTCGTTGGCTGTACCCTTTGGAAGCTGAACGTTAACTCTTGCTGCCTGGGTATTAATAGCAAAGGCCTGACCAAACTTAGCATTTAAAGTAGTTCCAGTAGGGCTAGCTTTAAAAGTTTTCCATGCACCTGCTGCGAATGGAACTGAACCATCACCTAACTCTGAATATAAATCATCAAAGTTGTTATTAATTTTAAGACCACCTTTACGGAGGTAATCACCAGACCCATCATCTACTGATTGGCCTACTATCAAATTTTGTTTCATTATTGAGATACCCCTACGGTCTGTGTAGCAATAACTTTAACTGCCAAACGGGCGTTTCCATAAGATGTTGAAGCTGTGCATATTAAATCTTTCTGCGCGTTAATAGAGTATGAAATAGAATACATCTTTTCATTTTCAGATGATTCACCGCTTCTTAACACTGCATATTCAGTGTCAAATACTCTTCCGTTTGGCGCTGATGAAGTAATAGTCGGGTCAATCATAAGCATGACTTCAGATGATTGCCTTTTGATGGTTTGACCACCTGGATTTGCGCTGAAGCTTAATAACAATTTAACAGTAGAGTAATCATCGTTATATCCAAGCCGAATATTAATAGGAGAACTCGTTAAATTATATGTAGCTTCTAACGGCGAATATGTGCTGCCAAACATACTTGAAATTGAATAATCCCAAACTGCAGCACCGTTAGCTTTGACTTCAACACACCACAATTCAATTCTACATCTTGGCGTGTTGATAATCAACTCTCGCGATCCATCTTTAAATGCATCTGCTACACCTTCGCCGTTTGTTGTTATTTTTATGGATCTAGCTTTTGATGCTGAGCCATTACTATTTACAACGAATACAGCTTCTCCCGCTTTACCTTTTGAAAGACGTATTTGAACTGCACCTTCTGAACAATCAGCATCTATGCATGACCCCATTGGAACTGTCCCTGCAGAGTTAGCATCTCCAAATTTTATCTTTTGGTAATAGCTTGTTGCATGAATTTTTTGGTTCAATGCTCCGCCACCAGCTGCAAATAATCGTTGATCAGCGAAGGCGTTGTAAATGGCGTCGAAGTTATCATTAATTTTCACACCGCCATCATACAGAATGTCGCCGGTAGAAGCATTACCAATCTCACCGACGTCAATTATTTTTTACCCTTATCTGTATACATAGGTTAACCTCATATCAAAGTATAGTCTTATTTATATAAAAATGGGGAGCCGAAGGCTCCCCATAATTAAAACTCGAAAATTAAGTTTAATTCTTCCGTTTGGTCCATTGAACGAATAATAGGTTGCCGATTTTCCATGTAAATCATTTCACCTGACTGTCTTTCAAGACCAGAAGCACTATACCAGCCTTTTTCAGCCTTAACATTAGGTGAATTTGGCATTGGCTTAACTTCAAGCGGATTAGTTATAATTGACAGCTGTCTAAATCCAGTATTTCCCGGAAGACTGAACTCCGGAAAATAAACCGCATCAAGATACGCTTTAAACCTGATAGTATTGCATTTCATGCGATAAATCAAATTAAAGTCGTTTTGTTGCCAAGTTAAGTTGTTTTGAAATCCCCAACGGGCTGGAGATTCTTCAATCTCTTCTGGCCAAGGAACTACGATATATTCATTTGTACATCTGTTAATTGATACGTCGGCTGGAATTTCATATAGATATTCCCAAAGATATCCATCGCCCAAATCGACGGTACCATTTGCATCACCACGACCTCGAGGAGCTGAACCAGAAATAGTGGATGGTGTCCATTTACCCCCAAGCTTAATACATTCTTCTTTGCTTGTAAGATTGCCAATTGAACACATTCCATCCTTTGGAACATCAATTTTTTTTTTTTTTATATGGCGCAGAGTTAGCAACAACGATATCACCAATTAGAAATGTGCGTGGGTTAGGATATCTTGTATCTCCCCAGTCTCTTCTTGGAACAACACAGTCAAGCATTGATGATTCAATTTTGACCGCGCCCATCATATTTGTCCAAACATCAACTACCCCATCTCCATTATCAGCGGGATATGGAGGTGCAAATCCGGGTTCAGATTCGTTATCTGACCACGGAGTGCTTTTGCCAAATGAAACATACAGCGTGTTTTGGTCCGTTCCCGGACCAATCGATTTATAAAATGTGTACATCTTTTCAGTTCTAAACTTAGATGTAATGATAGCACGATAAATCGTGCTACGCGTTGAACTTGCTCTTGTTGAATTACTCATCAATTTTTACCTGTGTCGGATTTTCAGGATCGCGAGGATTACCTGCATCGTCTTTAAGACGTTGGTTAACTAAATCATGATAATTGGCAAACGTTACTGCTGATTGGTCAAACGTAGGGCTCAGCGGCTTACGTCGTTGCCCTGGGTTTTGTCCAGCGATAACGCTGTTATTATTTTCTTGATTATAGTTAGCAGGTAACGGGAAAGGTTCACCAGCTTGAGCCCGTGAAGAATACCTAGGCTCATTAGTTATTGGGTCTCTTTCTATTGTATCATCTGAAGCGATAATAGCAACTCTATCAGGATAAACTGATGGCAGTCCTGCATCCCATTTATAGTTCTTGAGTTTATTTATGATAGTCTCAACATGCTTCATATTTAAGCCACTATTGATAAACATTGTCAGCAATGTTATACCAATGAAACCGAAACCTACCGGATGAACAAACCTTAATACATCGTCGCGGAAACGAGAAGTAGGAAGCTGAGACTTAATTTCATAACATAGTAAGAACGGCTGCGGTTTATATAATCAATGTTATTACTCAGCATATCCTTTCCACGAACACCTTGAACTATAATACCCTCAAAGTCAGTACGCTCTGATTTAATTTCCTGGCCTTCAATGAACCGTCCTGATAAGTTATGAATAGTAATACGCCATAACAGACGACCATCCCGGTATTCTCTCTCGATATAAGTCACATTACTACGACCGGAAGCAGTATAAATCGTACGACCAACTAAATCGTCAGAAATATTTGTGCTTTCAACAATAATGTCATATTCGGTAGTGTTCTTTGACTCAATATCGATTTCAACATCTTCATTATAAAGAAGTTTAAACAAGAATTTGTATGAGTCTTCAATTCCTTTAGTAGCATAGAAATCATTCTTGCGTGCTTCAAAGAAACGGACGACAGCGTCACGAGCGTCTTTACTCAGATAAATGTTGCGTTTATAAACTTCTGACCACAGATATTCCCATGCATTTTCTTCGCGAGGATATTTGTTCTTAACAAGATTAACGAGACTGTTGTAATGTGTTCCATTTCCATCTGAAAGGAATTGGAGATAGTACTTACAAAAGTGCTCAAAATTACTATCTTGTAGCAAGTAACTATCCGGCATCATTTTAGTAAGATACGGACGTAAATCCGGGTCACGCAAGCCTGGAGTATGTTCAGGAGTCCAATCTTCTTCACGGGTTTGGTTCTGCAGAAACGCCTTAAACATTACATCAGTTGGTTTCCAGTTAACGTTGCGTCACCTTTATCCCACACTTCTGAAAGAACACGCTCGGTAGTTCCCTGTGCAGCCATATCTATTCTTTTCTGATAAAGAATATCATTATAAATGACAACTGCGTGGTCAGCTGTACTTATCCAGCATCTGTTACCTTCACGAGCCATCCAGACAAACCAAGGCTCAGCATAAAACCTCATCGGTCCAGGAACAAATGTTTCCCATCTTGAAAATTCATCCGCTCGGAAACTCATCATGTGATAATGCTTATCAGAGTGATACTGAATTGGGTTAACATTTTTTACTGCGGTAGAAATTAGTTCTGGGTATTTTGTCTCAAGTTCAATATCCTGAACATACTCTGTCGTCTTGAAATTAGCTGATGAAAAGAATATTTCCTTTCCGTCAGTTGACATAGACGTCCATAAATGCTCTATACGACGTTTTTCTTCATCTATATTACCAAATACGCGTTTCCAGGTATTTGTGTCTTCTTGATAAACATAGATGCCTTTAGTAGCAGAATCCACAACATTCCGTGGGTCTGTTGGGTCTAATCCTAAGGTTTTAACTTCTCCGGTAATAAGAGCAAAGATTTTGCCTCCGACAGAATCCATTTTAAAGCATACAGATTTAGGATTGCCTGTTATATGAGATGCTTCTTTTTCGAACACTTTTTCACCAAATGTAGGGCTTAAAGGGTCAGTGTCTATTGGAGCATCTTTTAATTTAACTCTGCGTACTGTATCCTTTGCAACTACATATAAGTGGTCATCATTGCATGTAAAGGCTTCTGCATATTTGGTAACATCAGCAGGTAGTGATGCATATGTACCAAATAACTCTACTTCAAATCCCAATTTTAACTGGTCTCCCAATTTAGCGAACGTGACTTCGTTATCGCTAAATTTAACCTCATTTGATGACCAGCGTACGTCAGATGATTTTCTTCCGTAAAAGATTTTATCATAGCCTAAAACATATGATGTGGTACTTGATTGATAAATGACTACTCGTGAAACAGGATTTCCTACACGGTCATTAAATAACTGAACGTATTGCCAATTCTGTCCTTTATCATTTGATACTTTAACCATATGTTGGAATCTTTCAAACAGATACAAAATTCCGTCTATTTCTCCCAGCATAGTTCTATTTTTATCAACACACACTGCTTCAATAGGTCCCTGAATTTCATGATATCCAGATTCACCTACAACGAAGTTTTCAATAGCTGATAAATGAGAATATTCAGGACTAAACTGAAAAGACTCAGTCATCAAAGACGCCATCATGGCAGATGTGTTGAAGTTAACATACGACATGTTGTTTAAAGAAAACTTCTGTTTAATGAATTCTTTCACTAAACTGAATTCTTGCATATGCTCAAATGTGTATGCGTTTTCTTCGAAAGTTTGGAACTCTTCTGTTTCAACCCATTCAGACGGCTCAAACCCTGCTGACGTAGTTTGAACACGCATTTTATAATAAGTAAGCGGTTCAATACGATTTTGTTCGAACCAATCATTATCCGCGGTATAACCCAGTGAAGACCAACTCAAGTTATCAGCGGGGATAACTTCCCCCGCTCTGTTTCGAGTTTCGGCCAGTTCTACAAAATAGTAGAAGTTTGCACCAACGTCATCCCAACGAATATTGACCTGATTCGCAGATAGCTTATGAATTCGTAAGCTGGTGACGAACGGTGCAATTGTCATTGAGTAATAGGCTCCAATTTAATAGTTGTGTATTGAGGACGAAGGTCATTCTCAAATACGATAAGTGTTCCATCGCGGGCGAAGACGATATCCTGGGTAGGAGTAGAATAAAGCTCAATACTTTGGTCTTCAAACTGAAGAGGATCGGCTCCAATAGCTCCAAGGCTCCAGTAAATGTTATCACCATAATAATCTACTTCACCGATTTTATACCAGCGAGTTCTTTCGCCGTCGGTAGTTCTATCAAAATCGTTTTCAGTATATGGCTGGATATGAGTATTCTCTTTAATGTCACCTGGCTTAAATGGTCCAATAACCATATTTCCTTTGCCATTTTTATCTGGGTCAGTTCCAACGATATTAACTGAATACGGTTCAGCAGTTGGGGTAACAGTAAAGACCAAATCACCAGAACGTAACGTCCGCGGAGTAATAGTATTATAGTATTTAATACCTGCGCTAGGAAGAGTGAAATAGTTGACAATTTCACGAACCATCTGAATATCCACAGAAGAACCGATGATTGAGTGGTCAGTGTCATCAATGTAAGTCAACAACTTAGATTTACTGAAATTTTTGTTGAACATTTCAACTTCATCAACGTAATATCTATTAATCGAGTCTATAATTTTTGACTGTAACCACTGCTCTGATTCTTGCAACTTATTCAATGCATATGAAGCTTTAATATTATGACGAATGAATAAGTAATCTGGGCTCATTACCGAAGGAGTAATCGGAGCAAGACAGAAAGGTTTTAGATAATCCTGAATGTCTTCTCGTTGAACCGCAGTTAACTGCAACCCAGATTTTGGTTTAATTGCGATAAATGCATATCCGGGTTTGTCCTGATCAGTAAAGCATTGTACTGCTTGTACGATAGAACCAAAGCGTGAACTAACGAATGATTCATAGTCAGTTTTAGACACGCAACGCATTTGAGATTCGCGCTTAATCTGTGCGAGCTCACGAATACGCTCGATGTCTTCAGGTTCACCACCGCCATCAGCGCCAACATAATCAGGAGAATCTGACCAGTTTTCAATGATTTTGTTTACTATGATATATTGCAAGGTATCAGCATAGCTGAAATCAGTCGCACCATTAGCAGCTTCACCATCAGTACGAATATATTCAATAACGACTTGCGCGCCTTTAGTGGGTTTTAATCCACCAATGAAGTTGCTTTCAAGAACTCCTCCTGCCACGGATGCTTCTGCCACACCTTCACCAAAGAAGAATTCTGTATTTCCATCGACGGTTTCACGCATATAATAAATCGTTGAAATAGACGAAGCATGAACCATTGATCGGTCTGTCCAGTTAGTCCATTCAGCGCCATCCACCCACAGCTTAACCTGCTTGCGGTCAATTGATTGGTCGCGAATAACAATAGGTTTCTTCGGGTCATATGACAACTGAGTACGAATAATACGTCCCTGCGCCAAATTGACAATAGGAAGATACCTATTAACTCCTTCTGGTGCTGAAGTATCTCTTAGCGCAATAACATTTTCAGTAACGACAAAGTTGTATGGGTCTACTGATGAATCCCGCGCATATGCTAAAAACTTGGTTCCACGAGGTTACCTCAAGCATAATAGACGCAGTAGCCGCTGATTTGGAACTTGGCAAATACCCGTTTTGCTGAGCTGCTTGAACAACGGAACTTCTCAAGTTAGCTGTTCCAATAAAGCTTTCGTATAAAGCAGTATTACTAAATTGCTGTATGTAAAGAGTGTTATATGCTAATAAGTCTAATAGCACGTTTAAACGCGAACCAGCAAAATCAAAGTCCTGAAACTCTTTTTGCCCGCTAAGCCAGTTAATAAGCTGATTTTTAATTTCGTCGAATGTTGCTCCAGTAAATGCGTCTGGGATAGCGTTTGCAGTACGCGTTAACTGATAATTTAAAGGTTCTTTAATAGCCATTAGTGTATGAATACCTTTGAGCTTGATTGCGCGACAGTGTCGCCACAAGAAATTGGATCGGCCATTTGAACAGCTTTTTGCCTGTTACAAATACCTTGGATGTGCGAGGTTGAACAACTCCTCCATGCGTATCATGAGGATCAACCGTCTTGGTGTGCGGTGTAATTGAGTCACCGTCAACTAATACCGCTATTCCACCAGTGAATACTTTACTTTGTGTAGCATTTACTTCTGTCGGAGGATACGCACTATGCCCGGCAGTTACGCATTTATCATATGAAAGACCAGCCATTTAATTCCCCGCATATACGTAAGCACGAAGTTGGTCGCCCCATCTGCTCCAGTTACCTTTAACGGTTTGAGAGTAAACCTTTTGCTTTTTATATTCTGTTACGATTGGAGCGCTAGAACCTCCGGATGAACCTCCAGACGATTCTTCTGTCACTGTATATATTATCTCAACTGTATAGGTAAATGTCTTCTCTAGTGTTCTGGGGGCTTTCCATAGATACAAATCAGCAGTTTTGGGATTAGGTAAATCCTCCCACGCTGAAGCGGACTTTAGCTCATCGCCTTCACGGTATTTAAGCACATCGTTTCCAAAAGTAAAAACCGAGTTATAATTACCTTTATAATAGGTTTCAGACACAGAGATATCAGATACTGGTTGATAGTCGATAATATTTATTGATTTTAATGTTTCGTTGGTAGATAATTGAGCAGTAAAGTACTGCTCAACGTATTCACCTTCTATTACTTCGCGTAACGTGGTATTAATAGGAAGTATATCAGCCATGATTAACCTACATCAATTCGTGAACCATCAACAGTGTATTGACCTTGGGCGATTGAGCTCATAGAAGCCATTGTTTCAGTCCAAGCCCCACCAACATTCCAATTCACAGTACCAGCAACTTGCCAAGTTAAATTACCACCGACGGTTACGTCGTGGTTGCCATCTACTTTAGTAGTGGCATCACCATTGACTTGGATATCAGCATTTCCTTCAACGACTATCTTAATGTTACCCTTGACAAAAATAGTACCATTGCCTTCAATCGTTTTAGTTTCATTTCCACGTACATAAAGCGTGTTATCGCCATCAATTTGCTGTCGACGATTATACATGTTATAATAGGTCTCGTTCCCTCCAACGTTAACCTTCTTATCCCCAGAGATTAAAATATTTCCATCGCCCTGAGTCATGTCATATAAATCAGCTACAGTTTTTCTGGTACGGCGTCCATCGGGAGCTACTTCTTCGTATGAACCTGTTGGGTGAACAATACGATAGCGTTCATAGCCAGGTGTATCATCAAATTCTTGGATATGGCCTGATTCTGTTTCCATCGTATGTACATATGGATATTGACCATTATATGAAGACTCAGGTTCTTTGAAAAGAATTCTTGAATCCTCTGGGGTCCACGGGTCTTCAGGATTACCACCAGACTTCGGTTCTACATAAGCCGCAGACAGGTTTTTTCCTTCTGGCTTTGGAGCAGGAACTCCATATGATTCCATATTACCTGTTAGAATAATCATGGAAACACGAGAAGCACGGCCTTTTGTCTGGTTAAACCACACGGAGTTTCTTGCTTCAGTATAGGCTGTTTTCCAATCACCAATGAGCATGGCATCAAGCATTTTACCAAATTTTGCTAATCCACCTACACCCATTTGAAAACTCATATTTTCTAAAGCCATTTGCCTTGATTTGTTGACTTTAGCATATACCGGTCCTACCCGTGAATTTGTTTTAATGTCAGAAAGCATTTTATCACGATCTTTCTTAAATAGTGCAACTGCTTCGTCCATTGTAATGATACCAGGATTTCCCGTAACAGTACGACCAACCTGATTAGATAAAGTTTTATTAATGACAGACATATCACGTACTTTTTGCGCCATGATAAGATGTCCAATACCTACAGTAGGATATCCTTCCGTGTCCCAGTAAACCTTTAATCTAAGACCTTCGTCCCTATTAAGCATATCTGTTATTGTAATTGCAGGATTTGGGTCTTCAGGAATATCGCTTAGGTCAGCATCGTCAGGATTAATGCCAATATCCAGGTTTCTATCTTGGATGATGTTTGGTATAGCACTATACCCAGTTTCATCGCCTTGAACTAGTGGGTTGGTATCTGATCCAACCTGTCTAGGATATTGACCTGTGGGGTCAGAAAAACCTTCCGTGTAGTTTGGCTTAGTTTTTCTGTGCGCAGAATATGTTCCTATTACTAATCCTGCTGTTTTGAATTCATCAAGCCATAAGCCAAATACCGATGTTCCTTCCACCATTCCAGTTATAGACGAGCCAACTCCGGAAATTCCAGCTGAGTTTGTAGGCTGAATCACTGACATCCAAGGAAGGTCTTCGGTAGGAAGACCGGTTATAGCTCCTTGTACCTTTTCAAACGGATGAAGCCCGTAAACGCGTACTCGCACTCTTCCTTGCTTTAACGGGTCTTGTCTGTCTTCAACAACACCAGTAAACCATTTTACTGAATCGTTCATTTCAATCATAAAACTTCTCCGATGGTAGTCTGGGATTTGTACCGGCCTGATTCGTATTCGCTGTCAGGTGCTTTTTCCATTTCTCGTATAATATCAGAAAGAAATGCCTCAATATCACTAGGATTGATAATGTTTATTTGGCGCAGTTTTTCATTTTCTATGATAGAGTCTTCATAAATGTCAACACCAGCAAAGCACCAGTATATTGAGGATACTGATGATTAAAGTCCCCTTTATCATACCAAACACCTGAATTTTCAGGATATTGCTCGAGATTGTAATAGCGATTGCCATACGCATCTACATGATAGAGTATTTGGTCTCCACCTACATCTGCATATTTTTGCTGCGCAAATTGATAGCATGCGTCTTGTGTTTTAATCCAATCTCTGAATGGGTCATATACATTATTACACATTAAAAGAATCCAGTACAGCTGACTATTTCCATAAAGAATATGTGCTAATTCTTCTGGTCTAGGAGCTCCACTTATGTAATATGTTTGTAAAAGATAGTTTTCTGCTACAGTGTCGAAATATTTGCGATAATTACGAAATATGTCAGCGGTTGGGATAGCTTTTGCCTTAGCACCTTTTACGGTCTTTGCAGAATAATCTATCGGACTAAAAAATGAGAAGAGCATAGTTTATCCTCTTATAAATATTAATAACAGTATTTATAAGGAGGCCACTATGGCATATTCCGGCAAATTCATGCCGCAGAATCTCCACAAATATAAAGGCGACTTCAGAAAGATTACTTATCGTTCTACGTGGGAACAGTACATGATGAGATGGCTTGACAATCATCCAGATGTAGTTCAATGGAACAGCGAAGAGGTAGTCATTCCATACTTTAGTAATGCAGATGGAAAGAAACGCCGGTATTTCATGGATTTCTGGGCTAAGTTTTCTAATGGTCAACAGTTCTTTTTTGAAGTTAAGCCGAAGAAAGAAACTAGACCTCCGGTCAAACCCACAAAGTTGACGACATCAGCGAAGAAACGGTACATTGATGAAATTTACACATGGTCTGTAAACGTGGATAAGTGGAAAGCAGCTCAAGCTACCGCCAACAAAATGGGTATAGAATTTAGGTTAATTACCGAAGATTCACTTAAAAAATTAGGATGGAAAGGCTGATGGCTATATTTGAATTTATCACTGAAGCTGCAGAATCGCCTAAAGCTAAATCCCGTAGTGAAAATCAATGGGTAGCATTAGGAGTTGAATACTCTGCTGCTCGTAAAAAAGGCATGACGTCAAAATCATTTGCTGAAAGCAAAGGAATAAATCCTGCTACGTTCAGTAAAGCAATGGCTCGTCATGCATCAAGAATTAAAACGGCAATTAAAGTAGCAGAAATTGAGAAAAACCTGCTAACAAAATGACCAAACAAGAGCGTGCTCTTGTGATGGTAAATTCATTTCGAAGCTCTATCAAAGATAAAATTCGTAATGAAGGCGCAGCAGTAAACAATAAATCTGCAAAATGGTTTGCTGAAACCATGAAGAAAAACATCAGAGGTCATTCTGTAACCAAGCCTCAACCTGGAAAGCTATATGCTTACATGTATGATGCTAAACATAAAGACACTCTTCCATTCTGGGATAAATTTCCTCTGATAGTTTATCTCGGTCTAGGAAAGCAAGGTACAACCACACTGATGTATGGGTTAAACCTTCACTACATTCCGCCAAAGGCTCGTCAGCAGTTTTTAGAAGAACTTCTGAAACAGTATGCTAATACGCCAGTGATATCTAATAAGACCAGGTTAAAGATAAACTGGAGCCAGGTTAAAGGATTTGCTGGTGCTGATAAAATGATTAAAGCGTATATTCCTGGTAATATAAAGGGTGCTTTAATCGAGATAAAACCAGCTGATTGGGCAAATGTAGTCATGCTACCAACTCAGCAGTTTATGTCGAAAGGCAAACGCTACTCTGCTACTTCTGTATGGAAATCATAATGTCTACTGGCTTGTTTAATCAAACTAACACAACTAACTTTATACTAGAGGTCCCCGATGGGGGCCTCACTCAGGCCTTTAAGGCTAATCTTCAAACGGCGGTAGTTCCTGGAATTCATATTCCTGCTACTGATACTGTGGGTTCTCCACAAGGCATGCACCGTGCTAAATTGCCTGGGTCTACCTTTGAATTTGACGCTGTTCCTGTTAGATTTTTAGTAGATGAAAATCTTGATTCATGGGTACAAATGTACAAATGGATGTTAAGCTGTCAGAATTACATTGACCGAGGAAAGTCTGGATGGAATAATGGCGGTGAAGGATTTCCTGGTGCAGTTTTAATGCATGTTCTTGATAACGATAAACATGATATAGTATTAACTGTCCGCTACATCGGTGGGTGGGTGAGTGATTTGTCAGAAATTGAGTATTCTTTAACTGAAGAATCTGACCCTGCTATGGTATGTGTAGCAACTTTGCAGTACAAATACATTGAAGTTGAAAAAGATGGTATAATAATTACTGGTAGACCTTCTGTCAATGATACTCGCGAATACCAGTATCAACAGAAAGTTATGGGAATGCATCCTTCTATGAGGTAATAATTTGAAGCTTTTATTTTGATTGGTAAAAAACGTAGTGGCAAAGATACAACTGCTGACTACATTATGGATAACTATAACGCAACAAAACATCAGTTAGCAGGTCCAATTAAAGATGCGTTGGCTGATGCAATGCTTACTGAGTGGTATCGCGATACATCACGTCAGTTTCCTCGCATTACTCGGTCAATGATTGAAGGTATTGATTACGATCGTGAGCAGGATTTAAATCTGTCTACTAAAGACGTGATTCGTATCATGGCGAACGCGATTGAATATGTTCATCATGATTTGCCTTTACCTGGCGTGGTTTATGATAACAAACGTAAAATACTTGACGGTGATACGATGGAAGTCATCCGTAAAGTTGTAATAAATAAACCTGTTGAGCCATGGTCAATTCGTCGTCTCATGCAGACCCTTGGGACTGACATTGTCTGTGATAAGCTCGATCGCATGTATTGGGTAAAACGATTTACTTTGGTTATGGCTGATACTTTTGGTGATTATGATTATTTCATTGTACCAGATACTCGTCAAGACCATGAACTTGATGTAGCCAGGGCGATGGGTGCTACAGTTATTCATGTAGTTCGTCCTGAGCAAGAAGGTTCTAAAAAAGATACTCACGTCACAGAGCGTGGACTTCCGATTCGCGAAGGCGATATCGTAATAACTAACGACGGTTCTCTAGAAGAACTTTATTCAAAAATCAACACTATATTAGGAATTCAAAAATGACTACTGAACAACTGCAAGCCCAAGTCGATACTCTGAAAGTTCGTGTATTTGACCTGTCTGAAACTATCCAAGGCCTTTCTGCTCTGCGTGCACAGTATGAAGAAGTACTGCAGAAGCTGATTGCTGTATCCGGCGTTGAAATCGGCGAAGACGGTCAGGTTAAACTTGATGACCTGGTTGCAAAAATCGAAGCACAGTTCGCAGAAGAAACTACTGAAGAAGCTGATGCCTAATGAACTTCAGTGATTTTAGCACTGGTCTATATGTAGCTGCTAAATTCTCTGAGAAAACTCTTGATGCTATTGAGGACCTTCAGCGTGAGTTGAAGGTTCCTAATCCTGTACCTCGTCATAAGATTCATACGACGATATGCTATTCAAGAGTTCATGTTCCATACGTTTGTGCTTCAGGAAGTTTTGAAGTTGCTACATCAGGTAAACTTGAAGTATGGGACACACAAGACGGACGTACGCTAGTTCTTAAGTTAGATTCAGAATACTTAAAATTCCGTCACCAATATGCAAGAGCTCTGGGAGCAACTCATGATTTCCCAGATTACTCACCGCACATTACTCTCAGCTACAATGTAGGTCCAGCTCACTTCGAGGGTGAAGTTCAAGTACCAGTAGTGCTTGATAGAGAGTACCAAGAGCCACTAAAACTCGACTGGTCGGAGGACCTTAAATGAAGTCATACCAAGAATTTTTAATGGAAACTGGGGCTCTTTTAGAGTCTACTTTACCAGATTACATGATTGTAAAAAGCTTTAATGTAAAAATGGCTACGTAATTAAATTTCCTATTGCTAGTGTCAAGTATGGAGCTGATATGTCAGACGATGCTGGTATTAGCGTTAAAGTTAATGTACAATTTATTAATTATAACTCTGCGAAAAAGTCATATGACGCTAAAATGACTTTTTCCGGCGGCGAAAAGATAGTTAAAAACATTAAGTTAGATTATGACGAGTCACCAGAAAGTGTCAAGAAACGCTTTGGCGATAAATTAGTAAAATCTATTATGGTTCATCCAACCTTTAAACGCGATTTCAAAGAACTTTATAAATAAAAAGTTGTTTACTTTACCACAAGGATGTGGTACTATTATCTTATCAACTACTGAGGAGAATAAAATGAAACGTTGTGAATTAATTAGAAATGTTGCATCAACAATCTGTATGGGAGCGTTAGGTTTTGGCATTATCGGTGCAGCCTTTATGTCTCTTCCTGAAACAGTATCAGTATTAAGCGTTGCATTTCTAATGGGTATCATTTCTTTCATAATGGATAAAATAGCGCATGAAAAAGATTAAGCAGTGGTTCATCAAAAACTATGATTTAAACCGTGAAGAAGTAACTAAGTATGATTATGTTACTTTGGGTGTAGGACTAGGTGCACTACTGGCAGCACTGCATTCATCACTACTTGCTATTGCAGTGCTTCTTATTTTGGCTCACTACAGCTGGAAACGTAAGTAATGTATGCACTTTTAACTTGGTCTAATTATTATCCTGCTCCTGGCTCTGACCAAATCAGAGGTGTCTACTCTACGGTAGAAGAATGCTATGAAGCCCTCCAGGGAACGTATCAAGACTATTTTGAGATACTGAATTCTCGGTTTGAGACCGTTGCTAAAGGTTCAACTGAAGCATACAAAGATTAACTTTGAGGAAATTGTGATGAATATCAGAGCTGTGTTTAATACTTTCTATCAAGAGAATTATAAGCTTCTTGCCCATGAATACCATGATGCACAAGGCGTTCCAATTCCTAGTGATTTAGTTACGCCTAAGCATGTCAAAACCGATTCTCTTGACAATGAAATCCAGCCTGGTGATTTAGTATCATATTACTGTGGTGGGTCACTTTCTGCAGCAAGCGTTGGTATTTTGCTAGGATTTACTCCTAAAGGTTATCGTGTGGTTCCTTTCCATACAAGTCCAATTCCTGAGCACCGGGTATTGCTCTCTCATATGGATTCACCACATCGGGTATTCCTGGTTAAATCAAAGAGCTCACCGATTGTGTAATATGCTTTAGGTTTTCTTTGTTATTATTAATCTATCAACTGCTCTGATTAATTTTAGAGCAGTATAAATAAAATTACCCAATGGGGAGTTAGACCGTAGGGGTAGCGGGACAGACTGTAAATCTGTTGCTCAAAAGGCTCGAGTGGTTCGACTCCATTACTCCCCACCAAATTTAGGGATACTAGCTCAGTTGGTTAGAGCACCGGACTTTTAATCCGGGTGTCCGAAGTTCGAGTCTTCGGTGTCCCACCAAATTCGGGTCGTTGGCTGAGAGGGTAAGCGACGGACTGTTAATCCGTGTCAGAAATGACTAGGCAGGTTCGATACCTGCACGGCCCGCCAAATGAAGAAGTCAGAAGACGTTCTGATAAATCGTCGGCATAGAATTCCCTGGCATGGCGTTTGTATTAAGGAGTATGATTTCATCCTGCTTAATGCTTGTTCATGTTATAATTTCTTACGGCGTTGAAAGTTCGCTTTCAGGGATACATCTTAGAACAGAGTGCTAAACAAGATTCATCTGGTACCAAGGTGATGAGAGTCCTGTTCCCCTTTGCTTCGGCATCGTGCCAGAGTATCTCTGAAAGCGAATTATGGACCTATAGTTTCAGCGGTTAAAATACTCGCCTGTCACGCGAGAGTCACGGATTCGAATTCCGTTAGGTCCGCCAAATAAGAACGTGGCAGTTCTTGAAGATGAGTTTGAGTCCTGTAAGATAATGCCGAGGACGAAGCTGTTTGTTCCCACGGAATAAGCTCTATATTCGTAAGATTATATCTTTAGCGTGTTCTACATCAAGCTACTTGTTAGTACTTCAAGAACCCGGATAAATGCGGGGTAACTTCAGTTGGTAGAATGTTGGGCTCATATCCCGACACGCGCAGGTTCGAGTCCTGCCTCCGCCTCCAAACAATTGAATCATAGCCAAGTTGGTAAGGCAGTAGGTTTTGATCCTACGATCCCTGGTTCGAGTCCAGGTGGTTCAGCCAAATTAATATTCATTCAACGCGATGTGTAGGCAGAAGTCATGAACCTGCTTTAGCTACCGTATGAAGTCCTCATGATGGATGGAGTGAATATTGATGTGGCCGTAGTTCAGTTGGTAGAACTCGAGATTGTGATTCTCGTAGTCATGGGTTCAACTCCCATCGGTCACCCCAACAATGAAGGAATGGTGGAAAAATACACGGCCCGCAAAACGCTGTGGCTGTCGCTAAGCGAATTGTGTCTATAATGGCACTTCCTTCACCAAATACTGGAGAGTAGCGCTAGTGGTAGCAAACCGGACTTGAAATCCGGGCCATCGGAAACGGTGAGGGTTCAACTCCTTTACTCTCCGCCAAATTTATGAAAGTTAAACGCTGCCCATAGCAGTGGTACATCAACAATTAGATGATTAGCTTTCCATGGGAGTATAGCTCATTTGGTAGAGCTCTCGACCGATAATCGAGCGGTGACTGGTTCGAGTCCAGTTACTCCCACCAAATAACAGGTTCTTAGTATAACGGCTATTATGCTGGGCTCCAAACCCAGTGATGAGGGTTCGATTCCTTCAGGGCCTGCCAAATTTGCATCCATCGTATAGCGGATATTATGTCTGGCTTCCACCCAGAAGATAGGAGTTCGATTCTCCTTGGATGCTCCAAATTACTCCGTATAGCTCAGTCTGGTAGAGCGCTCCATTTGGGATGGAGAGGTCGAATGTTCGAGTCATTCTATGGAGACCAAATTAACGGTATGACACAATACAAGATGGTGTAAGCTGAGTAGCGGGATTGCAGTCTCGTTCAGATATGCTATCGAGTATGGGTGATATATTAAACACACGGATTCTGCAAAGTCCATGTGACTCGGTTCGAGGCCGGGCATACCGTCCAATCACTTGCCATTGAGAAATATATTATGAAATATTACGGCTTCAAAACATCCCATTTCGGGAAAGCATATCGTACAGAAAACATTGATAGACGTCGAGCATATTACGAATCACTGCATAAAGCAGGACGTTCTCGTGCACGACAAGAAGGCCAAAAACAAGCGAAGGAAATAGAATGAATATTTTTATTGGTGTTGCAAATAACGTAAATGCTATTACGGTGAAATTACAATGGAATCGTCCAACTAATTTTGCTTTAGGATTATGTAAATCTGAACGTGATTTAATGCTTCATGCTGATTTTGCATACACTTTTGATGAACGCAAAGGTATGTGGGTCTGGATTAAATGCAGATACGAAGCATTAATCAAATATGAGTACTTCAGTGAGCGTGATATTCAAGAAGTTATTGCTTATCATTCTGGCTGTAAAGTAAGTAAACTGCGTCAAGTTATTCCGTTTACTAATGCTTCAAATGTAGAAGAGCTAATTACTGATTTTAAACGAATTTATCAGGCGAAATATGATGAAAGATTCTAAAGGTCGAGACGTACAAGTTGGTGATATCGTTTTCTACGGAGAACGTACATATAATAAAGGTGGTCGTGGTTCTATGCGCTGCGGTCGTATTACAGATATTGCTCCAGGATTGGCTAAAGTAGATAACGACTACGTTGCAATGCGAAGCAAATCATTCGTTAAGGTTTCTCCTATGTTCGCAACAATGTGGGAAAACGGAACGATTTTCGAGATTTAATGCTACAAGAATAACCTGTTATTATTACTACATCAAAACAAACAAGGAAAAAGAATGAAACGTATCGCACTGATTGTTGACCAAGAAGCTATGTTCGCTGCTACCGGTAAATTTCATCCGGTGAGTAAATTTGTTGCTCGCAGCGAGAAAATCGTTGGTCTGGTAGAAACTGTCGCAGGTGATGTAATTGTTTCTATTAAAACGTCTGAAATTTCTCCAGTAGTTAAAGTAGCAGTTGAAAATGACTTCTGGGAAGTAGCTGATTTTATGTGTGAGTAATTCTGCCTAGCAGGTGGATAAGCCCGACAAGGCGCCCTCTTCGGAGGGCTTTAGTTATAAAAGTCATAAGATTTCTATAAAGGCCCTGTAGCTCAATTGGTAGAGCGTTCCCCTCATAAGGGATTGGTTGCATGTTCGAGTCTTTGCCAGGGTCACCAAATTAATGAGGAAAATATTATGATGCGATTAGTTAAAGTAGTTGTAGAAGAATCTGAATACATGGGCGATAGCCGAATGATTGAAGAATTCGTTACTGTTGAGGCAGATTCTGAATCTGAAATCGCTGATAAAGTTTATCGTCATTTTGATAATATGTCTGATTCGTATGGCACAATGTATAACATTTATCGTTTAGATGTAATAGTACATATCAACTGAGGAAATTGAAATGCATATTAAATTTGGACAAGTTATTCCTAAAGGCTTAGCAATGGCAATTACCACTTGGGAAAACGATGCTGATCGGTATTCTACCCAAATGGTTTATGGCTTAGAAAAAGAAGAGATTAATCAAGTAATTCACGTTCTTGAATGGTTCTCTTCTAATGGTCGGCGTGGTGAATACCTTGGAAATAATGATTACAACCATGAAGCAATTCTTGAAAAGCTTCATACTGAACAGAAGTATGTAACTCCTGAATTTTCCAAGAAATTCTTTGGCGTTGATGTTCCTGCATATGATTGTTCAGACGAAGAGTTTGATGCTTATTTAGATAACCACTATTCTTGTTCAAATGAAGTTATGTATGCTATTCAGGCTTGGTTGGGTAATCCAATTGAATATGATTATGATTTCATGCGAGTATTTGAGAAAGTTGAAATCTTTGATATTAAAGAAGAAATTCGTATTCCTGATGCTCCGGTTGCATTCCATATTGGAATTACGTATAAGCAGAAAGAAAGCCCATTAAAAGTTGATTGGTTGAAATACGTGAAGGAAAAGTAAATGGATATTGGTTCAGGTAGTTCATATCCATCATGTGCTTTGAGCAACTTTGCTCCTCATAAATTTATCTATGATGGCGTAGAATGTGCATCAATGGAGGGATTCTTGCAGTCCCTCAAATTTTCTTCGCCTGAAATGCAAGCACATGTATGTACATTAGTTGGTAAATCGGCTAAGTTCAAAGGTAAAAAGAAACGGTGGTGGCCAACTCAAACACTTTATTGGAAAGGCGTGCCAATCCATCGTGCTTCAGAAGCGTATCAGAATTTACTGACAGGAGCATACGATGCACTTAGTAAAAATGAAGGATTCAGAAAAGCTTTGGCTGCTACCCGGAATGCTACGCTCACTCACAGTATGGGCAAAAACAAAATTTCTGAAACGATTTTGACTGAACGCGAATTCTGTAATCAACTTTATCGTTTAAGAAATGCTATAAATAATCAGTAATATAATTATATTGTTCAGTGTTGAAATCGGTAGACATGGTGACGGACACCTTTTGAGCTCGCATATTGCATCATATGCTGGCGACGGTGGTAAATCGCTGACGGAATCAGTCGTGCAGGTTCAAGTCCTGCCTGAACAATCTCGGGGCATAGCTCAGTTGGATAGAGCAGCGGACTTCTAATCCGCAGGTCGAAGGTTCGAATCCTTCTGCCTCGACCATTTCGCATCGATGGTGGAACTGGTATACACAGGAGACTTAAAATCTCCCGCCGCAAGGATTGAGGGTTCGAATCCCTCTCGGTGCACCAAATTAAGACCCCGGGAATAGTTGCTTAAACTTAGTGAGGAATTCAACGGCAGATACGTCTGTGCAACTACATAAGGTTCGAATCCTTATTTCCGTCTTAAGCCGATTTAGCTCAGCTGGTAGAGCGCTTCACTTGTAATGAAGATGTCGCGGGTTCGACTCCTGCAATCGGCACCAAATTCGAAGGGAAACTTGCGTATGCCCTCGTTGAGTCGTCAGATAGAAGAGAATGGTTCGTCCATTGCCGCTAGTCGGTTGTTCCCTGTCGCAAGCATAACCTCCTGACGCTATACTCCTTTGGATGAGACTGATGCCTCCGAGTTCAAAGGAATGAATTTAGCAGGTCATCTGCCAGTAGGTGATGCTGTCGATTCTCAGAGCCCTGTCTTCGGACGGGGCTTTTTAGTATACAATAATACCGCAATTATAGCCCAGATACCTTCTAGAGGTCGTCTGGGCATTTCTATATCCCCAGCTGTATAAATCCATTCTACTCTCTAGAAAGTCCTTCCAGATTCCCTAAAATTATTTGAAAATTTGTGCACAAAGTTGTTTACATCAGTAGTCAACTAGGTTACTATAGCTACATCGAAACAAAACAGAGTAACGGAGAATAAAATGTCTAAATTCAACTTTATCCAAATTGAACGTGGTTATAATCAATACGGTACTCCTGACCGTTATCGTGCGGTTTGGATTAAAGGTGAATATGAGAATGCAGTATTCAACGTAGCAGAAACTCGTGAACTGAAAGATTTGATTAAACACGTTCGCAAAGATTGGCCTGCTGTTGAAGAGTACTACGTTCGAGTTTACCATGAAGAAGCTGCTACGGTTCAAATGGCTATCAAGTTTGCTAAAACTGTTCCTGCTTTGGTTAAACGAATTGAAGCGGTAATTAACTGCTAATAATTTTGGGGAGTTATAATGAACTCCCCACCTACTGAGGAAATTGATATGTATCAGGATAAGTTGAGATTAGTAGCGCAAACTTATTTTAAATCTTTTGCTAGGCTGTTTGGTGAAACTCCAAATTTTCCATCCGGTGAAGAACGAATGGCTGCTCTGAAAACTATTGAGAACCTGGTGATTTCAACTTACAATGAGTTTGCCGATGACCCGGCGGTTAATCGTCTTGTTGATATCGCAGTTTTGGACAAAATGGAGGAAATCATTAATGCATACAAATGAAGTTCCAAAAACCCTTGCTGATATTCGTCTTGAAGCTAAAATAGCCATCGAGCGTTTAATTAAAGCAACAGTAGAAGAAGGCAAAGAGTCTGTACTTATTCTCGGATTAGAATCATACGTTACTGATTACATCGAGATATTCGAGCGCAGCAAAAATGAACAGGGTCTAATCATTAAACCATATGTTTATGATTGGATTAATCCGTACGAATAAAACCACCATAACTATTGAAAGGAAATAAAATGTCTATTCTGAAAAAACTTGTTGAATTCATCCGTTCTAATTCGGTACCTTTGTTGCACAGAACACTTCTGTTGAAGACCAGTACACCACTGCAGCAAATCGTATTATTGATGAAATCACTAAACTGCGTACCACGCATGTTAAATCAGTAAATGAAGAAAAGCGTCTGCTGAAACTTGCTGACGAAAAAGACCAGGCAGGTGCTTCCAAAGAGCGCGAAATTCGTCGCTTGATGGCAGAAGGTATGAATGTAGAAACCCATGCTAAACTGGGTCTTCTGTATCGTCGTACTGCTAAGGCTTTACGTGATAAAGCTGCCGAATATAAAGAAATGCGGGCCCAAATTGAAGAAACTGTAGTTAAGCTTGATGACCAGCGTCTTGATTTGGCAGTGAAACTCGAATACATCCGTGAGACCCGTAATGCTTCTGCTCTGGGTATTACCTCTGCTGATGACGTGATTGAAATCGCGGAACTCGCTAAAGTAGATGTACAAGACATCATGATGAAAGTTGAAACCTTCAGCGGTACTCAGCCTGGTATTGAAACCACCACTGCTGATGTCCAGGAATATCTGGAAAGTCTGAAGTAATTTTACCGGGGCCTTCGGGCCCCTAACTTGGATAATAAAATGTTATATGAATGCGCTGGAGATATTCCAATGGCAACACCTCAAATTAAAGAATTAATTGCAGCAGGATTCCCAACAGAAATCACTGATATTCTTGAAAAATTTGCTTATCCTGATACTCGGCCTGAAAATTGGAAAACTCGCTATAACGGGTATAACACCACAGTTTTGCCGCGGGCTATCGTTCTTAAAGACTATTACAAGCTGAAAAACTTAATTTCTAATATTTCGTCTATTTCCGACGGAGTTAAGCTTGTAGATATCTTTGCACTTCGGTACGGAATTTATTCTTTCAACGATTCTCCATCAAATCTAACATCAGCTCGTGCTAATGCCGATGGATATTTTACCTCTAGCTCCACAACATATACAGTAGTTATCGAGATTATCTATAATAAAACTAGTTATCGTCTCGGTATTAACCTGGTTAAATACGTGACATCTCAGGATGATTATAGCAATTATTTAAATTACTGCGTTAATGAATTGCCACCAAAAGTCATGGGTATGTTTGACTCTAATAATTTGGTAGGCAAGCAATTAATCATTGATGAATTTATCAAATATTGCCGTAAGAGGGTGCAGAAATGAGTAATTTATATCTGCCAAGTGAACCTCCCGTTTATAATTATGTCTATAAATTTGACCAAACTGACTATGTTCTAATTCCAGGGATGGTCTGTGCTGCTGGAACTATGATAACGCTTATCATAATCGACGTAATGAATTTGGCTGAAATTAGCAGTACATCATTAGTGAATGTACTATTACTTACGTGGGGATTAATAGGTTTACTTGGTCTAGGATTAATTGAACTATTTTCGTTGGGTAAAGTATGTTAAGCATAACTGTGAACGAAAGGCCGAATGGAAAGAACAGTGCAAGAATTTAACTCTTGAATGGAATCGCAAAAAGTCGTTTGAGTTTATTAAAGAGGTGAGAAGAAAATGAATGAATGTAAACCTGACGGGTTTTGGAACCAAGATGGGCTGGCGCCAGCTTTTGGAATCGCGACATGGATTTTATATTGTGCTTTTGTAATTGTTGGAGGGACATTCTTTGGATTGAACGTCTCAGAGTTTATGATTATGCTTTTGTTTTTAGGTGTTTTCGCATTCAGCCTCATGTGGATGCTAATTATCGCGTTGATTAATTGTTGTACATTTTTGGCTTACCGCATGAAATACAAGAAGTGGAAAGAAAAAGAAGATTTCAACACCTGGATTAGGAGCTGTCGCAAATGATTAAGACTTGTTACCGTGGAATGACTAAATGTGATGAGCCTGGGTATTTTTTCCTATTTCTGCTTATTTGGTTTTCATTCTCGACTTTTGTTGGTGTTGGAGTATTTTGGGGATTTTACTTGTTCTCTCCAGTATTTGGCAATGCGCTGTATTATTTAGGTTGGATGTCAGGCGTTGGAACTTGGTTTGCAATGCTTGCTCGGTGGTTGCAATTCGTTTCCCAACGACAGCGGGGTGTATTTGATAAGCCCAAAGTAAAGAAAGAAAAATCTAAAGATGATTCTCGCAATGAAACTTTATCCTGGATTAAGGAGATGAAATAATGGCTGTTGCAGTACATGTAAAATTTGAAAATGGTGATACTCGCCTTCTGTGTTACAGCGATAATGAATCACTGAGCGGTATCGAGATTTCACTTAAAGAAGAACTGCTTGGTATTAATGGACCTATCTGTGATTTCTCGGTAGAAGGTTCATATAACTGTGATGGTGTACTAGAGTCTATGGTCTATACTGCCATGGAAGATATTCTCGAAGAAAGTTGGAATGAATGTCAATGAAAGAGCTAAGTGCAGGAATCTTATTCTTTACCGATGACAAACGGCTTTTCATGGGTCGTATGACAAATACATATATCCAGGGCAGAGGCTCTAGATGGGATATTCCAAAAGGACATGTTGAGCCTGGTGAAACACCAAAAGAGGCTGCTATTCGCGAATGCAAGGAAGAGACTGGATTTACTGAGTTTGACCAGGACCTCTTATATGACCTTGGACGACATGATTATGCCAGCAATAAGGATATCCATCTGTTTGGATATATGCTCCCTGTGAGCCCAGAAATGTTCAGAAATTGCCGTTGCACAGCTTACCATAAAGATGAAAATGGAATTCCTTTCCCGGAAATCGACGCATTTGCTTTAATTAAACCTTCTCAATGGAAATATGTGATGGGACCAAGTTTGTATAAAATCATGACACAAATGTATAGCACAGCTCAGTGAGGTTATTATGGAAGAAGCCGTTGAATTAGGCATTCCACACATTTATAAACATGAGCTACGATTTATTCACGATGAAAAATGGATTAGCATATTTCATCCTAGGGATAAAATGTCGCGTATACTAATGAAATCACGATACGTCTTCGGTGACGGCGAGTATACAAAATCAGCATATTATATAGCAGAACAGCTATATCCGGGATTTAGTGAATTACCCGAGGACGATAGAAGAGATTATGTGTGGTGGAAAGGTAAATGGACACCATACGAGAAGTGTAGCCTTGAGTTATTCATAGCCAAGTGCAGGGCCAAATAAATACTCCTATAATTTAATAGGAGGTCCTTATGGATATTTTTGGCATGTTGCGTATCGATGAAGGATATGACAGCAAAATTTATAAAGATACCGAAGGGTATTGGACCATTGGTATTGGCCATTTACTGACTAAAGACCCGTCAAAATCTTTAGCTATTTCTAACCTGGACAAGCTAGTAGGTCGTTCTACTGGTGGCCAAATTACTCAGGCTGAGGCAGAAGTAATTTTTGCCAAAGATGTTGAGAAGGCAATTAAAGGCATTGTTGCTAATGCTACATTAAGTCCGGTATATAATATATTAGATGATGTTCGTAGAGCAGCTCTAATTAACATGGTATTCCAAATGGGTGTAGGTGGTGTCGCTGGATTCCCTGCTTCCATGAAGCTTTTAGCTGCTAAAAAATGGGATGCTGCTGCCAAAGAACTGGCAAATTCACGTTGGTATCGTCAGACACCAAATCGTGCTCGTCGTGTAATTGAAACTATGCGGACCGGAACTTGGGCCGCTTATCAAGGAAAATAAATGAAAACTTATAAAGAATTTTTAAATGAATCCCGTTTAGCAACAGTTGGCGTAATGACTGAATCTGTTGGAAGTAATCTTCTGAAATTTAAAAAGGTCAGAAGATGACCGCCACGCTAGAAGATGGTACAGAAATTGAAATGGACGTTGTTGGATATAACTACGTAGTAGACGGCAAGTTATATAATAAGAGCCATGCCAAGTTTGATTCATTTGATGATTTCACCTCTTCTATTGAAGATGAGTCTTCTCGCAAAGCAGTAGCATCTGGCGATGCACGCTCCTTAATGGCACTTGGTCATGAGCGTATTAAGTCTAAGCAGAACAAACCTGGTGAAGATAACTTTGCATTAGTAGGTTATCAGTCTGGTAAAACTTCTAACGGTTATCAGCGTACTGTTACCATGTACATGCGTAATGGTAAGATTGCGTTCGTAAACGATCGCGGCGCTATTCGTTACGCTAAATCAATTAAGTAAGCAATTTCCTAATAAAGCCGAACACGACCTCTCCTCATGAACGTCGAGTCCTCTGAGTGAAGTAGCTTTTCCTACCTGTAATAAGGTCGAGCCCAAGTGCGGTAAGGGGTTTACATAGTGTGTCGATGGATTAAACATGTGCCAAGGAATGGCCCCATTTAATTTAAAACTTTTACCTTTCTGGATTTAAAAATGAAAACTTACAAAGAATTTATCACCGAAGCAAAAGCACCAAAAGTATTCCAAATCGGTGCGCAAGGAAATTTAGACAAAGAATACGTTGACGCCATCGTAAAAAGCATTGTTGCCCAAGGCGTGCAAGTAGACGCAGTTGAATTTACTAAAGGCAGCACCTTTAATATTGTTGTATCCAAAGGTTCTTTAGCTAAAGTTAAAAAGGCTTGGGGCGTTATGGCAGCTTACCAGGTAGATGATTCTGCTCCGGGTCCAAAAGTACGAATGAATACCCTTAAGGGAGGCCGTGAATACGTTTAGACCTTATTGTCTATACCTATTAAGAATATTACTAGGACTAAGCACGCGCCAAGGAATGGCCCCTTTAACTGGAATCTAAAATGAAACACTTAACTCCCATTTATTTGACCCTGATGCATGCTTTCAGAGACGCTGCAGACAGACGATTGAATAATCCCAACTACAGTTTTTATGAACCGTCTTGCCTTATGCGAGAGTACGGTACCCTTCGTCTAGACGGTGGAAGACAAACCGGAAAGACCACAGCCTTATGCCAATTCGCTACAGATTGGTTGCTTGAAGATGGTTCGGTTATAATCTTATCTACTCGATACACACAATCATCTGAACTGATGGAAGGTATTCTACGAGAATATAATTCATCGCATTTAATTAATAAATTACAGGCTAACGAGATAGCTAAATCAATTGTTCCGATGACAATCAGGGAATTTCTATCCAATGATTCCTCTTATAAGTTTAGAGGAAGAAAGTTTGGAAGAGCATTAATTATCATTGAAGAACCAATGAAAGTTCCCGATATGATGAAGTTCTATGATATGTACCAGGAAGCTATCAGATGGTCTATGCCTAATGATACCTTACCTTTATTTTTCGTGATAGGAATGCAATGATGACGCAGACAGAAATTGTTGATATGATTACAGTAATGGAAAATACAGGATTTTCCGATATGAAGCAATTAATAACAATGGTTACGGCTGGAAACCTGCTTGAGTACAAGCGCTACAAGTTTCTGTCTGGTCCGTTTAAAGGTGCAGAATTCATTTCTAACGCTCCTAACACGAAGTGGATGAATCGCTATCCTAATTTTAGAATTGAGTTTATATCTGGAAAGCTCAAAGGCGTGATTAGTTCAAGCTTAATCACATATGACCAACGCATTCAAGAGAAAACAATGCAATGGCTGAAATTGTTATAAAGTGTCCTCCACATTTAGTTGAAAGCTTCTGCGATTGGTTCAGTAATTCTGGAGAGCAAGATTTCTATGAAGCCCATCAGAATGGAACTTGGAATGAAACCACAAAACAGTGGGAAGAAGCTACAACGTATATAGGCACTCGCGGATATGGAGTTAACGAGCCTATTGAAATTGTGGAATACGATAAAGAAACTGATGAAGAAATACTTTATGCTAATGATGCCAGAGAACGCTTATGGCGAGAATCTGAATTAGAAGCAGAAGTTATTCGTCTTAAAGAAGAATTAAAAGGACCAACGGGTTTTGCTACATGGAAAGACGCTGCTATTTCTGAACGTTTAGCACGGGTAAAATTAATGCCAGAAGGTAAAATCTCGTACTTACAGGCTGCATCCAAGTTCCATTCTACTGAGTGGAATACTATGGACGTAATTACCGCGTACATGCGTGGTTGGAATAAAGAATCTAATTAAGAGGAAATATGAAAGCATATCAAATTCTTGAAGGTGAACTTAAAGGCACCATTTACATCGAAGATGGTGATGACGCACGAGTAATCGTTTCAAAAGTTCTTAAAGAAGATACTATTACGGATGCTGAAACTTTTATGGCTACAAGGCGCGTGAAGTAGAAATTGAATATCAACCAACAGTAAAAGTTGAAGGCGGTCAGCACCTAAACGTTAACGTGCTGCGTCGCGAAACCCTGCTGGACGCGGTTGAGCATCCGGAAAAATATCCGCAGCTGACCATTCGTGTTTCCGGCTACGCGGTACGCTTCAACTCTCTGACGCCGGAACAGCAGCGCGACGTTATCGCTCGTACTTTCACAGAGGCACTATAATGTCAATTGAAGATATTAAAGGATATAAGCCACATACCGATGAAAAGATTGGTAAAGTGAATGCTATCAAAGATGCAGAAATCCGTCTTGGATTAATTTTCAAAGCGTTGGAAGAAGAACATGTTGAAAAGTACATGAACTTAGATGTTAGTACAATGAGCGACAAAGAATTTGACTTGGCTAATGAACGCATTACTCAAATTCGCAATGCTATTCAGCACCTGAAGGAAGCCTCAATGTGGGCGTGTCGTTCAGTGTTTCAGCCAGAAGAAAAATATTAAAAAGTAGTTTACTTTCCTTACGGGCCATGATACTATGGCCCTATAAACAAAGGAGAATGAACTATGTCAACTAACCCAGAAGTATTCATTCGCAGAACTAAACTGCGCCGTAAGTTTGAGGAAGCTTTTCGCTCTTTGAATTTATCAGTTCGTGCCCGAGCTAAGGCTGAGGGCAAAGAGCCTTTCTTCACTAAGTACTCTGATCATTTGTTGGACCGTGCTATCCAACGTGAAATTGATGAAGAGTATGTATTCTCTGTTCTTTCCAAAATTCCTAATCATCTTAAAGAAATTAATGAATTCTTAGCAATGCCTTGGCTTCCAATTGACCCAAAAGACATTGATGAAAACATCGAGTATAAGCCAATGCGGTTAGAAATTACGGATGGAAATCTGTGGCTAGGATTTACTATGGATATTCCAAGACCGGGAAAAGGACCTAGCATAAAGTGTCGTATGGCATTCGTTAATGATAAACGTTTGAAAGGTAAAATCAGCACAAAAGTTATACACATTAATTGAGGTAAACATGAAAAAGCGCTTATCGGTCTAATGGCCTTGTGTTCAACGGCCTTTGGGTCTGAGCCAACTTTCAGTAATGTTCAACTTGACAACTTGCATTACGCATATAATTTTGGTGAACAATATCAAAAATCCGGAAAGGAAAAATCTCCGCATAACCGATATGATAATAACGGCTTAGGATATATAATGGCTGCTATATCATGGAAAGAATCTTCGGCAGGAGCCAATTTAAAAGCAGGAAAGGGGCATCATTCTTATGGGGTATTTCAAAATTACTTGCCTACGGTTAAAGCCAGAGCTAAATTAGAGGGCAAAAACCTTAGTGATTCTGAAATAAGAAAAATGCTTAAATCTAGACAGAATTCCGCGGAATGGGCATATATTGAGCTTTCATATTGGTTAAATATACATAACGGCAATATGCGAAAAGCTCTTGCTAGTTATAATGCAGGATGGAATGTCAAAAGGGGAAACTCTTATGCGTCAGATGTCCTAGAGAAAGCTAATTTCTTAAAGAAACATAAAATGCTACATACAAAGGTGGAATAATGGTAAAGTACGCCGCGCTTCTTGGATTGGTATTGGCATTCTCTGCTAATGCTGAAAATTCAATGACAGATTCACTTCGTATCGCTAAAACATTTTGCAATACGAACTCTGAATGTGTTGATATATTAGCGCTTGAATTAGATTCAGCATTCAGCGATGGAGTAAAAGATTCACGTAGCCCGGCCCAGTGGACAACACTAATAAATCGTAAGGCTAAGAGCATGAAAGATTTATGTGTCAATGCTCCTAACGAAAATATATGTTTAATGTATCGTGACCAATTAATGGCTCGTTATATGTCAGGACTATCGTCAAAATGAAAAAAGCAGCTATTTTATTATGCTGCGCATTTTCAGTTAATGCCTGGGAAAAGCTCCCAGGCTATCCTGAAACTGTACTTGCAGCACAGGGTACTAAAATAGAAAGCAATGGCCCATTCAAGAACAACATTGAAATAGCATTTGTTCCTAGCAGCAGAAAACTGCTAATGTCATTTTATAATTATCAAGATAAAGATGACCAGGTGATAGTTCCACTTGTCGAATATAATGCTCGTGGATGTGGAATGCAGAGTGACGGCGTTTCTATTGACGGAGTAATGCACCCTAAAGAACAAGGCGTGTTAAACCCTATCCTTAACTGTAACAATGCTATATTTTTAAGAGTATACAATAATCTTAATGAATATGCAACTTATAAAATTCCGTAGGTGAATAAATGATTACTGGATATATCAAGGGTAATATTGTAGAACTATTCATGAAGCATGAATGCGATATTGCTCATGGATGTAATTGCTTTACTACAATGGGTGCTGGTGTAGCTGGACAACTTGCTAAAGCATATCCGCCGATTTTAGATATTGACATCGATGAAGACCGTTATTATGACAACAATTTAGCTAAGCTTGGAACTCATACACGAGCTATCCACAAGAATGGCACTGCATATTGCTATAATCTATACACCCAGTATGCGCCAGGTCCAAATGTTGATTACGGTGCAATTTTTAATGCATTCCATGAGCTAAATTCTGGTCGTGTTGCTTATAATCGTCCTCTATACATTCCAAAAATTGGAGCTGGTATTGCTGGCGGTGATTGGGAACTAATTGAGAAACTTATTAATTTAGCAACCCCCGATATTGACATTACGGTAGTAGAATATGAAGAGCCTAAAAGCTAAATCTGTTTTGTTAGAGGTAAATAGATGATTACTAAAGAGCAAAAAACTAAACTGTGGCAGTTGATTGATGATTATGCAGGTGCTGAGCAAGTAGTAGCTATTAGTTCCATTTACGGAAATGGTCTACCCGAAGAATACGATGAACTTATTCGTTCTAAGAATGCTATTTCTGATTTTATGGAGACCCTTTAATGGCCCAACTTTATTTCAATTACGCGAGTATGAACGCAGGCAAATCAGCTAACCTTCTTACAGCAGCTCATAACTATAAAGAACGAGGAATGGGAACTCTCATTCTTAAACCTGCTATTGATACTCGAGATTCTGCCACCGAGGTAACATCACGTATTGGTCTTCGTCATGAAGCTAATACAGTAGACGAATCTATTGATATTCTTGAGTTTTTCAAGTGGGCACAAACACAACGTGATATTCATTGCGTGTTCGTTGATGAAGCCCAATTCTTAACTACCGAGCATGTTGTTCAGCTGTGTAAAATTGTTGACCTGTACGATGTTCCGGTAATGGCGTATGGTCTTCGCACAGATTTTCGCGGAGAGCTATTCGAAGGTTCTAAAGCACTGTTGGCTGTTGCTGATAAACTAGTCGAGCTTAAGGGTGTTTGCCACTGTGGCCGTAAAGCTACTATGGTAGCCCGTATTGATGAAAACGGAAATGCTATTACCGACGGCGAAGTAGTAGAACTTGGCGGTGAAGATAAGTATGTTTCTCTTTGTCGAAAGCATTGGTTTGAGCTAATTGGTGTTTATAATGAAGCCAAGAACGTATAACACTATCCTGATGCTAATTGTAGGTATGCTATTCATTTGGATTGGTGTTGCAGCATCTATACAAAGTGATAGACGAGAAGAAATGCAAAATCGTCTTAATTCCGAATGTAAAGTGTTGGCACAGGGTAAAGACTTTATTGCTAATACGAATGGGTGTTATATTAAACATGAGTAGCTTATTTGCTATAGTGGGTTGTATAGTATTAGTACTCGTGATTGGGTTCTTACTATACGTAATATTGCTTTCGTTATTGGTTTAATATGAAAAAATATGTGATGTGCTATCGTTGTCTTCATGTATATGATTACAACACTGCTTCAAAGACGGCTACCAAGCGTCTTAAAACCAAAGAACCTGAATGTCCAAAATGTAAATGTAAGGTCATCTATTCATGAATATTAAATTTTCAAATCAGGATTTTACTATCGTTGAGGTAATTTAACTTAACGAGGTAATAATGTCTAGAACAATTCGCCGTAAAGGCTGGCATGTAGTAAAATCTTCCAAATGGAATGATCAGAATAATAACGTTTATTTTGGAATTCATTATCTTCCTGAGCCATACAAAAGTATGAAGAATGCTCAAGAATATTATGATAATAAAATGGAACAAAACAAGGAAAGACCGTTAGAGGCCAAGAAACTGATCGCTAAATCAAAGCGTGATGGATTCTGGAAAACTCTGCGCTGGACGCGCTATGCAATGCCGGTTCCGCGTTTATTTCATAAAGCCGAAATTAAACGTGCATTGAAGTATGATGAAGAATATAACTGGGACGAAGCAGGTGCTAGAACTATTGAGCAAGGCATCTGCGAATGGCTTTGGGATTAAGTAACACATACTTATATAAATACTATTACTAACTGATGAGGTGTATATGAAGCATTTGTCACATAAGCAACTCCGTAATTTGACCATTTCTCAATTAGACGAAATTCGACTTGAGGTTGGGCATATTATTTCAGCACTTCGTATTTCTTATAAAGAAACTGATTCTGAAGCGGACTATAAGCGTATGCGTTCTCACGAAAGATACCTCGATGCAGTTAAGGCTGTACTTCAGCACAAACGTAATACTGGACAAAAATAATAGGAGGCCGTATGGCCTTTAATCACATTTGCTTAGCCCTGGTGTTGGGCTGCGGGATTTCATTCCCAGCTGCATCACACGACGACATTTCAGATTATAATTCGTATGTTGAGGGAGCTCTACAAGTTTATGCTAAATTTAAAGAGCCTAGTAAGCAAGAGTCTGAACAGTTCTATTCTTTTATACAAAGTAAATGGAATAGCGAGTCTTGTTCTAAAGATTGCGATTCTTTAGGACGTTCAGCAGGTGAAGAATACGCTAACCGTATGAGGATACAACTCGATAATGAAGTTCAATGATTTTGTAAAGGACGGTAAACTTACTCCGCAGGATGAATTCATCGGTTTACTTATGGTGTCTCAAGCGTATTTTCATTCAGCGCATTTTGATACCAAATCGTATGCCAGACATAAAGCGTATGAAGTTTTCTTTAACGAGATTCCAGATTTGATAGATGCTTTTGGTGAGCAGTGGTTAGGATTCTCAGGTAAGAGTTATACACCGGCTTTACCATCGCAGAAAGAGCTGCCAAAGGACACCATTGAAATGCTAGACTTCATTCTGGTTAAGGCCGATGGTATCTACAAGTCCGTTCCTGCCGCCCTCCAAAGTGTTCTGGATGACATTACAGGTCTATGCTACAAGACTAAGTATTTGTTATCATTGCAGTAATACCCTCCGCCTCCTTAGGGAGGCATTTTCTTTTCAAAAAGTTGTTTACTTCCCTTCATTACATGATACTATAGACATATCAACAACCAAACGAGAAAAACATTATGATTAAGTTAACCACTGAGCTTCAACCTGGAAAATCTTTTATCACGTGTGTGGTGTTAATCGCACAGAAACTAAAAGCGGCGAAATAACGCGTTACATTGTTGCATCAGGCACGTATGATGTAGAACTTGGTCTTCGTGGTGTGTATTCGCGAAAATCTCCTTTCTTCAAGGTGATTTGTGAATATGAAAACTATGCTGGCCAAACTGAAAGCTATTCAACTGAGCGTTCTGCACATGATATGGGCGTATTCAAGCCAGGTGAAAAACGTTCGGTTCATAATCTTAATCGTGGGTTTTGGACGCGTGAAGAAGCTGAACAGTTCATTAAAGAACTTCAGGAAGACAAGTTCAGTGACCCAGATGACCAAGCGTATGCAGACAGACTGACTCCTATTGAGGATTTTCGTCGACAGAAAGAATTTGCGGATTCTTATCTTGATTCCTGTGATTACGACTACTACGACTTTGATGATGGCGAAGAATGAGAAACGTTTTACTTATCATCTACATTGTGGTACAATACCAGCATCCGATGTTTACATATAATTTGGTGCAAATGATTCTGGAGAGTTTGAAATGAACGGATGGGGTCCATCAGATGACGGATTTGCAACTCGTGAAGCTACAATAGCGGACGGGATTGAATGGGCCCGTCTTCAGAAACAGCTCCAAGAACAGCGGGAATCCGAAGAGTTTTGTGTTGATTGTGATGAGGAAATCCCAGTAGCTCGTCGTCTGTTGGTTAAAGGCTGTCAACGGTGTGTAGAATGTCAAGGAAAGTGGGATACAGTAATGACTTCTGCATATAATCGCCGTGGTTCAAAAGATTCACAATTGAGGTAATTATGGAAAGTATTCTTGATAGTACCAATTTAGATAATCCGTACAGCGATGTGCATGTAAAGGTTGTGAATTCGTATTTCACTAAAAAGTTGAGTCGTATCGTGCTAAAACAAGGCAATGATATAATTCATCTTGATACTAAACAAATTGATTCATTAATTCAATTCTTGATAGAGGCAAAAGATGGCGAGTAAATTAGTATGGGACGGAAAATCCCGTAAAGGCGATGCAGTAATTGAGGACGAAAGTCCATACATTAATGATTTGCATCTTACCCCGGTAGAGTTATACGGTTCTACACTCATTGAAATTGAGCGTAATAGCACTATTTAATGATTGATAAATCCGATGCAGAACAGCTTGTAAAATATCTCGTAACCATGATTCCAACTATGAAGGACTGATAATGAATATTAATAAAAACTCTTGGCATTTCAAAATGAACCTGTGGTTTAAATCTGACAACATGTGGAAAATGCCAAAAACTCTATGCGGATACTTCTGGACGACAGTTCTTCATGTTGTGTTTTCTTCGGCGATTATCACATTCATCGGTTCTGTTGCATGGATGTTCGGTTGGCCGATTGTGGCAGAGACAGGAATTCTCTCTTGGATAGGTATTAGTTTATCCGCGTTTTGGTTAAACGTTGTAGCAGTACCAGTTGGCGCAGCGGTTATAGCAGCATTTATGCTTTTGTTTGCAGCTATAGCTTTTGGATTTATTTTTGGTTTAGAAAAATTTAAACACTACCGTATTCAGAAAAAGTATACCAAGAAACTCGCTCGGGTAAAAGCTGGTCTTCCGGCAGAAGCCGAACCTTTGGTGTTCATCCAGTATTTAAAAGCTCGTAAACGGAAAGTTTGCCCAATGATTGATTATGTAGAAGGTGATAAATGAAACGTTTTATTCGCACAAAATTTGAAGAAAGCCTTATTGAAAAACCCTTAAAGGTTGGTGATAAAGTAGAAATTGGCTTTGATAATCAAAGCAATCGCTTTGAGCTTGAAGTTGAATTTATTTCTACCTTCAAATGCAGCTCAGCGCATACGGTATCGATTTTCTTTAAAAGTAAAGACAGCAAAATTGTAGTATATTACGATTATGGTAGCCGAGAAACAACTACTGTGGTATATCCTAAAGATGGTTACCGTGGAATGTATATCGATGATTACCTAAAAGAGTCTTCAGATGATGGATTTTATATCTGCAAACTTTTACCCGGTCGTTCTAAGTCGGTAATTAATCTCAGCAGCCTTAAATACACCATTTACGAGAAGTGTAAAGTTAATGTTCCTCTTGTAGTTGGTGATAAATTCTCTACAACTAATAACTGCTATGAAGTACTAGCAATTGCAGCAGATGGAAGCATGTTTTGCCAGAACGATAAAGGAAAAGCTCACGTGTTTAGTACAAATGACATCTCTCTCGTTAAATCAATGCTAGATATTACAGTAGGTGAACCTAGTGAAGAATGATCAAGTTTATATTGTGAACGGCCTTCGGGCCGTCTTTCGTGCTAAAACCGAACGTGGTATAATTTCTACATATCCTATTGCCGAATTTACTTTTGATGACGGCGAAAAGATTACGGTTAAATTTATTCCTTTGACTGGCAAGTACAGCGGCAAAGATAACATTGATTTAGACATATATTATGAGGGCGGGTCATGGAAATTGAACTCGTAACTACTAAGAAAAAACTTAGTATGAGCATTGTGAAACAGATGCCATTAGCTTCAGCCGAAAACATTAAATTCGCAATGATGGACCCGGAATCACGGGTCCTAGGATATATCAATGCATTTCGCTGGAACAGACTTGACATTCAGGTGGCAATCATTAGCACAGGAATTGATTGGGCATTAGTTCCTATGTATGAAACAGCATTACGTGAAGAAGCTCGTCGTGAGCCTCATCCTGATGGACAAGAGTATCATACTCATGAGGTAGTGTATTATTACACTAGTCAAAAAATTGGTAATGTTTATCGTACATCAAAAATGACTACAGATAAAACTCGAGCAGAAGAAGCCGCCAAGCGTTCTAATGCATTAGTTAAATTCGCTAAAGGGAATCATATTTACTTATGAAAACAATCGTAAAATCTTATTTTGGTTCACATCTGTATGGTACTTCAACTCCAGAATCGGATGTGGATTTTAAAGAAATCTTTGTGCCTCATCCGCGTGATATTCTAATGTGTCAGGCGATGAACCACACCAATCGTAATACTAACAACAGCGCAACCAAAAATACCAAAGACGATATTGACCATGAGCTGTTCAGCTTAAAGTATTTCTTCAAGCTCGCTGCTGATGGTGAAACTGTCGCGTTGGATATGCTGCATACTCCACCGGAATTGGTAGTTGCATCTGACCTTCCTGAAGTATGGAAATTCATTCAAGACAACCGAGCTCGTTTCTATACCACGGACATGAAGGCTTATCTTGGATATGTCCGTAAGCAAGCAGGTAAGTATGGCGTTAAGGGTTCTCGTTTAGCTGATTTGCATAAAGTCCTGGATGTTATCCGAGATATTCCTGAATGGAAATATGACGATCGCCCTCAACAAAAAGGTATCAACGAGCGTTGGAAAGTTAAGGACATCGCCGATCGTCTTCCTGTTGGTGAGTTCCTTGAGTGGACAACCTTTACAGACCATAAATCAGGTCAGCAGTATTTCTATAACGTGTTAGGTCGTAAATTCCAGACAACTATCACTGTTAAAGAAATGAAGTATTCACTTGAGAAGCTTGATGCTGAATATGGCGAACGTGCTCGTAAGGCAGAAGCTAACGAAGGCGTAGATTGGAAAGCACTGAGTCATGCCCTTCGTGGTGGTCTTCAGCTGCAGGAGATTTATTCCTCCGGTGACCTTAAATATCCTCTAGCGCAGGCTCCCTTGATTAAGAAAATCAAAGCGGGTGAGTTACCGTTCAAAGAAGTTCAGGATATTTTGGAAACGACCGTGGACGCAGTTGAACGCCTGGCTCATCAAGCCGAGAAGAACGGACTGCCTAAGAAAGTAGACATGAAGTTCTGGGACGATTTCGTCGAGAAGGTTTATCTTGAAAACCACAATTCTTACTACAAATGATACAATGAAGGTCTTCTTGAATTACGGAAGACCTCATAAAGGTAGACGGTGGTATTTGGAAGCAGTTTGCAGAGAGACTGGTCGTAGAGAAAATGCTAAATTCTCTGCTCGACCAACTCGAAAACAAATCCACCAATTTATGTCATGGGCCGGAGAAGAGCTCCGGTTCTCACTTTATTGGGCTGAAATATGATTTTACTGTGGAGCGTAGTAGTGCCAATCGTTGTTGCAATAATTTACTTTGTCGTGGGTTGGTCTGTCTGTAAGCATCTAATCAAAAATGGAACCATCGAGAAAGCAGGAGAGTATTGGTTTTATCTCATCTTTTGGTTCCCTGCGTTTATTGCCGGAGCAATTATCATGTTCTTCCGCTGGGCAGGTAAACTTCCAAAACGTATAGCAGAAAATGCTATCAATAAGCATGCATAACTGAGGAGCCTTCGGGCTCCTCTTTTTGTTTCAAAAGAATGCACAAAGTAGTATACAAGCTCACGAGCTGGTGATACTATAGACCCGTACCACCCAAACAGATAACGGAGAATAAAATGAAAACTTTAGAAATCGTTGTAAACAACATTGATAAAGCCTTTAAAGCTGCTGAAGCTCACGGCGTAGAATTTGAACCAATGATGGTAGGAGAAGCGTTCTCTAAACTTGCTATCATCCGTGGTGAAACTGACAACTTGATTGATTTTGTAGATGACTTCTATCTCGGTTCAAAGGTTCGTCCTTACTACATCAATGAAATTTTAGAAAAATAATTAAAAAGTAGTTTACTTTGGAGCTGTAGAATGATACTATAGCTCCATCAACAAAACAGAGTAACGGAGAATAAAAGAGATTTCAGGTACGTATGAGTTACTCGGTGAGTGGTTCCCGGATAGCTTAAGTGCTGAAGATTCTCGCCAGGGTGATGGTAAAGTCTTTGTTGAACTGAATGGCAAAAAGCGTGGTGTTTGGGTATTCAAAGATGATATTACAGTTGACGGTGTAGCTGCTAAAATTGAAGTTGTTGAATCCGTTGATGAAATGAAAGAGCGTATCAAGAAACGCTTTAACGTCATGGGATTAATGACTAACGGTTTAATTCATGGGAATATTCGTTCTCTGATTATCTCCGGAGCAGCAGGTATCGGTAAGACTTACTCTTTGGACAAAGCATTACAACATGCTCATGATACTAACGCTATTGATTATAAATCAGTGAACGGTAAAATCTCAGGAATTGGTTTGTACTGCCGTCTCTGGGAATCACGTGAAGCAAATTCGGTTCTGCTTATTGATGATGTGGATGTATTCTCTGATATGGATATTTTGAACCTTCTGAAAGCTGCATTAGATTCAGGGGAGAAACGGAAAGTTTGCTGGAGCACTGCATCTTCTTTCTTGGAAGATAAAGGAATTCCTAATGAGTTTGAGTTTGAAGGTACTGTGGTCTTTATCACTAACGTTGATATTGACCGTGAATTAGAGCGCGGTTCTAAACTTGCTCCGCATCTTCAAGCTCTGGTATCACGTTCGGTTTATCTTGACCTTGGTGTTCACACTAATGAAGAGATTATGGTCCGAGTTCAAGATGTAATAATGACTACTTCTATGTTACAGAACCGTGGGTTAAGAAATTCCGAAGTTATTGAAGTTTTGGAATTTATGAAAGATAACGTAAATCGTCTGCGTAATGTATCTCTCCGTACTGCTCTTTATATTGGTGATTTCGTCGCGACTGACCGTAAAAACTGGCGTGAAATTGCTGAAGTAACAATGCTGAAATAATTTAAATGGGAGGAGAAATCCTCCCTAACTGAGGAAAATATAATGGCTACTTTAATTTCTAATGATGTAAAACGTGTTTTGTTTAAAGGCGGAATGTATATCGCTGATACTCCTAAAGGTGATACCTCTTCCTGGACTATTAACGAGTGGATTAATTACATTGATGAAAATGGAGCGTGGGTGCAATGAGTTTAGCAGCTATTAAAGATATTGAATGTTGGTTAAACGATATTAAAGTATATCCACCTGGTCATATCTTTGCGGGTAAACCCAAGGGTAAAGCAGAGAAAGCCTGTGAAGCAATCTGTGAAAAGCTTTATAAGTTTAATTTTGGCGATAAGAAAAATGTATTAGCTGAAGTCCATTCTTCTTATCATGAACTACGTGTAATGGTAAACGTATTTCGTGCTCCTCCATTCATTGAGCTCAGGAAAGAATACGCTAATAAAGTATTTGATACTTTCCTTGCAAATGTACAGGATGCAGTAAAGCATTTAGACGAAATGCATAAACAGCACCAAGATTTAAATGCTTATTATAAGCCTTGGCGTAAATCATACCAAGAGCTTAAAATCGTATTGAACTTATTCGTTATGAGGTGCTAAAATGAAATGGGTAATGACAGAAAGTGAAGCCTATGCAGCATATGTTTCACCAGACGATCGCCGTAGTGAGTTGTTTGGTTATTATGGTTCATATTGCGTTGCCGAAGAAGCAGTTAAGGGGCAGTCTTGGTGGGGCTCAGATGGTACAGTTAATCGTAAGCCAACGGAACTAATTACATTCACCGATGAAAATGGTGAATCATGGACATTCCCTAAAAAGGCTGCTATCACCGTCCAGGAAGAAACACCTGAAGCTAAGCGTAAACGGTTGGAAAAAATTAAAGAAGCCGCTTTGGCGAAATTAAATCCCGACGAACGCGAGGCTCTCGGATTATGAACAAAGAATTTAGTACTGCTCGTATGGTAGATGCTTTTGGATATCCGTGCACCGGATATCGTGAATTTATTCACCCGGAAGTTGAAAATCAATTTAAAGAAGTTGTAAGAAATATTTTGCTCAATGCATTTAAAACTCAAGGAACTAACCCGAGAGATTTAGGCATTTATCTTGAAGAAGCAATCAGAGAAGTCCAAAAGAGCGTATCGGCTAAACTTCACTGGGCTGAAGAAAATATTGCGTGGTCAAACAAGAAACGTTCTGATTTAAATTGGCCCGCTGATCGTGAACAAATCGTCAATTATGCTAAGGTGTAATAATGTTAAAACCTATGAAGTTAAATTTAAACGCTTTATTGATGGCAAATGCTATGACAATAAAGAACGTTCAACCCGAATTTCTGCGCCGAATGCGTACCAAGCGGTATTTCAACATGGGCAGACCAATGGCGTGGCATTCCCTGAGCAAGACGTTGAAGATATTATCTTAGATGTTATTGAGGTAAAATGTGTTTAGTACTATAGTGTCTATACATGCGTATTACGAAGGGCAGTTAAATGCTGCCCGAACCAAGTATAAACGAGGGATGGAGGAATCTGTGGAATGTCTCAAAGGTATTCAGACGTTTGCCCAGAAGACCCAGAACCTCATCTTGATGGACCGTAAACAGGTCTCATTGGCTGAAGAGCTAAAAGCCTCTAAGATGATTATAGAAGACAATAGGAAATACCAACTGAAATTGCTTAAGCGGCGACAGCACCAGTCGCCATGGTTTAACAGTGATTTCCGATCTTTTTAAGGGCCTCGGGCCCTTTTGTTGTTTACATCTTAGAAAAGCCATGATAAGATAGCTTCGTTAACTAATGAGGAGATTGAAATGAAAGCACCTACTTGGAACGAACTTCAAGAAATGTTCAATACTGAAGAAGCTTTTGGAACTATTTCTGAATGGTTGAGAATTTAGTAGATTCTCCTTCAGAAGATAATCTTCTGTGTTTAGCACAGTTCATCATTGAAACTTACATCGAGAATCAGAAATGACAGTATACGTAGATGTCTTGATGAATCATGGCTGGAAAATGAGAGGTCATCAAGTAAAGAACTGTCATATGTTTAGCGACAATATTGATGAGTTGCACGCTATGGCAGAAGCCATCGGAATGAAACGTTCTTGGTTCCAGGATAAGCGAGTTCCACACTATGATTTGCGCGATGTTCGTCGCAAGCAAGCAGTTGCTCTAGGAGCAGTAGAAGTATCTCGTAGAGACGCAGTTCTGCTTTGGAGAAAATTTTTCACAAAGTAGTTTACTTTCGGCGAGGCTGTTGATAAGATGGTCTCGTCAACCAAACTGGAGAATAAAATGAAAACTTTAACCGAGATTATCTCTGCACTTGTTGAAGAAAATCGTGTAGCCCGCCAAGCACACCGAGCGAAAGTTGAAAAACGCGCCGAGGAGTTGAATGCTGGATGGGCGAAGACCCGCTTCGGTCGTGAATACTTTGATAAAGTGGTAGCTCCTACTTGGGGCAAAGACGATCGTCCTCATGCTCCCTTTGATGGTTATCTTTGGGAAAATGAATTAGGTGAAGTTGAAGCTTATCACGCAGGCAGTTACTTGCCGTATGTTACAGAATTGGATTCACTGGATAAGCCTGAGTATACCGGTGACCACGGCTGGTGGAAAATCCGCTTAACTCAAGAAGAGTACAAAGAACTTCGGGAGTATGGTTATCCTCTTGAAGTACGCATTCCATATAAAGAGTGGAAATTGCAAGATGGCACAGATGTTGTTATGGCAGAAGTTAGAGCTCATAAGAGCATCTTAGAGGCTATCCAGGAACATTCAAAAGAGGTCTTTGATAATATATTCAATGAGCTGAATAAGAATAAAGGGGATGCACCGGAAGGACGAGTGACTGTCTCTGGTACCGTAACGTCAGTAAAAGTTTATGAAGACTATTACGGCGTACAATGTAAGATGATGGTTGTGCTTGAGAATGGAGCTACGGTTTACGGCTCCCTTCCAAAAAGTATTCCGTTTGAATACAGAGGCAAAGTACAGTTTACTGCTACATTTGAATTAGCGAAAGATGATAAAACTCATGCTTTCTATAAGCGCCCAAGCAAAGTTATAATGCTTGAGGAATAATTGTTGTATAATGGGTTCAGGGAGATTTTGAGATACTCTTTGAGCCCAGTCCAAAATAGAGGAAAAGATAATGAATAAGAATGAATTAAAGATGTTTGTAGCCGGTGAATTTGATAAGTACAACAGAAAAGGACTGTCAAAGCGTGAGAAGCACGTAAAGGTTTTGGCAGCTTTACATGATTTAAATCCAGCTGCTTATAATGTAGCAATTGCTGGTAACGTAGCTCGTCGTGTGCTAAATAGCATGGCATCACATGAAGCCAATTATGCTGGTTTTGTTGTAGAAAACATTCGTCGTTCTCGCTGGTTAGGTGCAATGTCAGCAGAGAAACAGCTCAAAAGTTTGCTATCGGCAATGCTAAAATTTACGGTCAGCGTTATAGCTTTGCGGCAGGGGCGTTTAAAACTGAAGAAAGACATGACCGTAGCGCTGCTCAAATCTTCTGTTCTGAATTTAATGCAAACCTGCGCCGTATTCTTAATCGTTCAATTTGCTTGCTTAAAGGCGATGACCGCGTGAAATACCAGGCATCTTCTACTAGTTCTAGAAATCCTAAGGGTGTTTCATTTATTCGTGCCGAAGAGCTTGACAATGTAACTGTACGAATTCATATTAATAGCCATTTGTCCAGCGGAAAGTATCCGGCTCGGGCGCTTTTAGCGCAGGTTCGTACTGCATTAGAGCATATGGATGTAGTTAAAAAATCATGTTGCAAACAACAGGGTGAAAACTCATCTGTTCTTGAAGTACATTTGGACCCATTTAAGATTTTTCCTAAAACATTGAGCACCACCCCAGTTATTGATGAAGATGTAGCACATATGTATCTCAATGTTGTTAAGCCTCTTCCGTTAACACCAGTAAATCATATTGAAATCGCTAAGAATAGCATTACTGCCGAAATGGAATCGGTTAAGCGGTTTATTGATACAAAAGAAGCTGAATTAAGTAAGCATGAATTGATGATGGCAGATTTAGTCAAATCGCTTAACGAGTACAAAGAGCGGTATGAATCTCTCGACTATGCCCGGAGCTTACTGTGAAAAATCAATTAAAAGAAGACATGGTCGTTGATGATAACGACCATGAAATTGAGTTTGAGTATCCACCTGTACCTGAATTTAAAATTGACTGGGATGCCTGTCTTGAAATGGTAGACCGTCGAGAAGCTGCAGCTAAACAAGTTGTGCCTTGTGAAAAATGTGGTAGTATTCAAGTACAGCTTGTCGATTGGACAACCGATATTCTGAAAATGAAATGTCGGACTTGTAAGCATAAATTTGAGAGAAAATTAAAATGATTACTAAAACTATTACTGGTGCTAATACTAAGTTTTTTGTCGAGTATGCTAATAACCTCATAAAAGACAAAAACTTTGATAACATCATTACAGATATGATTCTTGACGCATACGAAAGTGGCATCGACCCTATGCAGCTTAAAGAATATCTTCGAGCGACAATGGATTTTACAGTTCTTAACATGATGCTTAGAACTGATACTGAATTCAATGAAATGATTGCTCGTCGTAATGAAGGCAAGTTCAATTTGACTGATGATGAAGTATTAGCGTGTGCTGCTCACGAAGCTTGGAAGAAGGTGATTAAATGAAAACCACTGGCGCGCTTTGGAAAGAATTTTATAACGATGAAGCCTTCTGGGAAGGCTATTATCATGATGACACTTTAATCCTCTTTGATGATGTTGAAGTAGAAGAATATGAAGACCCTTCACCTGATGCGGTAGTAAAAATTGAAAGCGGATATGTTTACAAAACCGATGATTTCTTCACTTCCCATGATTTGAGTCTTGAAACTTTCTTTAAACGTTGGAAAAAGAAACAGACCGCTCGCACTATGGTAGTCACTGTTGATAAAGATAACTTTGACGAAGTATTTGAAACTATCTCTAATATTCCTGGAGTGAAAAAGGTAAAATGATTGACATTAAATTAGATACTTATGCAGTACGCCAGTTATTCCCAGAAGGTACAGCAGCCCGTGCTCAACTGCAACAGTCAGTAATCAATAACATCGTTAAAGAAATGGTGTTAAAAGATTCCCAGAATAAACTAAAACAAGCAGTACAATCTGAAGTTAATATTGCTGCTGTGACTATTCCAGATGTCCGAGCAGAAGTTAAGAAGCAAGTTCAGCAGATGTTCCATACTCGCGGTTGGAATGATATGTCTGCTAAAGAAGAAATGTCACAGATGATGCGTAACGCTGCCCAATCATGCGCTAAAAATGCTATTGATGATATGGTTCGTCAAACTATTGATGACGCTGTTAAGCAAGCTGAAGGTCGTATTAAGATGTCTATTGAAAGAGCTAATCTCCGAATTCAAGAAATCATTGTTAACGCAATGAATAAGAATTTCGCTGATCAAATTAACGCTGCCATTGCTGCTAAATTGGCAGAACACTTCCCGGTAACTGCTAATGGATAAAATTGATTTTAGCAAATTAAATATACCACGCATGGGAATTCCTGATGATATTGCCAACAATTAGCTAGCGTTCAACCAATGCCAGATAATTGCATCAAAGATATTCTCGATGCGTTAGATGGTAAAACATTAGTTATAACTACTAAGGCTGAAAATGGCTCGTAAACGATATATGGAAGAAGCCGAACGAGTAATGCTACTCATGTATTCGGTTTATTATAATGAGACTGGTCAAATTGCTAACAGCTCCAATCTCAAAGGAGCTATGACCCGTGGAAGAAATTTTGCCCAAGCTGCAATTGATGGCGAAGTCACGAAGCGCCTTGGAATGATTAACGTTTATAAAGCGTATAAACACCCGAGTTGGAACCAAGTTCAAGCTCAAGTATTTAAGGAAATAGAAGAAGATGTTCACGGTTTTTGGTTACGACAGCAGCATTCATAAGTGTGTATTTTGCGATAATGCAAAGCGTTTGCTTGATGTTAAGAAACAAGAATATGCATTCATCAATGTAATGCCAGAAAAAGGTGTATTTGATGAAGTGGTTATCAGTGATTTGCTTCGCCGTTTAGGACGTGAATCGCAAGTTGGATTAACTATGCCTCAGATTTTTGCTCCTGACGGTACACATATCGGCGGTTTTGATGAACTCCGTAAATTCAAATTCAATGCATGATTATCGTGGAACCCTCCTTCGGGAGGGTGATATTGTAGCTCTTTATTATGGCTACGGTGGATTGGAAACTGGTGAAATTAAGCAGATTAAGAATCACCGAGCGAAGGTAGAGGTAACTTACTCTAATGGAGTTAAGGTTATGTCTAAATGGAAATACGGCGAGTGTATGGTGAAATTATGAAATACCCAATTGAGTTTGTTTTTCTTGAAGGCGACCAAGTAGATTTAGAACGTAATCTTCGTGAAGCAATGATTGAAAGAGCTATATCTGATCCGCAGTATGCTTTCATGCACCAATGGGGTGAATTCTTTGTAAAGCAAGGAAATACCATTCATGGTGTTCAGTGGAGTTATATTGGTCTTGAAATTGATTACAATGATGCTGGTAATCCGTTAGGGTCTTGGCGTTGGGAAGATGAAGACCTTGGTCCAGACTTTGAAGTTGACTGTTCTTGGCATGAGGAAGAACTATGAGTTATGATATCGGTGATTTAAAAGCTCCACGCATGGTAACTATTTCAGCAGAAGAGCTTGAACGATTGCAAGCAATTGAAGAATTGCTGTGGGAAATTGAATGTTCGCTTCCATCCGGTTTAGAAAGCTGGATTGATGATGAAGACTTACAGAAGCTGCGAGGTTAAAATGACTAACTCTGAATTAGTAAAAGAAATCAAGCATATCGCTGGCGTCACTGGTGGCTGGGACGACAACTACGATTTTGAATATCCGCCAAATGCTCCAGATGACGATGTAGAAGAAATCTTTGTTTTAGTAGAAGATGGAGACTGGACACAAGAGCATAAGTATCAAGACCGCACTCAAATTTGGTATTATCCAGCACGCGGCGTTCATTTCATGGTATCAGAATCTCGTTCAGGCTCATATCATACTGATTGGTATTATAGTCCTCCTGAAGTAGATATCGTTACTCGTCATGAAAAAGTGGTTACTCGCACTGAAGTTGAATGGCGTATTGAACATGATTCTGCTAATGATTCTGAACCAACACCATGCAAAGTAGCAAAGGTCTAAAACCCTGGTATGCGGCTCGTTGGGAAACTGTCGAGCCAGAGGAAGATGCTATTCCTGAAGAGGATTATAATACCTCTGAACCTACCATAAATGAATTGCTTGATTATGAGGACAAAGTGAATGGGGCTTATTGGTAAGCAGTTTGAAGTTATTGAGAATGATGATGAACTGAGCGAACAATTTCCTATGTTCATTCCGGGATTTAAGTTTCAAGTTATTTCTGCAGATAATGAAGACGACCTTGAACTGGTAGGAATCACTGCAGTTATTGATTTACTGACAAATAAAATCATTACTATTAACGACCAAACTCCACACGGCGAATCCTGGTTCTGGTGCTTCTACAGTGAAGATACGATGCACCAAATTAAAGAAATTGGTCAAGGTGAAGATGTTCCTCTGATTTCTGAAATTAAACTTAATCATTTCCAAGGTGCAATCGTTCCAATTACCAGAGCTCTTTACGCCTTTGCTGGGCAGGAAAATTGTGATTCAGAAGAGTATGATTTAATGCAAAAAGCTGCGGATTACATTGTCGCGCTTGAACAACGTCTTGGAGTTCGCCATGTCTAATACTTGCATTTCTAAATCAATTAAGGTTAAACTCCTAGACCTGTCTGAGCTGCATCGCCAGATTAAAGCGTCTTTAAAGACCATGGAATTAAAGTTGGAGATATCATTGAATTTTCAGATGGCTATTATGAAGATGATATCGATGCCATGGCATGGAAAAGCGTCAAACTTGTAGATGCGAATAGCAACGAAGTCTATAGTTATCATACAGATAATATCACTGGATTTTTGCGTTCTGCACCTCATACTGTATTAAAGAATCATCTAAAAATATGTATGGTAGTTACTCGTTAATTTAACTATAAATACTCTTATCTAATCGCTGAGGTAAGAGTATGTTATTAACCGGTAAGTTATATAAAGAAGAAAAAGAAAAACTATATCAGGCACAGAACGGATTATGTCCTTGCTGCAAACGTCCTTTAGATGAGGACATTCAAAAGAACCACCTCGACCATGACCATGCGTTAGAAGGTGACAATGCAGGAAAGGTCAGAGGCTTGCTCTGTAACCTGTGCAATGCGGCAGAAGGCCAAATGAAGCATAAGTTCAACCGTTCTGGTTTAAAAGGTCAAGATATTGACTACCTCGAATGGTTAGAGAATTTGCTGGTCTATCTCCGCCAGAATCGTAAAGACAGTAATATTCACCCGCAATATGTTGCCGATATGGCTAAACGCTTTTCACGTCTTGGTAAACCTGAGATGATTGCTGAAATGGAATTGCATGGGTTTACATACGAGGAAAGTGATGGAAAATCACAACTTGCTTCAAAATACAAGAAGCAGCTTCGTAAGAGTTTAAAATGAATATCGAATTAGAAATCCAGGGACTTATTAATAAAACCAACAAGGACCTCTTAAACGAGAACGCTAACAAAGATTCTCGTGTTTTTCCTACCCAACGTGACCTGATGGCTGGTATCGTATCTAAACATATCGCCAATCAGGTCATTCCTTTCTCTGTAATGGAAGCGCACAAAGAAGGTGTTATCCATTTTCATGATATGGACTACAGTCCAGCTTTGCCTTTCACCAACTGCTGTTTGGTAGATTTGAAAGGTATGTTGCAGAATGGCTTTAAACTCGGTAACGCTCAAATTGAAACTCCCAAGAGTATTGGAGTAGCTACTGCTATTATGGCGCAAATAACCGCGCAAGTAGCATCTCACCAATATGGTGGAACTACCTTTGCCAATGTCGATTTAGTTCTGGCTCCTTATGTAGAGAAGACATTCGCTAAACATGTACGTGATGCTCGCAAATATCAGGTAGCATTAGTAAAAGATTATGCTATTTCAAAACAAAAAAAAGACGTATTTGATGCTTTCCAGGCGTATGAATATGAAGTGAATACTCTGTTTAGTTCAAATGGACAAACTCCATTTGTGACTATCACATTTGGTATGGGAACGTCATGGGAAGAAAAATTAATTCAACGAGCTATTCTTGATAATCGTATTCGTGGATTAGGACGCGACGGAATTACTCCAATCTTTCCAAAGCTTGTGATGTTTGTAGAAGAAGGCATTAATCTACGTAAAGAAGACCCTAACTATGATATTAAGCAGCTTGCATTAGAATGCGCAGCTAAACGCATGTATCCTGATATCATCAGTGCTCGAAATAATAGAGCAATTACCGGTTCAGAAACTCCTGTATCTCCGATGGGGTGTAGAAGTTTCCTTGGTGCTTGGAGAGACTCTTCTGGCAAACCCGTTCTTGATGGCCGTAATAATCTAGGGGTAGTAACACTGAACCTCCCTAGGATAGCTCTGGATGCAAATTATAAAAGTTCAGATGACAGTAATAAACTGTTCAAACTACTGGATGAACGTCTTGATATTTGTAAAGAAGCTCTTTTAACTAGAATTAAATCCCTTGAAGGTGTTACTGCATCAGTTGCTCCTATTCTTTACCAGGAAGGTGCTTTTGGTGTGCGTATGAAACCTGATGATGAAATTCTTGAGCTATTCAAAAATGGACGTAGTTCAATTTCATTAGGATATATTGGCATTCACGAATTTGATATGCTTACTTTTAAAGGAAGCGGTAAACTCGTCCTAAAGTACATCAACACTAAGCTAAACGAGTGGACGGAAGAAACCGGCTATGCCTTTAGTCTGTACTCAACTCCGGCTGAAAGTCTGTGCTATCGTTTCTGTAAGATTGACCAAGCCAAATTTGGAGATGTAAAGGGTGTAACTGATAAAGGTTGGTACACTAATAGTTTCCATGTGTCAGTAGAAGAAAACCTGTCGCCTTTTGAAAAGATTGACCGCGAAGCACCATATCATTCTATTGCTAAAGGTGGTCATATTTCTTATGTTGAACTTCCTGACATGAAGCGCAACCTTGAAGGTCTTGAAGCGGTATGGGACTATGCTATCGAGAAGTTGGATTATTTTGGTGTTAATATGCCAGTAGATAAATGCCTTTCTTGTGGTTCTACCCATGAGATGACACCTACTGAAAACGGATTCACTTGTTCAATTTGTGGTGAAACTGATCCAAAGAAAATGAATACAATCCGTAGGACTTGTGGCTATCTTGGTAATCCTTCTGAGCGTGGGTTCAATCTTGGTAAGAACAAAGAAATTATGCATAGGGTAAAACATGTTAGAGAAACCAATGAAGCAAGTTGATTGGAACCAACTTAGCGAATGGGGATTGATTTGGAAAATCAACAAAGAGGTTTTGCATCCGCTTGGAATTGCTATAACCCGTGACCCTGAAAGTGGATTATCGGCTGGGGCTATTCAAACTGATGAGCCCTGGAAATATGATGCAGAAGTAGAAGCACGTAATGAGGTAAGGTTCAATGAATTTCGACAGAATCTACCCTTCTGACTTTGTGAATGGCCCTGGATGCAGGGTCGTTCTTTTTGTCACGGGGTGTTTGCATAAATGCGAAGGGTGTTATAATAAATCTACTTGGAATGCTCGTAACGGACAGCTATTCACTATGAATACCGTTAAAGAAATTGCATCTCACTTAAGCAAATCGTATATCCAAGGCCTTACCTTAACCGGTGGTGACCCACTTTATCCACAGAACCGAGAAGAGATTTCAAATTAGTTTCTTGGGTTAAAGCAAGATTTCCGGAGAAAGATATCTGGATGTGGACAGGATATAAGTTTGAAGATATCAAAGATTTAGATTTGCTACAACACATCGATGTTATAATTGATGGGAAATATGAGAAATCACTGCCAACTACTAAAAACTGGCGTGGTTCTGACAACCAAAGACTCTGGGTAAGAAATGGTTCTACCTGGACACACGATTGAGGAAATAGATATGCTGACTTACAAAATTATGTTTACCCTGAACCACATGGCTACTGAACTGTTTGGACCGGAATTTCTGGCTATGACAGCGTTCATCTTTACTATTTAAGGAAAATTATGAAATTTATTAATGCTATTCGTAAATTTATTTCTAACGTTATCGCTTTGGTTGCATTAACGGCAGGTGCTTTCGTAGCAATTCCGTTTATTGTTCTTATTATCATCGCAGATTGGATTAATCCTACCAAGAAAGATGAAAAGTTATCTAATGAAGAATTTCAGAAACGAGTTAACACTCTGACTGCTAAACTCCAACAGGTCATGAAATGATAGAATTATTTTGTTGCGATAAGTGGTACAAGTTTAAAGAAGATTCTGTTGATAAATGGTTAAATAACGCATCGTCAAAGGATGTTGAATTCTACAACATGCTTAAATTTAAGCCATTTTTGGTAACAGCTCTGACACAGGACGGGTCTGTTGAACGAGTTAAGACCTTCAATGGTGTTAGCATAGATGCTGATGATTTTGATCAGTGGTGTATACTCAATGATGCTGACCGTTGCTATCTCGAAGAAGCCACTGTTGACAAAATTTATCCTATGACTACAGCGGATAAACTTGAATTAATTGAAAGATTGATTTCTGAGATTAAGGCTGAACTATGATAGAAATCTATGGCATCCCTGAAGAAGTTTGGAGATGCCCTGGATGTAAAGCAGTTCGTGACTTGCTAGATAAGCTGCAACTTCCGTATGAGTTCTATAACGTAATCAACGAGGTTGACGGTCAGCCGGTTTATGACCGTCCGTTGATTGAGTCACTTGCTAAACGCATCGGGTGCTATCCATCGCTTGCTATTCGGTATCCTGTCATTTTTATGGATAACGTTAAGCAGTATGACATTCCAACATTCAAAACCAATCTTATTGCTGCTGGGCATGACCCAGATATCATAGAAGATTAACCGGTTCCTTTCTAAGGTCATCTTGACCACCTTCTGTATATTTCTATACCCTTCATTTAGAGGTTCCTATGGGACCTCTCTTTTATTTTTAAATTCATTTAACAAAGTTGTTTACAAGCTAGTTGATGAGTGATACTATAGCTCTATCAACGGATAACAGCATACCGTTTAACTCGAGAGGAAAATATGAACTGGTTAAATTGGCAAGAAGCTCTAGAAGCTATGAGTAAAGGCTGTAAAGTAAAGCATGTGCATTTTACTGATGATGAATACTTCTTGATGAAGAACAAGGTCATCTGTGACGAAAATGGATATGATATGACTCGCTGGTACAAGGGTGAGTCTTGGCAAAACGAACATTGGTACATCGCATGAAAACTTTTGCTGTAGGTGATATCGTCCGTACCAGAATTTGGGATGGGCTTCAATTTGAAGTAGTTGTCTACGTCGGTTCAGATGGGGTTCTGCTTCACCGAATTAACAATCTGATTAAGTGGCACCTAGAACGCTTCGTGAAATACCATGAATTCAATAGCTACAACTGCACTGTAGCTCCGGTTGCTAGTAAAGAATACTACGATATGCTCGAAGAGCTAAAATCTCTCAAAGATTGATTTGCTACAGGAGATTTGATTTAAAATCTCCTCTGTCAAAACAATCGTTACTGAGGAAATTAATATGTCCCAAGCAATCAAAAACGTACTGAACTCTTTTGCTTATGATAAAGTATCTGCAATGCTGGAAGAAGGACGTTGTGTAACTCCGTCTTTGCTTGATCAGTGGGAAGTTGAGCTTCACGGTACGATGAAAGAAGAAGGCCAAAAAATTGGTAAAGCCCGCATCCGTGAATTAGTGGTTGCTTATCTTCTGTCTGAATTTGGTATTAAAGCCTTTGGTGTAGAACCAATCACGCCGGGTATCGGTGAAATTTCTGAAAGCACTATTCGTAAGATGAAGAATCAACGTAAGAAAGGCTTCCGCGATGTTAAAGCGGTTAAGGCGGCGAAATGATTTCATATATCGTATGCGCATCTATTCCTACCGGTGTATGGCATAGAAGGATTAAGTATATCCGGGCTCATTCTGAGCCTGATATTAGTCAGGCTAAACGTATACTCGCAAATCAATGGGATGAAGATACTAGCGTAATTATCAGAGTATTTCCAATTGATTCATCCACTCTAGACAGCCAACTTCCGTCTCCGTCAGAGATGTGGCAAGAAGGGTTAAACGAGCAGGAACTGCGAGAGTATCTTGATGCGTAAGGTTATTCTATACACAGAAATTTTTACTAACCGTTGGGTATTTGATAGTATTTTGCTTGCTGATACCAAGTTTGCTGATGACATTGGCAGAGCTAGAAAACTGGCGTATGAATTAGCAGAAAAATCCCCAACATTTGTACGTATTTCATACATTGTAACAACTTCCGATTACGTGTATAAAGTATCAAAAGAAGCATTATACAGATTTTGTAATGTTATGATTTCTTCTGGAAAAGCATTAAACTATAATCAATTGGTGGAAATTTTAAATGACTGAAGAACAGATTGCAGAAGTTGGTTTTCTTGGATGGTTCATATCTAAAACGCCTGACGGCAGAAATACGATTGAAACTCCTAACGGTGAATTCATCATTGAAGAAGATTTTGACGCGTTTTGGATTTATGAACGCTCTGGAGAGAATGAATACACATCCGTGGATGCTTTCTCTAAATTTGAAGATGCTATTGATGCGGTGAAAGCATGGCTAAAATAAACCAAATTATGATTGTAGTAGAAGGCATTGGCGGATTTACGATAGATTCTTATATGGGTGTTTGGTTTGACAATGAAGAGGGCATGTATTGGGAAACGCATGCCTCTATGTTAAATGAAACTCATTATGAAAGTTTATACTCTTCATTCATGGAAATGATGCATGAAGTAGATGAATCTGATTGGTTTGAACTTAGTTTGGTTGAGTTCAAACGTATCATGGAACAGCTGTTCCAATGCTATCGTATTATGAAGGGTGAACTGTGAAAATTCAATTGACTCTTACCCATGAAAATATTAAAGGTGTGTTCTGTCTTGAAAATAGCCAAATAACTTTTGCACAAGATGGAACGTACTGGTATGCTGAAACCGACAGTATCGCTGACTATGGAATGGAACCTGTATTTGAAGGTTTTGAATGCGTGATTGAAGTTCCATCAGATTTCACATATAACGATTTTTATCGTATTATGATGAAATTAATTGCATGCGCTGAATTGATTAAGTAATGCTTTAATCCTCTCGCTTCCCAAATTTGTTATAATAGATATTATTAATTGAAGCGAAGAGGCAATATGAGTAATTATGTAAATAACAAGGAGTTGTATAAATCAATCTGTTCATGGAAAGAGAAGTGTCGGGAGTCTGAAGCTGCTGGCGGCCCTCGAGTAGTAAAACAGAACGATACGATCGGCCTTGCTATTATGCTGATCGCTGAAGGTCTGAGTAAGCGTTTCAACTTTTCAGGATACACCCAATCCTGGAAGCAAGAAATGATTTCAGACGGGATTGAAGCCGCAATTAAAGGCTTAATCAACTTCGATGAAACTAAGTATGATAACCCGCATGCGTATATAACCCAAGCTTGTTTCAATGCATTCGTTCAGCGTATCAAAAAGAACGCAAAGAAATGGCAAAGAAATACAGCTATTTTGTCCACAACGTGTATGATTCACGGGACGATGATATGGTTGCGTTAGCAGATGAAACCTTTATTCAGGACATCTACGATAAAATGACGCAGTATGAATCCACCGCTTATAAGGCGCCAGGGTCTGCTAAAAAGAGCGAACCTACAAGCGATGGACCTAATCTGGAATTTTTATATGAGGCTGAAGATTAACCTCGACGGGTTTTTAGAAGATGTGCAAGACCTAGACGCTATCCCTTATTTGCTAAAGATGTATTTAAGGGAGGTGCTTGATCTTGATATTCACATTGACCCGAAAAATCCACATGACGCTGATTTCAGGTCAGATTCTGCTATAATTGAACATAGTTATAATTGGACTGATACTGAATTCACATTTGAAATAAATTACCATCCAAAGGAATAACATGAACAATATTACCCAGGAAGAGCGCGACGAGCTGCAACAGAAACTAATGGAAGCGGCAGAAGAACAAGCTATTGCTCGAGCCAACAAAGTTGTTCGTAAAAACCGTCGTGAACTTGAGCGATTACGAGCTCATGCTGGAGACGCGGTATTAGACAACAATTTCCCTGCTTACAAGTATGCTATTGAAAAACTGCGTACTATTTTAAAACAACCTTTTAATGATGAGATTATTCTGACTTGCTGGAATACCTCTCGTAAAACTGTTTGGGACATTCTAAATGCTGGTACAAGTAAAATTTAAACGTATACGTAAAGACGCGGGATTTACTTTGAACACTGCTACCGGAACAATGGCAGTAAAAGTAGCAGATAATCAATATCGTGTGTTAGGTTCTACCGAAGGATGTAAGCTAATAGATAAGAACTCTCTTGTCTGGGTTGACACCTTCCAAGTTAAACGGTGGTATGAATGGTAAATGAAGAGAACTGGGGATTCATTGATTTAGATGAACACCCTGATTTTATTACTAGTGAAGAGAATTGGGATGTATGACGAATTTGATGGGTTCTAATCCTGGACATGATTGGCCGGAAGGAAATTACACGTGCCGGTGCAGTAATTGTTCAGAACGTTATACAGGACCAAAGCGTAGTTACTTCTGTTATAAATGTGATACCGCTAGGAGAGAAGCACCTGCTCCCGATTATGAAGCAATTCATAATGCCAAGGTAGATATGCTTAGACGCTTTGAAGAAGCTAAGCGTATATGTGAAGCGGCGGGTTATGTTGTATACAAGAAAATTTAAAGGGCTTCGGCCCTTTTGCTTTATTACGGGAATGGTAAAATATCCAAAATTAACAACAAAGGTCAATATATGAAGATTAATATTTTAATGGCTCGCGGACTTGAGGGATGCGGCGTAACCAAGTTCAGTCTCGAGCACCGTGAGTGGTTAGTAAAACATGGCCATGAAGTAAATATCATTTACGCTAAAGATAAAGCGTTTACTCGTAATAGAGCACATAGCTATAAAGATGTAACTATTCCTGTGTCTCTTGCAGATGACTACGATAAGACTTTATCTCTGCTTAACGCATGTGACATTCTTATCATCAACTCAGTACCTGCTGTCAACGCTCCAGAAGCAGCGATTGATAACTATAAGAAGCTCATAGAGAACATTAAACCTGAAGTTCGGGTAGTCGTATATCAACATGACCATAGAGCATTGTCACTTCGTAGAAATGCTGGTCTTGAAGAAACCGTTAAGCGTGCTGATGTACTGTTTAGTCATAGCTCAAACGGCGATTTTAATACCGTGCTAATGGAAGAATATTTTCCAAGCGGCGGGTTGAGTTTCTTTGATGATTCTGACTCAGCTCCTCCGGTTTATAACTTTCAACCTGCTATGAACATCAAAGCAATTCGTGATAAGTATTGGAAAGACTTCTCTGCCATTGATTTTGATATCCATCGTTGGATTGGTCGTACTACTACGTGGAAAGGCTATTTCTTGATGTTTGACTTTCATGAAAGCCATCTGCGTCCCGCAGGTAAAACGACTATCTTGGAAGGTTTAGAACGCAGTCCTGCGTTTATTAACATCAAAGAACGCTATGAAATCGATTATTGCCGTCATTATCATCAGGTTAAAACTGGACCAGGTCTGAATCCTCAAGTTCTTGACCGATATGTTAACTCTGAGATGCTTGAGCGTATGTCTCAGTCTGGATTTGGCTATCAGCTGTCACGTCTTCCGGATAAATTCCTTGAGCGTTCGCTGGAATACACGCATTTAGAACTAGGCGCTTGTGGAACTATTCCTGTGTTCCATAAAGCTACTGGTGATGCTTTGAAATTCCGGGTTGATGGAAAGCCATTGACTTCTCATGATTCTGGCATTCTGTGGTTGAATGATGAAAATAAAAATGAAGTCTTTGAACGAATGAAACATCTGTCATCTGACCAGAAGCTCTATGATAAAGAGCGAAATAAAGCATTTGAATTCCTGGTAGAACACCAAGATTCTGAGCATTGCTTTAAAGAACAATTTGAGTTAATGACAAAATAAGGAAATAACATTGGAACACCCAAATTCTCATGTAACAACGGTACACGAAATAAATCAAGAAATAGAACGATATTTAAATGACCATAATATGGGAATATCTGAAGCTATTGTTGCTGGAGCTAGAGAAGCATACGGCGACATATATTTCAGAAATCCATATAAATTTTATAGTATATATGAAATAACTCATTTATATTTTACAAATCAACTTGGAATGACGAAGTCAGTAAACCGTAGATTATGTTCGTAACTTACTTGACCATATACGAGGGAGATAAACTCCCTCAGTTTTATATAGGTTCTACTTCAAAGAAAAAATTTCTTAATGGATATCACGGGACTGTAGTATCTAAGAAGTATAAAGAAATCTATAATAAAGAACTTAAAGATAATCCTCATTTGTTTGATACTTGCATCATAGAAGAATTTCCTACACGAAAAGAGGCTACTGCATGTGAGTTGCGGTATCAAAAACTTCACGATGTGGTTAAATCTGAAAACTTTTTCAATATGGCTTTTGCTGCTCCAAACGGCTCGCATGGAAGAGATACATCAGGAGAAAACCACCCTTTGCATGGAAGTCATAACGGTAAAGGAAACATTCATTCTCATAATCCATTACTGGTGAATCTGCATTTTTACCATATATTCCACCTGGGTATGTTAAAGGACGTAAATTTAAAGCATCCGGACATAATAAAGGGAAAAGATGGTATAATAACGGTATAGATTATATGATGTGCCATCCTGATAATGTACCTCCCGGCTGGGTATTAGGAAAATTAAAAGGTGCAGCATCAAAAGCAGCTACTAAAATGTGGAAACGAATACATGAAAATAATTCATAGCGGAGATTGGCATTTAGGAGTTAAAGCTGATGACCCGTGGGTTCAAGAAGTGCAAAGACATGGAATAAAGCAGCACATTGAATATGCTAAAAGCATGGAATAACTACCATTATTCAATATGGCGATATTTTTGATGTTCGCAAAGCTATCACTCATAAGACAATGGAATTCGCCAGAGAAATAGCTGAATCTCTCGAAAAGGAAGGAATTAATTTAATCACGGTTGTAGGGAATCATGATGCTCACTACAAGAATACGTTGACGCCTAATGCATCAACCGAAGTTCTTGGTAAGTATAAGCATATTACTGTCATTGAAAAGCCCGTGACTATGGATTTTGATGGGACTTTGATTGACTTGTGTCCATGGATGTGTGAAGAGAACACATCAGAAATCATGAAGCATATCAAAGAATCGTCTGCTGAATACTGTATTGGTCATTGGGAGCTTAATGGCTTTTATTTTTATAAAGGAATGAAATCTCATGGGCTGGAACCAGATTTCCTCAAAAAGTACAAACAAGTATGGTCTGGGCACTTCCACACCATATCAAGCGCAGCAAACGTTAAGTACATCGGAACGCCTTGGACGCTTACAGCGGGTGACGAGAACGACCCACGCGGCTTCTGGGTTCAAGACACTGAATTATCAACCTTTGATTTCGTCCCTAATGAAATCACTTGGCACAGAAAACTGATTTATCCTGTTACTGGAAAAATTGACTTTGAAGAGTTCAGAAATCTTGCAGTGCGAATTATTATCACTGCGGTCGATGAAGACCTTCCTAAGTTTGAATCAGAACTTGAAAAGGTAGTACATGAATTAAGAACTGTTTCTAAAGTTGACAACTCGGTTGAGTCTGAAGATGGCGAAGAAGTAGAAGTTAAAAGCTTATTGGATTTAATGGAAGAATATATCCAAGCACTTGAAGACCTATCCGCAGATGATATCAAAGCCTTAAAGGTTATGTCTAAACAGTTATACATTGAGGCACAAAATCAGTGAAGACTTTTAAACTAAATCGTGTCAAGTATAAGAATATAATGTCAGTTGGCCAAGCGGCCATTGACATTCAACTTGATAAATGCCAAAAGACCTTAATCACAGGTAAGAATGGTGGTGGCAAAAGTACTATGCTCGAAGCTATTACTTTTGCCTTATTTGGTAAACCGTTCCGTGATATTAAGAAAGGTCAATTAATTAACTCCTTCAATAAGAAGGACTCTGTAGTAGAACTGTGGATGGAGTATGACGGTCATAGTTTCTACATTAAACGTGGACAAAAACCGAATGTCTTTGAGATTTTACGAGATGGCAATAAGCTTGATGAAGCCGCAAGTTCAAAGGATTTTCAATCCTACTTTGAAAGTCTCATCGGCATGTCATATACATCATTTAAACAAATTGTCGTATTAGGAACGGCAGGATATACTCCGTTCATGGGGTTATCAACTGCTAACAGACGAAAACTCGTTGAAGATTTGCTTGAAGTGTCTCTTTTGGCTGATATGGACAAACTGAACAAGACACAGATAAGAGAAATCAACCAGCAAATTCAAGTTAATGATGTTCAGCGTGAAGCATTGACTAATGAAATTAAAACTCATCATGAGTATGCAGAAAAGCAGAAGAAACTTTCTGGTGATAACGTTGCTCGTTTAAAAACGATGTATGATGAACAAGTCAATGAAGCCCGTGGGTATAAAGCAGAATTAGAAACTCTTCAGAGAGAACTGCTTGAGTTAGTAATTGGAGACGACCCAGCAGAGTCAATCCAAGAAGTTCAAGGTAAAACATTTAAAATTCGGTCTAAAATTGAATCATATTCCAAGGTTCTTGGGTTGTATGATAAAGGTGGTCATTGCCCAACGTGCTTACAGGATTTGCATTCTAATGACACTCTAATCACTAAGATTAATCATCATGTTGAAGAATGTAATACCATTCTTGGCGAGTTAAAGACGCGCCAGAGTGAACTGGATGAACTCGCTCGCGAGTATAACACTGTCCGGTCACGTGCCAGAGATATCAAAACTCAAATGTCTAGTTTAAAGCAAATGACTATCACTGCTGTGGAAAAGGCACGTCGCATTAAAGCAGCTATTGATAAAGCATCCCAGGAGTTTATTGATAACTCAGACAAGATTAAACTGCTACAAGAAGAATTAGATAAAATTATCCTCGTCAAAACTAATTTGGTTATGGAAAAATATCGTCGTGGTATTTTAACTGAAATGCTGAAAGACTCCGGTATTAAAGGAGCTATCATCAAGAAGTACATCCCGATGTTCAATAAGCAAATTAACAGCTACCTAAAAATTATGGAAGCTGATTATTCGTTCACACTGAACGAAGAGTTCTCTGAAACGATTAAATCACGTGGACGAGAAGAGTTTAGTTATGCCTCGTTTAGTCAGGGTGAAAAAGCCAGAATTGATATAGCATTACTATTCACGTGGCGTGATATTGCTGAAAAGTTTCTGGTGTTAAAATAAACTGTCTGTTCCTTGATGAAGTTTATGATTCGGCTACCGACGCAGAAGGTGTTAAGGCAATAACTGCTATTCTTAATAAGATGGTAGATGCCAATGTGTTTATTATTTCTCACCGTGACCACGACCCGCAGGCATATGGCCAACACCTTCAAATGAAGAAGGTCGGACGATTCACGGTGATGGAATGAATGAGTTTACTACGGGCCAACATCTGTTGGCCTTTCCTGAATTAAAGCGTTATGTGTTAGTTAATTTATTTTCTGATGAACGTCATCTTGTAACTGAAGAAATGTTACGAGATGCTTTTACGGGAAATGAATATAATAGAGTCATGTCCAACAGGAATCCCGGTTGGATGGTTGAAGATTACTACGATTAAGGTAAATATAATGATTAATTTTGTTGATGTGAAAGATATCCAGGTTAAAAACGTACGTGCAGATTCCAACCCGAATAACCAAAATCGTATTCGTAAGTCTTGGGTTCTGGCTCTGACCGAAGAAACTAAACAGGCTATCAAAGATAAGATTAAAGATTCCGAAGCTCGCTTTGCTTTTTATAAATCTATCGATGATGAAGTCGCAGAAAAATGGATTGAACTGATGCGTAAGCATTACAATGAATCAATCAAGGCTGGTGCTAAAATTGTTACTGATCGTCACGGTGGCGAACGTCTAGAAAATGATTACTGTGTAGATGCTGATGAGCAACTCGTTGCGGCAGGTCAGATTGTTGCAGAAGAATTAACTGCTACATTCGCAGCTTGATATAATTATCCTGAACTTAATTAAAAGGTATTGAAATGAAATTCTCTAAAGAAACTCTGAACATTCTGAAAAACTTCTCCACCATCAACTCCGGTATCATGCTGAAACCTGGCAATTTTATCATGACTCGTGCTGTTAATGGTACGACTTATGCTGAAGCAACAATTTCTGATACCATCGATACTGATGTAGCAATTTATGACCTGAACAGTTTCCTGAGCATTCTGTCTCTGGTTGGTGATGATGCAGATATTATCATGCAGGAAGATGGTAATCTGGCAATTAAAGATGCTCGCTCAACTATCTTCTGGCCAGCAGCTGACCCGAGCACAATCGTGTTCCCGACTAAACCAATCCCATTCCCGGTAGCAAATGTAATTATCGATTTTAAAGGTGAAGACCTGCAACAGCTGATGCGAGTATCTCGTGGCATGCAGATTGACACAATTGCTATCACCAATGTTGATGGTAAAATTGTTCTGCGTGGTTATAATAAAGTAGAAGACGCTGCACTGACCCGTCCGAAGTATTCCCTGACACTCGGTGATTATGAAGGTGACGGTAACTTTAACTTTATCATCAACATGAGCAATATGAAGATGACTGTTGGTGATTACAAGCTGATGCTGTGGGCAAAAATGAATGGCTCCAAGAAACAGACTGCCGCAAAATTTGAAGGTGCATCAGCCTCTTATGTAGTAGCAATGGAAGCAGACAGTACCTTTGATTTTGAGTAATAATTTCGGGGCTTCGGCCCCATCTTTAATCTGAATGAGGAAATATAAATGAAATTGACAGTAAACGAAGCAGACTTCATGTGGGAACAGAAATATCGTCCAGGTACTATTTCTGAATGTGTACTTCCTGCTGAAGATAAAGAAATTTTTTCAGCTTTAGTAGCTAAAGGAAAAATTCCTCATTTAATTCTCCATAGCACTTCTCCTGGTACTGGTAAGACTACAGTAGCTAAAGCATTGTGTAATGACATTAATGCTGAAATGATGTTCGTGAATGGTTCTGACTGTAAGATTGATTTCGTTCGTGGACCGTTAACTGCATTTGCGAGTTCTGCCTCTATTGCAGGCAAGCAGAAAATTATCGTTATTGATGAATTTGACCGTGCAGGTCTTGCAGAATCTCAACGACATCTGCGTTCATTCATGGAAGCGTATAGCACAAACTGTACTATTATCATTACTGCAAACAATCTTGATGGTATCATTAAACCTCTTCAGTCTCGTTGCCGTGTAATTAATTTTGGTAAACCATCTCCATCTGATGTTAAGCCAATGCAAATCGAGATGCTCAAGCGTTGTCTCGCAATTTGTGAAAACGAAGGGGTGGTAGTTGAAGATAAGAAAGTTGTAGCTGCTTTGGTCAAAAAGAATTTTCCAGAATTCCGTAAGACCATTAACATGCTTGACCATTATTCTTCTAAGGGTGTGATTGATGCAGGTATCTTGTCTATCGTTCTGAATGACCGTGGTTCAATTGAAGATGTCATCGAAGCTATTAAAACTAAGAACATCAAAGAACTCCGTGCTCTTGCTCCGAAATATGCAGCAGACTATACTTGGTTTGTAGATAAACTTTCTTCTGAGCTGTATACAATGGTTACTGGCCCAAGCATTATCCGAATGTATGAAATCATCGGTGAAAATAACCAGTATCATGGCATAGCAGCTTCGATTGAATTACACTTGGTTTATATGCTTATTCAACTTGTTGTAGAGATGCAGTGGAAATGATGAGTTTATTTGAAGATGATGATCAGTATAACGAGCACCAAATAGCGTGGTTAGGTAAAGACTGGACGAAAGTCCAGGAATTATCTGATTCATATAAAGAAAAAGCAGAAAATCAATTCTTCACAATTATCGGGTCTATTAACGAAAAGCAAGAGCATTTGAATATCTCGACGATGGATTATTCAAAATTCATGGTTGAAAACGCTCTTTCTCAACACCCTGACTGTATGCCTTCGGTTTATGTTATGAACCTTGTTGGTCAAGGGTTATCTGACCAAGCACACTATAACTATATGATGGCCTCTGTTCCTAGAGGTCGTCGGTATGGTAAATGGGCTAAGTTAACAGAAAACATCCAGGATGCATTGATTCTTCAAGTTATAATGACATATTACAAGGTCAATGCGATTGACGCTAGGATGTATAGAGAGACCCTGGAAGCTAAAAACAAGCTTAAACCTGCTCTCAAGAAAATGAAAGGTCTTGTGACTGATGAATTGGTCAAGACAATCACGAAAAACGTGAAAGAACAGAAAAATCTTAAGAAAACAGCATTGGAATGGTAAAGATGATTGAAATTACACTGAAACAGCCTGAAGACTTCCTGAAAGTTAAAGAAACTCTGACCCGTATGGGAATTGCTAATAACAAAGATAAGGTACTATATCAAAGCTGCCACATTCTTCAGAAACAAGGTCGTTACTATATTGTTCATTTTAAAGAAATGTTGAAGCTTGATGGCCGCCCTGTTACTATTGATTTGGAAGATGAAATTCGTCGAGACTCAATCGCACAACTACTTGCTGACTGGGGTCTACTGAGTATTAATCGTGGTCAAACTCTTGCTCAGATGCAGAATAACTTCCGGGTCATTACGTTCAAGCAGAAACATGAATGGACCTTAAAATCTAAATATACGATTGGTGCATAATGACAGACCAAGAATTTTACGACAAACTTAAAAATATCAGGATTCCTGCTCCTGAATGGTTCAGTCTTCCTATTGATGAACAAATTCAGTATCAGGTAAAAGAAACTTTAGAAAAATATCCTGGCCGAAAAGTTATGATGTGCTTCACATATGATAAGAATCGAGTTCCTCGAATTCAGAAGCAAGTAATTGAAGTTTAAGAAAAGGCCTTCGGGCCTTTTACTTTATAAAACTCGGAGTATAATTATCCCACCTAAAGACTAATAACTCGGTCTATAAACAAAGGAAACCCATGAAAGAATTTTATATTAGCGTTGAATCTCTAGGCAATGACATTGTAGAACGTTATATCGATTCTACTGGTGAGGAACGCATGCGTCGTGTTCCGTATTCTCCTGTGATGTTTAGTCATTGCATGGAAGAAACAAAGTACAAAGATATCTACGGCAAGTATTGCAAGAAAAATACATTCCCAACTATGAAAGATGCCCGCGATTGGATGCGTCGTATGGAAGATATGGGAATGGAAGCAATGGGTATGGATGATTTCAAACTCGCGTATATCAGTGATACTTACGGTTCAGAAATCGTCTATAATAAAAAATTCATCCGAATTGCAAACTGTGACATTGAGGTTACTGCATCTCAATTCCCAGACCCAATGAAAGCAGAATATGAAATTGACGCTATCACTCATTATGATTCGGTTGATGACAAGTTCTACGTATTTGATTTACTGCATTCTCTTTATGGTTCTGTTTCCGAGTGGGACAAGAAACTTGCTGCTCGTTTAGATTCTGAAGGCGGTGATGAAGTTCCACAACATATTCTTGACCGCGTAGTATATATGCCGTTCAATTCAGAAAAAGAAATGATGCTTGAGTACATCAATCTTTGGGAACAGAAATGCCCAGCAATCTTTACTGGATGGAACATTGAAGGATTTGATATTCCGTACATCATGAATCGTGTGAAACAGATTCTTGGTGAGCGTGCGATGAAACGGTTCTCTCCTCTGAATAAAGTTTCATCTAAGATTATCACAAACATGTATGGTGATAAAGAAATTTATTCTATCATGGGTGTGACTATTCTTGATTACATGGATTTGTATAAGAAATTTAGTTTCACGAACCAACCGACGTATAAGTTGGATTTCATTGCTTATTATGAAACCAAGAAAGGTAAATTAGCATATGACGGTCCGATCAATAAATTGCGTGAAACTAACCACCAACGGTATATTTCGTATAACATCATCGACGTTGAATCAGTACAAGCGATTGATGCTGTTCGTGGATTTATTGACCTGGCTATCTCGATGTCTTATTATGCGAAGATGCCATATCAAGGTGTAATGAGTCCAATTAAAACATGGGACGCAATCATCTTTAACAGTCTGAAAGAACAAGACAAGGTTATTCCGCAAAGTCGTTCTCATGTTAAACAGTCATATCCTGGTGCGTATGTTAAGGAACCAGTTCCTGCTGCATATCGCTATATCATGTCGTTTGACTTGACATCTCTGTATCCGTCAATCATCCGACAAGTTAATATTTCACCAGAAACCATCGTTGGACAGTTTAAACTTCATCCGTTGGGTGAGTACATTAACAAGACTGCTCCTCGTCCGTCTGATGAATATTCATGTTCACCAAATGGTTGGATGTATCGTAAAGATGTAGATGGTGTCATTCCAGTTGAAATCGCGAAGGTATTTTATCAGCGTAAAGAGTGGAAAAATAAAATGATGGGTGCCAAACGAAATCAAGAACTGATTAAAAAGGTTCTGAATGATAAGAAGTTTGGAACTATCGATAAATTCGCAGAAGTTAATGTCTATGAAGATTTCTCTGATGATATGAAAGCAGAACTGCTGACATATACCGAAGAGTGTCTTGACAAACTGATGTTTGAATGTAAACACGCTGAAATCTTGGGTAACACTAACCAGTTAAACCGTAAGATTCTGATCAACTCACTTTATGGTGCATTGGGTAACATTTACTTCCGTTATTATGATTTGCGCAACGCATCAGCAATCACATTGTTTGGTCAAATGGCAATTCAATGGATTGAACGTAAAGTTAATGAATACCTCAACAAGGTATGTGGCACCGAAGGACATTCGTTTGTAGTAGCTGGTGATACTGACTCAATTTACGTTTGTGTTGATAAGGTTATCGAGAAGGTAGGTCTTGAGCGTTTCAAAGAAACTAACGATTTGGTCGAATTCCTGAACCAATTCGGCAAGAAGAAAATGGAACCATGGATTGACCAATCATATCGTGAGATGTGTGAATACATGAACAACAAAGAACATTTAATGTTCATGGACCGTGAAGCTATTTCTTGTCCTCCGTTGGGGTCAAACGGCATTGGCGGATTCTGGAAAGCGAAGAAACGATATGCTCTGAACGTGTATGATATGGAAGGTACTCGATATGCAGAACCTCATCTGAAAATCATGGGTATGGAAACTCAGCAAAGTTCTACGCCAACTGCTGTTCAGAATGCATTGGAAGAATCTATTCGGCGTATGCTGCAGGAAGGTGAAGAATCTTTACAGCAATATTATAAGCAGTTTGAGTCTGAATATCGTGAACTTGATTATAAAGTAATCGCCGAAGTTAAGACTGCAAACAACATCGGTAAGTATGATGACGGTGCAGGATATCCAGATAAAGGTACACCATATCACGTTAAAGGTGCTTTGGCATATAACCGAGCAACCGCAGGATTTGAAGGTATAACACCAATCATGGAAGGTGAGAAAGTGATGGTCATCCCGCTGCGTGAAGGTAACCCGTACGGTGAGAAATGCATGGCATGGCCATCGGGCACTGAGCTGCCACAAGAAATCCGACAGGAAGTTCTAGTGTGGCTTGACCACAGTGTTCTGTTCCAAAAATCGTTCGTTAAACCTCTGACGGGTATGTCTGAAGCGGCAGGGTTAGACTATGAAGAGAAATCGTCTCTTCTTGACATGTTCGATTTTTAAAAAAGTTGTTTACTTTACCACAAGGATGTGGTACTATAGCTCTCGAAATAACATACTGAGGAGATTACAATGAAATCGTTACTTGCTGTTATTGTTGCTCTCACGCTGACTGGTTGTCAAATGCCACAAGGTGATATCGTCCCGGCTTCTTCTGTTGGGCAGGTGCGAGCAATTGGCGGTACTGTAGGATACTATCGTGCTAGCAACCAGGTCTCTGCTGAATCGCTCGCGGTTGAGCGTCGGTTGGCGAAAGAAAAAGCTAATCCTAATCGTCAGCTGTCTGCGATGGAACTTGACATGATTGAGCAGAATAAGCATGAACTGGAAGAAATTAAGCGTCTGCGTAAAACTCAAAAAGAACGTACGTGCACTGCTCAAGCGGCAGCAGTGAATGACCAGATTCGTTTAACTGATTTTGCTAACGGCGGATTGAGTTATAATGAGCATAAACAACGTATGGAGCAGTTAAAATCTCTCCAAAATCACATCTACAACAAATGCATGTCTAACTGAGGAGATTAACATGGAAGCAGTATTTGGTTTAATCATTCTTTTCTTCATCTATTTTTGCCGACCTTTGTAGCTTGCAGTCGTAAGCATAAATCACGGGGTGGAATCTTTATCACAAATCTAGTATTCGGTTGGTCCATTATCGGTTGGTTAATTGCGCTGATTTGGTCTGCTTCTAACGCACAGCAGAATACAATTATTATCCAGCAAGTTAAATAAGAGGTCTCATGATTGTAACTCCAATGACAGTACAAGATATCCGTCAAGAATTCGCTGATGCTTTGCTCAACAAAGAATTTGTGATTGATAAGACGGGTGTGAAGACTATTGAAATCGTAGGTGCATCATTTATTGCAGATGAAAACCTAATTTTGGCGCAGTTAATGATGGATACATTGCTCGTGAACTTGAGTGGTATAAATCTCAAAGTTTATTCGTTAAAGATATTCCGGGTGAAACCCCAGCTATTTGGAAAGCAATTGCATCCAAACACGGCGAGATTAATTCTAACTATGGCTGGGCAGTTTGGTCAACACAAAACTATTCACAGTTTGCTAACTGTGCGAAAGAACTTATCAATAATCCTGATTCTCGCCGCGGAATTATGATTTATACACGACCTCAAATGCAGTATGATTTTGAGCGCGATGGCATGAGTGATTTCATGTGTACTAACAATGTTCAGTATCTGATTCGTGATAATCGTGTGCATGCTGTGGTAAACATGCGTTCGAATGATGTCGTCTTTGGATATCGTAATGACTATGCATGGCAGCTCTATGTTTTGGAACAGTTAACCAAACTTCTGAATGCATCAGGTAAAAATTATTCAGTTGGTGACATTATTTGGAACGTCGGGTCTTTGCACGTATATTCTCGACATTTCTATCTCGTAGATAATTATGCTCACACGGGTGAAACTCACATCGCAAAGAAAGACTATAAAGGTGAATGGAAATGATTCAGTTTGTAATTCCAAGTTATAAGCGCGCCGGGGCAGTTACTGCCCTGACTATGTTTCCTGAAGGTTATGTTCCACATCTTGTAGTACGTGAATCAGAAAAAGAAGCATACGAAACTTGGCACGGTCATGCTGCTAAAATCGTTACTGTCCCCGATGATGTCGATGGAATTGCGGGAACTCGCCGTCTGATTACTGAAATGTATGCAGGGCAACGAATTTGGATGCTTGATGATGATACGACCATTCATCTGACTGAAATTCGTGAACGCGACGATCGCCGGGTTCCACTTGGTGTCGGCGAGGCAATGAGTCAAGAGGTATTTGATGATATGGTCAAATACGTCGAGACTGCCATGGATTGTGGTTATTATCACGGTCATGCTCGCTTACCGATTTTCAAAATCACATCAAGCTGGGGTCATTATCGTGAGAATAGCTTTGGGTTCACCAATACTTTCTATGATTTGACTAAACTTACCGCAGAAGACATTGGCTACGGAATTATTGACCTTAACGAAGATGCTTATGCTTTTCTAAAATTAATTAACATGGGTCATCCTCATCTGGCTCTGTTTAAGTACCTCGTTAAATCTGGTAAGGTGCAGTCACCTGGTGGTTGTTCTACACAGCGTGATACTGCTCGCCAGAATAGAGCCCTTGAACAGCTGCATGCTGCTTTCCCAAATCAAGCCCGTTGGAAATCTAAAGACGGTGAAAGACGTGGTTTATTCGGTGATAACGAACCTCTGAAATCAATTCGTATGTGTATTAACACTCGAGTGAAATCTCAGGCCTTCCATGAGTTTGGTAAGGTAGAACCATATCTTTGAGGGCGAAAGCCTCCAAGGACCTCTTATGAACATCTATGATAAATCTGACGTAGCTGGTAACATTTTCAAAGCTGAAGAATTCAGATGCTTCGTGTGTAAATCTGACGAGTTTGTTCACGAAGGAACTACTAGCTCAGATGGAATGCATTGTTGGTGGCACGGCATGTGTGTTGGATGTAAAATACACTACGAAATAGATATGGAAACAGTGGTTTATAACACCAAGAAGAAATGGAACTTCTGTTAATAGCTTCAAGAACAAAGTAATATAATTACTCTATCCTTTAACCTGTGAGAAAAATATAATGGAGACTTATGGAATATAATGAATGTCTGACTTAAAATCTCGCCTGATTAAAGCATCCACTTCTAAAATGACAGCAGAACTGACTAAATCAAAATTCTTTAACGAGAAAGATGTAGTTAGAACCAAAATTCCGATGCTTAATATCGCAATCAGTGGAGCGTTGGATGGTGGTATGCAGTCCGGGTTGACTATCTTCGCAGGTCCATCTAAACACTTCAAATCTAACATGTCTCTGACAATGGTTAGTGCTTATCTTAATAAGTATCCTGATGCGGTCTGCTTGTTCTATGATTCAGAATTTGGTATCACTCCAGCTTATCTGAAATCTATGGGTGTTGACCCTGACCGTGTAATTCATACACCGGTTCAGTCGGTTGAACAATTAAAAATCGATATGGTTAACCAGCTTGAAGCTATTGAGCGTGGTGAAAAAGTCATCGTGTTTATCGACTCTATTGGTAACATGGCGTCTAAAAAGGAAACCGAAGATGCTTTGAACGAGAAATCTGTTGCAGATATGACTCGTGCGAAAAGTCTGAAGTCGCTCTTCCGTATCGTAACTCCTTACTTCTCTATTAAGAACATTCCTTGTGTAGCGGTTAACCACACAATCGAGACTATCGAGATGTTCAGTAAGACGGTAATGACAGGTGGTACAGGTCCTATGTATTCTGCGGATACTGTATTCATCATCGGTAAACGTCAAATTAAAGATGGTTCTGAGCTTGAGGGATATCAGTTTGTCCTGAACGCTGAGAAATCGCGTACTGTCAAAGAGAAAAGTAAGTTCTTCATCGATGTTAAATTCGATGGTGGTATCGATCCATATAGTGGTCTGCTTGATATGGCTCTAGATATCGGGTTTGTGGTTAAACCGAAAAATGGATGGTATGCACGAGAATTCCTGGATGTTGAAACCGGTGAGATGATTCGTGAAGAAAAATCCTGGCGGGCAAAAGATACGAGCAGTACGGAATTTTGGGGTCCTCTGTTTAAGCATGAGCCATTCCGTGACGCTATCAAAGCCCGGTATCAGTTGGGTGCTATTGATTCAAACGCTGCGGTTGATGAAGCGGTAGCAGAAATGATTAACTCAAAAGTTTCAACTAAGGTTGATGGTGTTAAACTTCCTGAGAGTGGTTCAGTATCAGCTGCTGAAGTTGAAGATGAATTAGAGAACTTCATGAATGAAGACTGAGTTTGATTTAGAATCTGAACTCGAGAAATTTGAACAAGAATCTCCCTCGGAAGAGGGAGACTTCGAGCGTCAAGAACGAGTGTTCAAGAAAAGCCATGAAATAATCCAAGAAGCTATGAAGACTGTTATCCAAGAAATTGTGATAAAATTAAATGGTCAATCACACTTGGTTTATGTTCATAAATTAAATATTTCTCCTTCGGGGGAAGTAACTATTGAGTTCAGTACACCATCTGAAGCTCATAAGGATGAACTTTATCCTCATGTGGAAGCTTGTGTTAAACAACAAATCCAGAGTGCATTAAAGACCAAGAAAAAATCATTATGGAAAATCTTTTAAGAGGTTAAAGTGGTAGAAACAATCTTAGCTAATCTGATTTACAACCAGGCTTTCTTTACGAAGGTTTGGCCATATATGGACAAAGAGTACTTCGAGCAAGGACCTGCTCAGACGGTGTTTAACATAATTAAGAAGCATGTTAATGAATATACAGCAATTCCTTCAAAGACTGCGTTGTGTGTAGCACTGGATAATTCGTCTATAACTGAAACGGAACATGAAGGCGCAAAGAAACTTATTGATAAGTTATCTGATGCTCCTGAAGATTTGAATTGGTTAGTTAAGGAAACTGAAAAGTACGTTCAAGAAAAGGCTATGTATAACGCTACGTCTCGAATTATTGAAATTCAGGCTAATGCCCAGCTTGAGCCAAATAAGCGAGATAAGCGTCTTCCTGATATGGGGGCTATTCCTGATATCATGCGTGAAGCGTTATCAGTATCGTTTGATAGCTATATTGGTCATGATTGGATGGAAGATTATGAAGCTCGTTGGTTATCATACCAGAATAAAGCTCGTAAAGTTCCGTTTAAACTTAGCATTCTGAACAAAATTACTAAAGGTGGTGCCGAGACTGGTACACTGAACGTATTGATGGCAGGCGTCAACGTTGGTAAATCGTTAGGATTGTGTTCATTGGCTGCAGACTATCTTCAGATGGGGCATAACGTCCTTTATATTTCCATGGAAATGGCCGAAGAAGTTTGTGCTAAACGTATTGATGCTAATTTGCTTGATGTATCACTTGATGATATTGATGATGGTTGTGTATCATACGCCGAATATAAAGGCAAAATGGAAAAATGGCGTAGTTCTAGTACTCTTGGTCGTTTAATCATTAAACAGTATCCGACTGGCGGTGCTAACGCTAATACATTCCGAGCTCTTCTAAATGAATTGAAACTCAAGAAGAACTTTAAACCGACTGTTATCATCATTGACTATCTTGGTATTTGTGCTTCTTGTCGTATTCGTCAATATACTGAAAACAGTTACACGTTAGTTAAAGCTATTGCAGAAGAACTTCGCGCATTGGCCGTAGAATCTGAAACTGTTCTTTGGACCGCGGCTCAGGTCGGTCGTTCGGCTTGGGATGCTTCTGATATGGACATGAGTGATATTGCAGAATCTGCGGGTCTACCTGCTACGGCAGACTTTATGTTAGCTGTGATTGAAACCCCTGAACTTGCTCAGATGAAGCAACAGTTAATTAAGCAGATTAAATCACGTTATGGCGATAAGAACATCAACAATAAGTTCTTTATGGGTGTGCATAAGGCTAATCAGCGTTGGGTAGAAATTGAGCAGCAAAACGACCCAACTAAGCCTAATCCGAGCAATACCGTCCGAGAAGGTGCAGGTGCACAGAACCGTGTAGCCGAATCTAATCGTCAAGAACGAGTATCACGTTCTAAGCTTGATGCTCTGGCAGAAGAGTTAAAATTCTAGGTAAATTTTATGATTTTTGTGTTTAGCGCGGTCCGTGACCAGTCAGGTCACTCTTTTGTTGTAACAGCCACAGATACCATTCATCGAGGCATTGAGGCATATAACAAAGCAGACCTATCTGTATGCGACTATGGAGAGGTCAAGGTGTATAACAGCGATGGCATCTGGGTCAACTCGGCAACATATCTACCCACCAAGAATCTGACCTCTGACATTTTGTTGAAAAATTGTTCAAAAGGTAGTTTACTTTCTTCAAAGGCCATGATACTATGGCCTTACTGAAACAAAACGAGTAGAGGAAACAAAATGCCGAGTAGAGGAAAACAAATGAAAAGATTGTACTTGCTTTAGTATTCGCCGTATCAAGCTGCTCTGCAGTTCCTGCTATGGCCAACTATGACAAAGACTTGTGTGAGTGGTCAATGACTGCTGATGAGTCTGAAGTAGCTCAGCAGATTCGTGCAGATGTTGGTCATATTGTGGAAAACGTAGACCCAAGTAAACAATCAGAAGTGCAAGCAGAACTTAAAGACGACGGCGCAGCACTTAAGCTGAACTATGTTCTTTACTGTGATGCTCAGTTTGATAACTTCAACATTGTTAAGTGGATTTTAGGATGATTACATACGTTTTAGTAATGGCGTTATCAACAGGCTCAGGCGGAATGTCTATTGAAAAGATGGCATTCACAGGTAAAGATGAAGCAGTAATTAAGCAAAAGTGTGAAGATACAGGCAAGCAGTTTATGCTTATCAAAGACAATCCAAAATCAATGTCTCCGACTCTGTATCCTACTTATAAATGCTTACGTATTACGCATGAATAAATAGTAGGAGGCTCTATGAAAACATACAAAGAGTTTGTTACCGAGATGGTCGCAGGTGATGCTGGCGGCAATCCACAGAATATTGCATCAGGTACCACTTCCGGGGACATCGTCAATAAAGGACCCGAAACCCTTCCAAAGAAACGAAAAGCGGATAAAGACGCTGCCAAGAAAAAGTGATAAAATGGCCTTATTAGTTTAAGGCCAGAGGAAATATTATGTCTTGGGTTGATAACGAGTATGCAATTCGCGCAATATCTCACCTACCTAAATTTAGACACGTTACTACATCTTCAACATTCAAGTTAAACTGTCGTTGCCCAATTTGCGGTGACTCACAGAAAGATATCAATAAAGCCCGATTCTGGATTTTTGATGCAGGTCAAGGATTACGCTGTCATTGCTTCAACTGTGAGTATAACAAGTGGCTATCACAGTATCTTAAAGATAATGAGCCTGACCTCTATCGAGAGTATCTTCTTGAGAAAAGAAAGGAACAAGTCTTTGACAAGCCAAAGAGCGTAGAACCGTCTGAGAAAATTAATGCAAAACTCCCCGTAATAGAAAAACTTAATTTCTGTGAGCGATTAGATAGACTTCCTAAGGAACATCCGATAGTTAAATACGTGACTGCCAGATGTATTCCAAGCACTTCTTGGAAAAGGTTATGGTTTACTAACCAATGGCCTTCTCTTGTTAACTCCGTTAATCCAGGAACCTATAAGAATGAGACGAACGAACCACGTTTGGTTATTCCTATCTTCAACAAGAAAGGAGAGATTGAGTCGTTTCAAGGACGAGCACTACGAAAGAATGCTCCACAAAAATACATCACAATCAAAGCCCATGAACACGCGACCAAAATTTATGGTCTCGACACTATTGATGAGTCAAAACTCGTATTCGTCATGGAAGGACCAATAGATTCGTTGTTCATTGATAATGCTATTGCAATTACCGGTGGGTCTTTAGATTTAGCTCAAGTTCCATGTCATGATAACCGAGCGTGGATTATGGACCATGAACCTCGTCATCCTGATACAATTAAGCGTATGAAACGTTTAGTAGATGCTGGTGAAAAGGTAGTTTTCTGGGATAAGTCGCCTTGGAAAAGCAAAGATATAAATGATATGATTATGAAAGAGGGGGCAACTGCTTCTGAAATAACGGATTATATTAATCAAAATATATCGCAAGGTTTAATGGCTAAATTACGTCTTGACAAATACGCGAAGATATAGGGGCCAAAGCCCCTTAAATTAAAGCAATCCTCCAGTCATAATAAACGACACAACTTTTTCTAACGGCATTGGAGGAAGAACTAGCCCGTGTGTGCTAGCTAATGGAACTACCACATAATTCCATGTAGCTAAAGCAGCAGTGGCGATTCCGACGTAAAGATATCTTCCAAATCCTCCTTTGTCTTTACATTCTTGTTTCACTTCAGACATGAATCCTCCTGCTATTTATGTTAAGTGATATAATATTTATCTAATTTAATTGAAAGGAAAAATAATATGCCACATTTCAACGAATGTAGTCAACTGATCGCTGGTGCAGATAAAGCTGAAGCTCGATACGCAGGTATCGTACGCAAAGTTGGTGGTGACCCTCTGCAAGTAATGCTTGATATGCAAAAATCTCTTCAGGTTCGTCTTGCAAATGACAAGCCTGGTACTAACATGCATCCTGATGAATTGGCTCAAGCTGGTGATATCGTGCAGTGGCTGCGTAATCAAAAAGATTACATTGATGACGAATTCCGCGAACTGCTGACGTCTCTTGGCGGTATGAGTAATGGCGAAAAGGCAGCTAGTGCTGTGTGGAAACCATGGAAAGCTGACCACGTCAAGATGCAGGAAACTTATATCAAAGACCTGTCTGACAAAGACCAGCTTGAAATCAAGTTTGAAATGATTGATATCCTGCACTTTGTTCTGAATATGTTTATGGCGCTTGGTCTGGATTCTGAAGAAATCTTTAAACTGTATTATCTGAAAAACGCAGAGAACTTTGCTCGCCAAGACAGTGGTTACTGATGGCTAAAAGAATATCTAAGCGTCGTTTAAAAATTATCAGAAAACAAAAAGAAAGGGCCTTAGTATTGGCCCTTCGAGAAGAAATCACTCGAGAAATTGATAAAGAAATATTAAAGGCGCTTACAACAGCTGTATAAATACTCCTGTAAACTAAATAGGAGATTAAAATGGCTTACGTAAACATCAAAACTTTTGACCATACAACTGCTGATGGTGAAGTTAAAGGTACAGAAGTATCTGTAGCTTTTAAGGTACAGAAGTATCTGTAGCTTTTAAGGTGTATTCTGATTCACATCGCATTGCTAACGCGCAGTATCAGATTTTCCCATCTGAAAAAGCTGCTTATTCAACAGTAGTTGATGATGCTGCAACTTGGGCAACCACCAACGCGAAAATGTTTGAAGCTGTTCCATCTGATGAAGAAGTATAAAAATTAAGGACTCCTCCGGGAGTCCTTTTATGCTATACTGGGAATGGTATATTATTCCTATTAACTGAGGAGAACAAAATGATATGTTATACTAAGCCCTGGTATCAATCGCCATTAAAGAAGTCTCATTTTGATTGTTGGTACAGAGGTGTAAGAGCTGCAGCGTTATTGCTTAAAGCTGCGCCTGCTTTGATTAAAGCAAATGATAAATGGTTTGAAGACAGCAACATGACTGAAGGAGCTATGTGTGGCAAACGCAAAAATCTATAAAGTAAGCTTACAACGTGCAGTTCAATCAAGAAGTGATGCAAATGGAGTTTTGCGTCTAGACCAAGATAGAATTTTTACTGTTGCTCTATACAGTACGTTCGACAAAGATTTCAAAGACTTAGTTAATAAATTCGAGGCGTTTGGTTGGTGTCCTTCTGAAGATTATGGCATTATTAAGACTGCCCATGTCTTTGACGTAGATACAGTTCCAGGAAGTCCTGTTTCTATACTGCATGCTCTCCACTTGAAAGGATACACCAATGTATGTCATGAAACTAGCTTATATGAATACGAAAATGACATAATTTCAAGAGGCAAAAAGATTATCATTGATAGCACAGATTCTCTAATAGAATTCACTAAGTTAGTTTGGTTATATATGGGCGCAGATTTTATCAAACTTGCTCCAAGCCCGCTGTTGCAAAAAGCAGCTGATGGATATAACAGCAGTAGTTGTCTGTATCGCAATAATGAGTGGTTCATGTGATGGATTTGTTTGAAATGATGGAAGAGCCTCAGGAAGAGGTTCAAGTTCATCCAGTGATTTCTAAGGACATCAAAGACGAATACCGTATAATTATACAGAAGTATGGTATTAAAGCCCCAGAAGCTCTTCTAGACGAACTAGCTTCAATCTGGTCTGACCCGCCGCCCTGGTCTCCGTGGGCAAAATAATTTCACAAAGTAGTTTACTCTTCTAAAAAGCCATGATAAGATACCTCTCGTAACCAAAATGGAGAATATCATGGCTATTTCATTAAACCCATCTATTTCAGTAAAATTATCAAAGGTTATTCCTATCGAAGAACCCATTCGTTCCATTGATGTTCTTAACTTCGCGCGAGAAAGCAAAGGATTACCTTTATATGATTTAAGCGTGTGGGAAGCATTAGCCAATCGTTTTGACTGCAAAGAACAGTCAATTCTGTGGCAGTGCATGAACAATAAAATTGGCGAAGAATTTCATAAGAAACTTGACTCTATTGTTAGACGTCATCAAATCGATAACAGAGACATTCTCTATAGAGGTCTATCATGCCGCGAGGCTAAAGCCTTTTATGACGCTCTTATTAAAGGAGAGCAATTTGACTTTGGAAAGGTAGCATCATTCACAACAGACGAAACGATTGCCCGAGAATTTGCAGGCAAATGGCATTACTCGACCTTTGTAGTCATTGAAGTCAATAATTGTCAGCAATCATTTGATTATCATACCAACATGAAATCGCTTTTAATTACTGCACCAGATTCTGAATTCATGCGACCAAATGATGTGATTGATAACATTGCTCAGCGCAGAAGCGCTGACATCGAGATGATTGATAAAGAACAAGAAAGGATGCTACCGATGGGAACTAAGTTCAAAGTGGTGGGTCATAACAAAGTTGAAAAATCTGGTTTACTTATGGACTACTTTAGTGTTACTATAGCTTAGTCAACTAGTGATTATCTAGAACTAGGGACCTAGACCCATTATACCGTCCGTAAGACGAAAGCATTTTTGAGGAAAACACGATGAAATTTACTGCTGAAACCGCTAAAGTTTATACTCGTTTAATTACAACTTTAGGTTCTGCTCAACGTCGGCACAAGGAGTTCAATCTCACACCAGAATATCTGTTTAACATCATGCAGCAGACACACTGCGCATACTCAGGCGAAAAGTTTGGAACTGCTAAAGGAAATCATCCTGACAGCATGACGCTCGAGCGTTGGAATAATGACTTGGGATATGTAATGGGGAATGTTATTCCCGTCAAGCAAAAGTATAATACTTTGCGTGGAAATAATACGATTGAAGGCCTTGAACGAAAAGCGAATGAAATTGCGGCACGCATAGTTCGCTCTTCTGATTCTGTTAAACCTACAAGTGATAAAGAAGCGTCTCGCTTGGAAAAGATTAGCGAGTATGAAAAAACTATTACATCAATTAAAACTAATTTACGCAATCGTGAAAATCATCTTTCTCAATTTGTGCAAAAAGAAAAGAACGGAACTGCAACCTCGGCTGATTTAGAACTTATTAATGCGCTGAGAACTCGTATCAGTGGTGGTAAGTCTGAATTAGCTAAAGTTGAGCGTAAGTTATCTGCTATTTTAGCGTCAGTTCCGAATCGTCCGTCAGATGCTGAAATCCGTGTGCAATCAATACGGCTAATTGTTAGCTCACTTCGTCGGTTAGAAAAATGCTCAATGCTAGATAAGTTAAAATTGAAAAAAGGTCTTCCATTGACTGCGTCCTTCTTCCAACTTTTGAGAGGTAAAATGTAATGCAACACTATGGATATGTAGTAGCGTATAAGGATAAAGACGGATTTGACCATCCAGTCACAACTGATATGTATGATGGAGAACGATGTGTAGTCTTCACTAATGAAGAATCAGCCAATAAAGCACGGATTCGTACAATGTCGGTTTTAACAGACAAATTAGCAAAAGGTAATTTTACTGGGAAAAGCAAAACCAAAGGAATGCTTTGGTGGAAAACAACTGAGCTAGTGTATGAACCACTTAGCGATGTTGAGCGTGAAAAACTCAAAGCAAAAATCAAAAATCTACATGTAGTGAGGGTAAAAGTGGCATGATTACGTTTGACCAATTAAAAGAAAGTCAAAAAGCGATTTTTAATAAAGTCATTGAAATGGTCAAACAAGGAGCTAAAGGTCAACATATTACGATTAATGGACCTGCTGGTACAGGTAAAACAACTTTAACCAAATTTATCATTGATGCTTTGATTTCTCAGGGTATCTCTGGCATTGCGCTGGCAGCACCTACGCATGGGGCCAAAAAGGTTTTATCTAAGCTCAGCGGAATGCAGGCCAGTACTATTCATAGTCTTCTGAAAATTAACCCGACGACATATGAAGAAAACGTTCTGTTTGAACAAAAGAAAGTTCCAGATATGGCATCTATTCGAGTTCTCATCTGCGATGAAGCTTCAATGTATGACCGTAAGCTGTTTAAGATTTTGATGGCAACTATTCCTGCCTGGTGTATTGTCATTGCCATTGGTGATAAGGCTCAAATACGTCCAGTAGAACCTGGAAGTAATGAACCTGCACTGAGTCCATTCTTCACTCATAAAGATTTCTTACAGCTTCATTTGACCGAGGTGATGCGAAGTAATGCTCCAATCATTGAAGTTGCTACTGAAATCAGAAACGGTGGGTGGATTCGTGACTGTGTAGTTGATGGTCATGGCGTCCGTGGTTTTACTAAAGGAACCGCCCTTAAAGATTTTATGCTAAATTATTTTAATTTAGTTAAAACACCAGAAGATTTATTTGAAAACCGAATGCTTGCGTTCACTAATAAATCTGTGGATAAATTGAATGAAATAATCAGACGAAGAATATACGAAACTGAACGACCATTCGTAGTAGGTGAGATTGTTGTTATGCAAGAACCTCTTACCAAGGAACTTAAATTTGAAGGGAAGAAATTCAGCGAAATTCTTTTCAATAATGGTCAGTTTGTTCGCATATTGGATGCAGTTGAAACCACCACATTTTTGGGTGCCAGAGGTGTTCCAGGTGAATATCTGGTTCGTCATTGGGTATTAGATATTGAAACCTATGGCGACGATGAAGAGTACGCTAGAGAGAAAATCTGTGTCATCTCATCTGAAGAAGAAATGAATAAGTTTCAATTCTTTTTGGCAAAAACTGCAGATACATATAAGAATTGGAATAAAGGAGGTAAAGCACCCTGGTCTGAGTTCTGGGATGCTAAGCGTAAGTTTCATAAAGTGAAAGCATTACCGGCTTCGACTTTCCATAAGGCCCAAGGCATCTCAATTGACAGAAGCTTCATTTATACTCCATGTATTCACATGGCAGATGCTTCTCTCGCACAGCAGTTATTATATGTTGGTACTACTCGTGGTCGATATGATGTGTTTTATGTGTGAGGTAATATGTTTGAATTGAAATTAGAAGACCTTCAAACAATGATTGTTGGCTTACAAGAATCTAAGTTTGAAGCACCGGATAATGTTAAGCGTGCTATTAACATTAAAATTGATACAGTTCTGAATGAGCTTCGTGATATAGCGGATAACGCTAATGCTATCACTTGGTTTACAGGATATGACCCAAAGGTGTATCTGAGCGAATATATTGGTTGCCAGTTACGCGAAATTAAATTTATGCTAGAGGCTCAAAATGGCTAAAGACTTTATTATTGATTTTGAAACATTCGGAAATGTGTCAAGCTCTTCTGTGATTGACCTTGCTCTAATCACCTTTGATTCTGACCCCGAAGTTTTGGAAAGCTTCGATGAATTGGTTAAACGTGGTCATCGCATCAAGTTTGACCTTAAATCCCAGAAAGGCCATCGATTGTTTGGCAAATCTACTCTTGAGTGGTGGAAGAAACAATCAGCTGAAGCCCGTGCTAACCTGGCCTCAACGCCTGACGATTTATCAGTAATTGCTGGAATTAAAGAAGCCCAGCAATATCTGATTGATAATGGAATTCATCCATGGGATTCCTTTGGCTGGTGTCGTGGGCAGAGCTTTGACTTTCCGATTTTTGTTGATTGTCTTCGCGATGTTCAACGAGCCCAAGGAATTTCCGAAGAAGAAATTGATACATTTAAAGAAGAACCATGCAAGTTCTGGAATCAGCGTGACATTCGTACTGCAATTGAATCGCTGCTTCTGACTCGTGGGCTGACAACTACCCCTCTTCCAAAGGGTACGCTCGATGGATTTATCGCGCATGATAGTATCCATGACTGTGCCAAAGATATTCTAATGCTTAAATATGCTCAACGCTATGCTCTAGGCCTAAGCGAAGCACCAAGTCCAGAAGATACCGATCCACTGAGTTTACCTAAGGGGCGTGGCTAATGGAAGAGTTTGAGTTCGATGAAAACTTCGAAGAGTGGTTCAACCGGGAAATCCTCCCAGAAATCTCTCCAACGATGGTTCTGGTAGCCAAGGCTTTGATGGCTAAAGGCTGGGATGCAGGGTATATGTTCGGCGTAGATGTTGGGTGTGAAATTTCTCACCGATAGCTATTTACTTTATGAAAGAGCCGTTATATAATGGCTCTACATTAACAAACTGAGAGAAACACGATGAAAGATTTAGTTGTAGGCGAAAACGTTAAAGTAATTGGTGGTAAGTGGGTTGGTCACAATGGTGTAATCGTTAAAGTAGTTAATCGTAATGACGGTAAATCTGGGTATAAGATTTACCGTGAAGATTTTGGTGATTACATCCACTGCTTGAAAAATTCGTTGAATCTAGTGAAAGCTATCTACGCAAGTGGGTACACGTGAATTCACTTGACAATGTTATTACCCAATCTGTGAGTTCTACTAATTCAGCCACTAATCTGTCGCTGCATAAAAATGTTCTTGTCACTGATGAGTGGGAAGAAGACGGTAAAACCTTAGTAAACGTAGTGTTTCAAGGAAACTATGCAGTTCTGCCTAAAGCTGATGTAGAGCCGACAGAATCACAGCGTCAAGGTTTAGTATAAAAAGTTGTTTACTTTGCCACAAGGATGTGGTACTATTATTTTATCAACTACTGAGGAGAATAACATGAAAACTGAAAATACCGTAAAAATTACTGCTGAAGCTTTTGAAGATGTTCTGTTCAACCCGGACTTAATCGTTGTTCAGAAAGAGAAAACCTTCGGTAAAGAAGAGCACTGGACTTGGTTGTATGTATTCGCGAACCATGGTGATATCGTCCCAGTTCGTACCTTTGCTCGTGTAATCACAGTTGATGGCCCAGAATACATGGAGATTGTGTAATGAATTTTAAAGAAGGCGTACAGTACAAATTCGTCAATGATGAAGCTGAAGAAGAATTTTCTTCACGCTATGAGGTTAATGAAGACTTTGTGTATGAACTCTATGAAAATGGCGGGAGTTTTACTGTTACTAAAGTTGACCGCCAAAATAATAGAGTATCAGGAATTACGTGGGCTAATGGCACAGAATGTGATGAAGTCGGCGGTGAAGACCTTGTAATTTTTGATAGCGAATTCAAATACTTTACTGAAGTTGGAACTTCCGCGAATGTAATTCCAACCGATTTGGTTATGAATCTTTCTATTCATAACCGTGGTCAAGCAATCGCTGCTATTGCAGCACTGCAGAGTGCATATCAATGTTAAATTTAGCTCCTATTTTTGAAGCATCAAAACTGTCTTATCCTATTCCTAACCGTAGCATTGGGAATGTCATGTTGCAACTTTCTTCAGAAACTGGAGAAATGTGTGATTGGATTAATCGTCCATGGCGGCAGAAAGAAGAATTTGAAGGCGAGTGCGCAGATGTTATTAACTGTGTAGTGGATGCACTTTGGCTGCATTTCAGAAATCGTCATAAAAATGATACCCATGTATCAGATGATGAAATCTCCATGATGGTTACTCGTGCACTGAATGAGCAAATCATGGTCAAAACACAAAAATGGAAGGATGCTGTTAATGCCAACGTATGATTACAAGTGTGAAGTCTGTGGAAAAAAGATAGAAATTATGCGTAAAATTTCTCAACGCGATTACACCATCGAGTGCTTTAATACTGAATGTGAAGGCCAAATGAAGCGAGTGGTTTCTGCTCCGGCAGTTCACTATGATGGATTAAAAAGTGGTGATTATTGATGGGAACTAAAGCACGCATTACCATGAAACCCGGAGAAATCCGGGTTATTAAAGTAGGTAATATAACTTATAGGGTTAAATTAAAATGAAAAAGATTTTAATTACAGCGCTTGCCTTCATGATGATTGGATGCACTGACGCTGATAACGCAACCCGAGTATTAGAAAATGCAGGATTCACTGAAGTTGATATCACTGGATACAAATTTTTCTCATGTTCGGAAGATGATTTTCAGCATACCGGATTCAAAGCGGTCGGTCCTACCGGAAAGACGGTTAAAGGTACAGTGTGTTCTGGGATTTTCTTGAAGAATAGTACCATCCGCTTTGAATAAAAAAGGACCTTCGGGTCCTTTAGTTGTTTACACGAATGGTCTTCTGTGGTATTATAGACTTATAAACTACTGGAGAATAAAACATGAAATACATCATCTTAACTTTAATCGCATTAGTTATCTCAATTGGAGTTCTGGTTTCCTTAGCAGATTCTACGGAATCTTCTAATGAAGTTCAGAAAAGCTCAATTGGTATTGGTGTGAATGGTCAAGTTGGTGTTAAGATTTCAGATAATCTTTGTGTTAATCCTTCTACTGGTGCTGCTGAAGTATGCTTTTTAAAAATGTATTGATATAATGCCTCCACTAACTGAGGAAATGTAATGATTAAGAACGAAATTAAAATTCTGAGTGACCGAGAACATATCATTAAGCGCAGCGGAATGTACATCGGTAGTTCTGCGTGTGAGGCACATGACCGTTTTCTTTTTGGTAAATTCCAATCAGTAAAGTATGTTCCTGGTATTATTAAGCTTATTGATGAAATCATTGATAACTCTGTTGATGAAGCAATTCGTACAAATTTTAAACATGCCAATAAAATTTCCGTTGATATCAAGGGAAATAAAATTATCGTAACTGATAATGGTCGTGGTCTTCCACAGGCTCCGGTAGTAACTCCTGAAGGAGAAACTATTCCAGGCCCAGTAGCAGCATGGACTCGTCCTCGTGCGGGTGGTAACTTTGGTGATGATGCTGAACGTAAAACAGGTGGTATGAATGGTGTTGGTTCTGCGTTAACTAACATCTTTTCAGTATCTTTCTCTGGCGCAACGTGCGATGGTAAAAATGAAATTGTAGTTCGTTGCTCTAATGGTGCCGAGAATATCTCTTGGGAAGAACGCCCAGCAAAAGATAAAGAATTCATCAAAGATAAGACTGGCACAGTGGTATCATTCATTCCAGATTTCAGTCACTTTGAAAGCACAGGATTGACTGATGTTGACCAATCAATCATCCACGATCGTCTGATGACATTAGCAGTAGTTTATCCTGATATTGAATTCAAATTCATGGGTAAACGTGTTCAAGGTAAGTTTAAAGCTTACGCCCAGATGTATGATGAAAATGCGGTAGTGCAGGATTCTGATACTTGTGCTATTGCTATTGGTCGTTCAGATGATGGGTTCCGTCAACTTTCTTATGTGAATAACATTCACACCAAAAATGGTGGTACTCATGTTGATTTAGTTCTTGATGAGTTGAGCAATGAACTCATTCCAGCATTAAAACGTAAGTACAAGTTAGAAGTTAATAAAGCACGAATTAAAGAATGTCTGACTGTCATCATGTTTATCCGTGATATGTCTAACATGCGATTTGATTCTCAGACTAAAGAGCGTCTGACTTCTCCTTGGGGAGAAATTCGTAGCCATATTGATATTGATTATAAGAAACTTGCTAACGCTATTATGAAATCCGAAGATATTCATATGCCTATTATTGAGGCAATGTTAGCTCGTAAACTTGCTGCAGAGAAAGCTGCAGAAACTAAAGCCGCCAAGAAAGCACAGAAAGCTAAAGTAGCTAAGCACATCAAGGCAAACAAATATGGCAAAGATGCTGACACCACTTTATTCTTAACCGAGGGTGATTCCGCGATTGGTTATCTGCTCACAACCCGTGATCGTGAACTTCATGGTGGATATCCTCTACGTGGTAAGTTCATGAATACATGGGGGATGTCTGCTGCAGATGCTATGAAGAACAAGGAAGTATTTGACATTTGTGCAATCACCGGTTTGACGATTGGTGAGCCTGCTGAAAATACTAACTACCGAAATATTGCTATCATGACCGATGCGGATGTTGATGGTGTTGGTTCAATTTTCCCAAGTCTTTTAGCGTTTTTCAGTAATTGGCCTGAACTGTTTGAACAGGGTAGAATCCGCTTTGTGAAAACTCCGGTTATTATTCTCACCAAAGGTAAAGAACAACGTTGGTTCTATTCTCTTGGTGAATATGAAGACCATAAAGATGATTTCAAAGGTTGGAAACTTCGTTATATTAAAGGTCTTGGTTCTCTTGAAGAAGATGAATACGAACGTGTTATTCAAGACCCGGTTTATGATGTAGTCACTCTTCCTGAAAACTGGAAAGAACTGTTTGAATTAATTATGGGTAATGATGCTGCACCACGTAAGACATGGATGAGTGAATAAATAGTAAGGGTACTATTGCCCTTACTTAGAAGGAATTAACATGCAACGTTATTGGATTACTTTGATCTCAGGCGACTATGGATATCTGTTCGCTGAAAAGAAACCTCTGCCCGGAACTTGGGTAACCATCTGGGTTGAAAACATTGATGGTTCTAAACATGAGGTTTATGGTCGAGTTAGTAGGGTGTGGTAATCTAAGGGACCTCCGGGTCCCTTTTTCTTTATAAGAAGTGCTTGGAGATGATTCTAGGATTCTTGCTTAAAGTTATAGTGATATAATTTCCCTAAATCACTGAGGAAAATATTATGAAACGTAGTTACATCCCATCAGAAGAATTATTCAACGATGCTATATATCGTGAATATCGTATCATCCAGCGGTTCTTTGACATCCAAGCAGCTGAGGAATTCAAAGAACACTTCAAAGAAATCCATAATAAAATTTTTACAACTAACACCGCTACTGCTGAAGAGTTACTTGAAGTAGCAGAAATCATTAAACGACACAATTGATAGGAATAAAATGAAAATTAAATGTGATGATGAAGTAATTATTGGTTCTTCTGACGCTGACGATTCAACATTTACCATTAAAGCTTCAGGTAAAGCTTTTGACATTTTGTCAAATAAACTTTATAAGTATAAAGTCCGTGCCGTTGTTCGTGAACTTTCTACTAACTGTGATGATGCTCATAAATTGAATGGTAATGAAAATCGTCCATTTTACATCAAAGCACCAACACGTCTTGACCCGCGCTTTGTAATTCGTGATTATGGCCCAGGTCTTAATCATAATGACATGATGACGATGTACAAAACATTCTTTGAATCTACAAAGAATAACAGTAATGATTTCATCGGTGCTCTTGGTCTTGGTTCTAAATCGCCTTTAAGCTATACGAGTACATTTAACGTAGTGTCTTATCATGATGGTAAAGCTACAGGTTATACTGTCATGAAAAACCGCGGTGAACCTACTATTCGTCCAATGTTTGTTGATGACATGAAAGAAGACGAAGAAACTGGTCTTGAAATCACGGTTCCGGTTAAAGTAGAAGATATTGATACCTGGCATTATGAAATCGCATATATTTTGCGTACATTTGGTGCTGTACCTCCAAAGGTAGATTCTCTTCGCCGTGAAATTGAATATTTCCCAGTAGATAAAACTGATTGGTTTAGCGTTAATAGTTCGTATGAAAGCTATGGTCTGTATGCAGTTTATGGAAAAATCGTATATCCGATTAGCGGTGTAGATGTTAAGGCAGATTGGCTGCTTAATCGCTATGGTAAGGTTTATGTTCATTTCCCACTGGGTGAATTGGATATCACTCCATCTCGTGAAGAGCTTTCTCTTGATGAAGAAACTATTGCCAACATCCAGAAGCGTGTGAATGCTCTTGAAGAAGAGGTAATTACCGCAGATATTAAAGCGTTTGAAGCGTATGAATCTGACCGTGAATTCCTGCGTGAGTTCAATAAGCTGAGTTCTAAGGAACGTTCTATTCTTCAGAGCCGCGGTATTACTATTGGGAACCGCGATATTAAACAAGTAGTTGCGAAGTATAATCTCGATAAAATTCGTTCATATTATGTAGACAACGAAGTATCAGTTTATGTTTCGTGTGATGAACCTGCTCGTCGTAAAGTGTCAAGCAGTTCTTGGCATCGTCATAACCAAGTAAACATTTCTGATATTTGCGGGGTTGATAGAACTAAAGCGTTTGTTCTTATTGACGATAAAGCGGGTAAGCGTATTGCTACGGTTCGTGCTCTGTGTAAATCTGGGTTAGTTCCAATCTGGGCACACATTACTGTAATCAAAGACAATGAAGATGAATTACATGTCATTGATGAGCTGAAGAAAATCATGGATACTGATGAAGTTGTAGTATTCCGTGTGTCTGAACTTGAAGCCCAGAGAAAAGCTCTTCCTGATTACGACACTGGTCCAAAAGAGAAACGTCCAAAATCTCCTAATGTTTCTCTGCATTGGATTGATAAAGACGGGTACTGGGAAGAAGACCGTCAGACTTTAGTATCATCTGAAATTGCTGAGCTTGAAGGTTATGCAATCGGTCGTAATCGTGATGAAATCCACACTTTCCCAGATAATGTTTGGTGGTGGAATATGAGCATCACAGATATGCGGTCTCTGGCAGAAGCGTGTGGAATTAAGAAATTCTATGCAATTCGTCCGAGTGCTATGAAAGCCGCGGCCAAAGCTGATGGATTGCTTTCATTTGACCGGTTTATTATTGACCAATACATCAAGTGTATTGATAAGGTAGACTACGACCAGTACATGCCATCAAATGCTACTGGAAACCGTATCTGTGGAAATATTGCGCATTACGATAAATTGAATTTCTTGTCGAGTAAGTTTACTGCGTCTGGAATGAAAAATCCGTTCCTGACAAAACTAAACAAAATCGCTAAGGTTTGTCGTACAAGTAAAATCAAAGATGAAAACGATGATTTAGCTTTATGTAATAAAATTTATAATAAACTGTCTGGTGATGCTGAGACAATCTTCTATAAAAAGATTGAACAGTTTAAAGATGATTATCCTGTCATCGCAAGTGTCTTGGATACTTGGCGGACTGACAGCAAACTCGTCGATGATATCGTAAAAATCATGGAGCTCCTTGATGGAGCTTCTACTCAAAATTCTGAAAATAAAGGTGAATAAATGGCTGTTACCTGTCTGTCTGAAATCCAAAAAGATGCAATTGTTAAAAACTTCAAAAACGGTCTGTACACTAAGAAAGAGCTCGCCGAGAATTATGGTGTTTCTCGTGACACCATTCGGCGTGTGTTTAAAGAGCGTGAAGCTCGAGCTGCGGCGGCAGCTGTTCCTGCTAAAGTAGAAGCTCCAGTTGAGCGTGAATTTAAATGGGCAGCAAGTTCCAAATTCATTTCAATTACTGAAGGCCGTACTACTTATAACGCTGATAGCCAACATCCTGGATTTAAATCTGCATTACAGAAACTTGTAGATGGTGATATCGCTGGTGCTATTGACCACATTAACCTGGAACAAGGCATCAAGAAATTCGTTCAGGGTAACGTCCGAATTGAAGATGGTACTTTGTTCTATAAAGATATCGAGCTGAAATCTGGTCTGACTGAGCGTATCGTTCGAGCTATGGAAGATGGCGAAGACTTTAAACGTTATCTGCCTTTCCTGGAAAACCTGATGCTGAACCCGTCTCGTCGTGCAGTTTATCGTCTGTTTGATTTCCTGAATGCAAACGATATCGACATCACTGATGATGGTCACTTTATTGGTTGGAAAGTAGTTCGTTCTAATTACTTCGATTGTGCTTCAAACACGTTTGATAACTCTCCTGGTAAAACTGTTACAATGCCGCGTAACCAGGTAGATGAAGACGATCAGCGTACTTGTTCCGCAGGTTTGCATGTCTGCTCTAAATCTTACATCGGTCACTTCGGTAGTGGTTCTGACCGTATTGTTTCAGTTAAAGTTCATCCGCGTGATGTAGTATCTATCCCGGTTGATTACAACGACGCTAAAATGCGTACATGTGGTTATGTAGTATTAGAAGATGTAACTGATCGTTGGGGTTCAGAACTTCGCTAATTATAAGGAGCCTTCGGGCTCCTCTTTTATTATGGGTGAAACATGATTAATCCATTTAACGTATCTCATTCTAAAGTTGTTAATCTTCGTGGTACTCATCATGCGGCTACGGTGTTTTGCCATCATGTGGTTAAACATGAAGGTGATGTTCACTATGCTTGGTTGCACTGTGATGAACTCGTAGAACTTGGTGATGATTTTGTTGTGGAACCAGACACATGTAACCACGACGATCGTGTTTATTTTGGTGAATTACATATCAGAGGAATTTATGGCATTGATGAACAAAGCCCTGCAGAGATTGAACCAACTCCGGACATTTACCCTAGATTTGAATAAGCTAAGGGGTGAAGCAAAAGTAAAAATCATTGATACTGCCAGATATAGCTTAGATATCGATCCATCTCAAGATAGAATTGACGTTCTTAAACGATGCAGAATTGCTATACCGGCAGAGTATGTGGTAGCAGATTTTCTTGATGGATACGTGAACGATCAAGTTGTTGACCACAATAACAACGATCCATATGAATGGGCCTGGGACGTATTAGCTCATCCACACTACCAAGGTGTTAGGGTTGAAGTTAAAACACACTTTGTTCATGACCGAGCAAATCATAAGCCATGGATTAATGTTACGACAGGTAAAGATGGTCCATTCCCAGATGGAAGTGGAATAAATCTAGGGCCCATGTTTAAACATAAAGTTGCAGACTGTATAATTATATTCGTTGCAGAAGAAGTGTCCCAGAATGTCATACAGTACACACCAATGTTTGCCGGCGGTATCGAACACCTCATGGAAGTAGTAAAACCTTCACGAGTTGGTGCTGGCGGGTATATCATGCACAAATTTTAAAAAGTTGTTTACTTCCGGGATTGGCCATGATACTATGGCCTTACAAACTGAACGGGAGTAAAACATGAGTTACTTAGAGCTAAAATCACTTCGAGCTAAACGCGGAAATGCTTCTATTAAAGCTGAACTTTTGAAAGAGTATAGGATTCTCGAATCTATGAATTGGCATTATACTATCATTGCTTGTGATAATGGCGATTCAACTTACGGTGGATTGTATCCCAATGGAGCCGCTGCAACTCGCGATGAGCACCGTGCTAAGGTGAAGGCCGTAGAAGAAAAAATTCGCAATCTGTGTAATTAACTGTTTACTTTAGTGTTTTCCAATGATACTATACTCCTATAAATTTGAGGAGTATATCATGAGCAATATCGTAGAAAAATTAGTATCTGCTAAACTTGAACGTCGTAATTATGATTTAGGGAAATTAGCGGAAGATTATATTTTAGAAGAAGCTAAAAAATTCTTTGCTGATTCAAAATATGTAGTTCACTATCAGTTTGAAACTGTGATTGAAGCAAAACCGCAATCTTCTCGATTGATTTGTTCTGCATTTAAACCAAGCAGTAGAAAACGCAAATACGATATTGCTATAGAAAATACCGAAACAGGAAAAATCCACGTTATAGAGATTAAGCATCAAATAGCTGGAGGAACTGCAATAGATTCGGTTGCAATACATTTAGAAGACAAGCCGCATTTGGTTGAAGTTACAAATAACAATGACCCGTTTTCTTTAATCGTGGCAGATTTTCTTCCAAACATTGAATACAACGATAATTGGAAGAAAAAGGAAAAATTTACCGAAAATTCAAAGGTTGTATCACGATTTAATGATTTTGCTATTAATCATAATATTTTAGTATTATTAATATCTGAACCTGATGAATCATTAAACTTATACTTTAAAGAGGTACTTAAGACCTTATGTTAGGAGCAATTTCATACACTGGAAATAAGCAGAAGTTAATTAAAGATTTGCTTCAGCTGTTTCCAGAGTATACACGATTTGTTGATTTATTTTGTGGTGGTCTGTCAGTATCGCTGAATGTTCCTGGACCTGTGCTAAGTAATGATATTCAGTCTGAAATAATTGACATGTATGTTAAAATGAAATCCTGTTCTTGGGATGACGTTATGAATATCATTACCGAAAGAAATCTAGGTAAACATCCGGAACACGAGCAAGCATACTATAAATTGCGTGATGAATACAATTCAACGCATGACCCACTATTGCTGTTAGTATTACAATACTACAGCTTTAGCAATATGATACGTATATCTAATGGAAGATTTACTGCTCCATTTGGCCGTCGCGAAGTCAATAAAAATAGTAAAAAGAAGTTTTTGCATTTCATAGAAAACTCAGATAAAATTGAGTTCAGTAGTAAGCACTTTACTGATGTTGAATTAAAGGACGGAGATTTTGTCTATGCTGACCCTCCGTATTTGATTACTGTAGCAGATTACAATAAATTCTGGTCTGAAGAAGAAGAGCAGAAGTTATATGACTTTCTTGATGACTGCCACGCCAAAGGCCTAAAGTTTGGAATGAGCAATGTGTTCGAGCATCAAGGAAAAACTAATACTATGTTAAAGAAATGGGCATCTAAGTATAATGTTCATTTTTTGGACAAAAAATACACATTCAACTCATACCAGATAAAGGGCAAAGGAAGTACAGTAGAAGTATTCATCACAAATTTTAAAAAGTAGTTTACTTTCCTGTTCTTTGGTGATACTATAATCTTGTTAGCTAAACTGGAGAACAAAATGAAAAAGTTACTTACGATTTTGAAGAACACCTTTGTAGTATTCTGCCTTATCGTTACTTTCATTGGTGTTTTCGCATGGGATTTAGTTAACGTTTGGATTAATGCTTTCATCTGAGGAAAATATAATGATTCATACTGGCTTTGACCGCCGCTTTAATCTAATGAGAACTGTTGTTCTGTCTTTTATCGTTGCGGTAGCGTTGGGAATTGTTGCTATATTCGGGTTCGGAATTTATTTTGCTATTCAAGCGGTTGATATTATTCAGACCGATGGCCTTAAATCTTTAGTAGAAACCGTATGGGAAGGTCAAAAATGAAACGACACATTGTGTATCGTCTGTTGACTTCAGGTCTTCTTGTATTTTGGGTTGGTATCGTGACAGCGGTAGTAGTATTTTGGTAATAAGAGGGGCTTCGGCCCCTCATCGGAGAATAAACTTTAATCAACTGAGGAAATTAACATGCGTAATATTATGACTTTTGCTGATCTCGATAAAGCTGGTGCAGAACTAATCGGTTCTATTCGTAACGGTGATTGGGCTGCAGGTGCTCCATCTCGCGAAATTACTGAGCGCGAAGGATTTTATTTTTGATGTTCAATGATGGCAAAGCAGGTTATATCGGTGCATCTGCTCGTTTCTTTGTAGCTAAACAACGTTCAAAAGCAGGGTTTGAGAGTGTTCTTTCTCATATCCGTTCTGGACGTTCTCAGTTGGGTCGTACCCTTCGTTCAAACTGTGTAACATACGGTGTGTTTTGGATTCCTGCTAATAAAATGAAACCGCTCACCACCGGTTATGGCAAAAGTCAACTTGCACTGGCGTTTACTCGTCAGCATTCAAGTGACGCGCAGACCTACTCTGAGCTGAATCGTATTCTGAATGATAACTTCATCTTTACTTTGCAGAAATACTAATGAGAACCTTCTTCGTGATGGGCTATGTGTTTCTGATGGCCCTAATGATTTGCTCAGGAACATTCATGTGGTATGGCCTCGTGCCTACCACTAAAGTAATTGGAAGCATTGCGTTCACTGCAGCATTTATTATGTTTGAGCGCATTTGTAAAATTGTAGGAGTTTACAAATGATTAAGAAACTCCTAATTGTGGCAGCTATTGCTGCCGCCTTTCTATTAGTTATGTACTATGGAATGATCTACGGAATGATTTATATTGTGCTTTTCATTTCCGATGTTATAGTACAAATCGGCTCACTAATCTGGTAGGTACAATGGATATTTTTGACACTCTATTAAAACAAGCAGGTTCTATCGATGATTTGGCTAAAGCGTCAAATCTTCGTCATCGCGATTTGAAATCTATCATTGATAATGAAGCAAAAGAGTATGCGATTTACACTGTAGAAAACCGTGCTATTCCGAACTTGATTGATGGGTTTAAACCTGTACAGCGGTTTGTTATTGCTCGCGCTCTTGATTTAGCTCGAGGTAATAAAGAAAAATTCCATAAGCTTGCGTCTGTCGCCGGTGGTGTAGCTGATTTAGGATATCATCATGGTGAAACGTCTGCCCAAGATGCTGGTGCACTGATGGCAAACACATGGAATAACAACTATCCTCTATTAGATGGACAAGGTAACTTCGGTTCTCGTTTGGTTCAATCTGCTGCGGCAAGTCGTTATATTTTCTGCCGGATTTCTGACAACTTCCGTAAAATCTACAAAGATACAGAAATCGCTCCAGCACATAAAGATAAAGAACACGTTCCGCCTGCGTATTATCTGCCGGTAATTCCGACTGTTCTTCTGAATGGCGTTCGTGGTATTGCAACAGGATATTCAACTTCTATTCTTCCGCATAGCTTTGAATCTGTTTTAGAATGTACTAAAGCAGCTCTTCGTGGCGAAGTTATGGAACCTGAGGTTCAGTTCCCTAAATTTAACGGAAAAATTGTTCAAACTGAAGACGGTTCTGTTGAACTGCACGGCGTGTATAAAGAAACTTCACGGAACTCGATCTATATAAGCGAAATTCCATACAAGTTTGAACGTGCTTCTTATGTAGAGAAAGTACTCGATCCTCTGGAAGATGCAGGATACATCACTTATGATGATGACTGTTCTAAGACTGGTTTTGGCTTCAAGGTTAAATTCCGTAAAGATTATGCTTTAAGTGAAGACCCTGAGCAGCGTCATGCTAAAATCATGAAGGATTTTAAACTCATTGAGAAAATGAGCCAGTACATCGTGGTAATTGACGAGAATGGCAAACTGAACGATAAGTTCAAAACTTCAGGTGAGCTGATTCGTCATTTTGTAGAAGTCCGTAAGACATTCACCGCCAAACGAATCGAGCATAAAATCGCTGAAACTAAGCAGGCATTTAATCTTGCTCAGGCAAAAGCTCAATTTATCAAAGAGGTTATCGCAGGTAACATCGTTATCCAAGGCAAAACTCGTAAGCAGTTGACTAAAGAAATTGAACAGAATGAACTATTCAAAGAACATTCTGAAAAACTTGTTTCAATGAACATCTATCACATCACTGATGATGAAGCGAAGAAACTTGCTCAGGAAGCAAAACGTCTTGCGCAAGAGGTTAAGTACTGGGAAAAGACGACTCCTGAGGCTGAGTATCTGAAAGACCTGGAAGAACTATGATAGAATTTTATTTAATTATAGGTTCTATAATTGCAGTATTAGGTCTAGTTTTATTGCTCCTCAGTTAATCTAGGGAACCTGGAGGTCATCTCCAGGTCCTTCCATATAAATCTATATCCCTCCAAAATCCCTCCTTAGAATGCCCCAAATTATTTTCACAAAGTTGTTTACATGCTTACTCGGTTGTGGTATTATAGCAATATCAAAACAACACGGAGTAAAACAAAATGATTACATCATTAAAATCTGATATCAAAAACATTCTTTATATTTCTACTCAAGCTGATGGCACTCGACTGAGCCACTATGTCAAAGGTAACATTGTGGTGCTTGATGTGTTCGAAGTTAATCGCGAGTATCCTATGCGCCAGGTAATTCAAGCGAGTAACTATGAAGACGGTGAAGAGTATCAAGTCGTTCTTTGTGTATATGATGATTTCTGGGTGCTTAAACTTGAGAATGGCGATAAGTTCTTGATCTTTAACGTATAACATTTTTACTGCTCTTTGAAGAAAATTTTTCAGAGAGCAGAATAATGGTTTACAAGCTGGTTAGCAGATGATATTATAGTCTCATACCAAACAAATTGAATAAAACATCATGGAGAATCACAATGTCTAAAGTAACTTACATCATCAAAGCTTCCGAAGATGCTCTGAACGAGAAAACTGCTGCTATCCTGGTTCAGGTGGCTAAAAAAGATTTCATCACTTCTGCTGAACTGCGTGAAATCCTTGAAGAAACCATGAACGCAGGTTCTGTTAACTCAAACATCGGTGTTCTGATTAAGAAAGGTCTCATCGAGAAATCTGGTGACGGTTTAATCATCACCGGTGAAGCACAGGACATCATCTCTAAAGCGGCAGTTATCTATGCAGAAGAGAACAAGCCTGAACTTCTGAAGAAACGCAATACTCGTAAAGCTCGTCCTCTGACTGAAGATATGAATGAGCACAAAGACCTGATGATGAAACTTCTCGGTGAGATGGAAGATATCTTACCTCTGAAAGAACTTACTGTTTACCGTAGTAACTATATCGCAGTTCTGGAAAAACGCACCTTCGGTATTCGTAGTCTTGAAGTTAACAACAAAGGTACTTTCCGCATCTTCGGTTACAAGATTTCTGAAGAGCATCAGAAACACTTCACTGACCTCGGAATGTCTTGCCGTGTAGCTGCAACAGGCAATACTTACTTAGATATCGCTCGTACTGCTGAAAACATTGAAACCATCATCCGCTCTATTAAGGAACTGTAATGAACAAGTTTAAAGTATTGAATGAACTTCAGCGTTGTGTAGAAAAAGTTAACTTGAATGCTAATATCCCAACTGATTGTTGGGATGTATGGTTCCGTGGGCACTTTATCGGATACATTGATAAGAAATTCACAAAATGCTATGCTATCTACAATGCAGATGGTAAACATATCATGGATGTAGATAACTACCAAAAGGCCCTTGCTAAATTTGTTCCAATGGCGGAAGCTGTTAACTCAATGGAATGGTTAGAGAAAATGCAGGGTGAACCTGTTATTCGTCAGATTGGTATTCGTGAAAAGAAAAGTTTATGGCAGAAAATTAAAGGATTCTTTAAATGACTGAACAAGAAATTAATGATTTGATTATGAATCTTGTGAAAGATATTAATACCCGGGCTCTTCACAAATACCAAAATGGCGAAGCGTGGACAATTGCAGACTGTAAGAAAGGTGCAGACCATGGCCGTGAAGTTATTAAAACTTTTAACGAGAAGTTGGTCAAATGCGTAATGTAAATAGCGAAATTCCAGAAATCTGCTTTAAAGTAGCTGATTGGTGGGATGGACGATTACTTCAACGTCGTATAGTTTGTGCAGCAAATCGTTTTGAACTGAAAACTGGTGGAACAATTGTAGTTCCAGGCACTCGCCACTATTCTGTTGATATGGCTAACGTTTTAGATATGTTCCGTGACAAATTGGTTTCTGATCATGTCCATGGAGACAATCAAGGATTTGTTGACCAATGGGGCGAGTACTTCACACGTGAAGAAGCATTAATCATCGCTACACATGCAGGTCAAGTTAATACAGTTCGTCCTAAATCAGGACCCGCCAATGAATTATTCTCGGAGGATTTATACTAATGATTAGTACATTAAAGAATAACATTATACTTTTAAAAATTCAACGTAAATCTCTTCAGCGCTCATTAGAAATGATGGACGATAATTGGGGTACATATACCAATGAAGCCGGGTTTAAAATGGCAGACAGCAAATTCATGAAAACTCTCATGGATAAAGAATACATCTGCCCGTTTAGCCATCCATTTAATGGCGGTGCTAAACCATTTCTTGCTGAAATGTACAAAATAATGACAGAAGAAATGATTAAAGATATTGACTATTACATCAAGGAACTTGAATGTAAGGAAGATAAAGTGTGAGAACAATAAGCGCCAAGGCAGATTACTTCAATAGCTTAAATCGTTCAGAAAAGGCTCAAATTAAACGGTTTATCTTGGAATTGGGATATGTGCATGCCGGAGATTTAAAAGCACATATCCAAGAATGTGGTATTGCTAAGCGTTTTGATATTACACGCACCTGCTTAAATGAGGTAATTGCACATGTACAACCCAGTAGCGAAGAATGACTTTAACAAAGGAGGCGCGCATAAAGATAAAAAGCGTGCTGCCAAAGAATCAAAACGTAAGCAAAAACATAAAGGTAAAGACAATGCGCATTCTGAATAATTCCAAATGTACTACTTTAACTATTATTTGTGATGACCTAGAAGCTCTCCATAAGAAATTAGGGGACCATTCTGGATTAGTAGCAGATATCCATTCTGAACTAATGGAAGACCTCCAGAATGTTGGATATGGAGACTGGATGGTACATGATTGGAATAATGGTACCTTTACTGTAGCTATTATCGCTAACGTTGAACCTGAAGAAGTTCTTGAACAATTTCAGAAATGCGTTGATGCTTATGATATTGGAGATTATCTATGAATACTGAAACTTTACGCAGAGAAGATGAAGCCAGGGCATATCATAAACGCGTTGAATTGCTTTCAGCAATTAAAGTAGAATATACTTTACATGTTAGACTTAAAGTTCTTAACTCTTGGGCTAATGACTTAGAAGTAAAACATTTAGAGCAAGCAGTAATGTTTACGTTTACTCAGGAAACTTCTAAACCGTTTAGTCTATCAGCAGATTTCCACACGTATGGAATTATTACTATTAAAGCAAAGGATAGTGGTGACATTATAAGTGGAGTTGAGTATATCGAAAGCATTTTAGGTAATCGCGGAGAGGTAGTTTTAGCATGAGTCATAACTTAGAATCTGTCGTTGAATCACAAAGATATCTCGAAGCGTTAATGAATAAAATCGCGCTTGGAAGTCTGATTGACTTGTCTTTTCAGGAGGCAATTGACGTATGTCACTGGATGAATCGTAGGGTTCGTCCAATTGGAAAGGAATGGTATTTAACGGCTAAAGTAAAAGATGGTCGCTACGGGCTCTGGATGTCCTCTGGTGCTGAGTATATCACTACCAAGGAAGATTTGAATTCTCGTTGGGAACTGGCATAAACTGGTTTACAACGCGGTATCAAGATGATACTATAATCACATAATCCATTATGTTGTAGGAAAAATAATGACTAAGTTTGAAATTGTCCAAGAAATTGTTACCGTTGCTTCTATTCTGACTAAGTTCAATGCTGAACATATCATGGAGAAGCGAGATGAATTTATTGCGTTCTTGAATGAAATTGGAATCAAGAACGAGCAGGGGCGTCAGTTAAATCAGAGCAACTTTCGTAAAATGGTTTCTGAGTTAACTGACGAAGAGAAGAGAATTCTCGTTGAAGAATACAACGAGGGATTTGAGTCTATCTATCGAACGATGGCTATGCATAGTAATAAGTAATCACTTAGCTCTTCCAAGAGCTCTAACCGCCTGACCACATATCGATGTTAGTCTTTCGTTAGATAATGCAGGTTTGGAATTGTACCAGTACATTTCAACAGTTCCAGCATAAACATTGTCTAAATTGAAATACGGACAGCTAAACATGTACGATATTTCAGGCGGTTTTCTTTTGTTGGTAAGAAAACGAATTCCTTATCCGTCCAAAAATATCTACCCGATAAATGCGTACTGTATTCAGCAGACGTTTTGTCGATTGGATATCCTCCCAGGTTTTTAGAATCTACCGTGCTAGGTAAAGTCCCCTCATAAGCAATTAAGTCTACGAAGTAGTTCAGTTTTTAGGTCTGAACGTAAAGACCGCAGAAAAATCTGCACCGCTTGAGATATGTACTATCTGGAGTTGTTCGAGTGCTGTGTTATCAAATCGGGCATCCCTGTCCTTTTGAACCAGTTTATCATACTTATCATAAGTGCTATCGACGTAAGCAGTAATAAGACTATCTGACTTATAACCAGCAAACGCCAACAATGCTAAAAGTACGACAACAAAAACACGGGAAAAGAGAACTCTTCCCGTGGCTCCATCTTTGAATAATAGCTCGAGCAACCCAAGAAACATATCAAAAAATGGTATTGATTGTTTGCTTGCCATATTGCTCTCCTTACAGAGCTATTTATTG